TGGTTATATGTCCTTTTATTGTTTTAGAGATAGTGCAAAGTAGTATATAATTACCAATGGAATTATTCGTGGAGAAACGACGCCGTGGGAGTGGCGTTGATAAGCGACAACAGCAGCTTCGTTATTTCAGGTATTGAGATTAAGAATCGAAGCTGGTCTAATACGACTGGATTGATCCAAGGAGTGACTACAATAACATCAAGTAATGAAGCCAAAAAAGATTTTAATGGATTTCAAAACACACAAAGTATTGCGGAATATACGCATGCTAGTGCCGCTTATGAATGTACTGTTACTCAATTCAAGAACGGGCAAATGGGATATCTAGCATCAGTGGGAGAATGGATGGAGATCATAAATAATTTAGATGAGATTAACAGATGCATGTCTCTTATCGATGGATTAGATATAGACGAAGGCGCTACAAGTTATTGGAATAGCACTCAATATAATTATGAGAAAGCATGGTTAGTGACTTATAACGGGAATGAGTTTTATCCAAATGATGAGAGAAAGGGCGTTTCCTTCTATGCTATTAGAGTAATATCACAATTAATATAAAAAACAATTATGACAAAGAAACAGTTAAGAATCCCATTTAAAGATGGGAAACCATGTAAGTGGGTTAAAGATGATCATGACGAGGAACGTGATAATTATGAGTTCGAGGAATGCCTTGAGATACACGGATTCGTTCGTGGACGCTCTTCGGCTGTAATGATATTAAGACCGGCGAATGATCATGGGGAGGATTTTAATTATGCCAAAAGTGTCTATTACCAAGTATTCTTGACAGACAGTAAGGAAGTAATACAGAACATGATGCATGGAATCATATATGGTAAATGGACGTTTGTTAAGAGAGGCGAAAATTTTGGTATAAAATTGGTTAAGGTCTTACCTAAGATACATAAAATCTCCCTTGATATGATCGCAAAGGATATTTTTAGGCCTGAGAATAAATAAACAATATGAAAGTATTATCATTATTTGACGGAATATCATGTGGGTATCTAGCGTTACAAAGAGCCGGCATACCTATAGATGCTTATTACGCCTCGGAGATAGACAATACATGCATAAAGGTGAGCCAGAAGCATTTCCCTGATATTATCCGGTTAGGAGATGTCAATAACTGGAGAACATGGGATATCCCTTGGAAAGACATAGATCTGGTCATGGGAGGGTTCTGTTGCCAGAGTTTCTCTAGCTCAGGTAAGGGTAAGGGATTCATGGACGCAAGGGGGAGACTTTTCTTTTGCTTCTCGGACATCGTAAGGCATTTAAAGAAGGAGACCAAAGGTAAGATCCTGTTCTTGGGCGAGAACGTCCGGATGTGGGACGAGCATCGCCGAGTGATAACGGAGGAGCTGGGCGTAGAGCCGGTGGAGATCGATAGCGCCTTGGTATCGGCGCAGACCCGGCATCGTCTTTATTGGTGTAATTGGCCAGTAGAAATGCCGAAAGACAAACATATATCGTTAGATGATGTTTTAGAGAATGATAAAGGATGGAAATCTGGGACCATAAGAGGACGTTATATATCAACTATCGTTGGTCGAAGAATAGATAGCAACGGACACCGAAAGGACTATGACAAGAACGTGAAAATCATACAATGTCTGGAAGTAAGAAAAGACAAGAATACTACCTCTATTAAGAAAAGTAATTGCCTTACAACAGTCATGAAAGATAACGTGATATCATCATTACCGCCCGGAAGATATCTGAACGCCTTTGACCTGAAAGATAAGTTCAGATACCTGACTCCTGTGGAGATGTGTAGGCTACAGACATTGCCGGATGATTACCTTGATGGGATAGCCCCGAATACGGCCATGTCTTTAGCGGGAAACGGATGGACAGTGGATGTGATAGCCCATCTGCTAAGAGGTATAGAGCGTAGGTAAAATTTAAAACACAATTACAACGATATGATTATAAACAAGACATGGTCGATGCCGAATAAAGAGACATTCAGCATAAAACCGATAAGAGAACTTATAGATAGATATAAAAAAGACGGAATGGTTATAGTAGATCCATTCGCCAGAAACAGCGATATAGGGACGATAACCAACGATCTTGATCCTGAGACTAAGGCTATGTATCATAAAGACGCCACGGACTTCTTGTGTCATCTTGATGATAATATAGCTGATATGGTATTATATGATCCACCATATTCTGCGAGACAGGTATCTGAGTCGTATAAAAGACTTGGAGGATCTGTTAATATGCAAACAACGCAATCTAGTTATTGGGCTAGGCAGAAGAATGAAATAGCTAGGATCACCAAGAAGGACGGGGTGGTCATTACCTGTGCATGGAACTCCGGCGGTATAGGGGCAGGGCTTGGCTTCGAGCAGCAGGAGATTCTTCTCGTGGCTCATGGGGGATGGCATAATGATACGATTGTTACTGTAGAGAAAAAGATCAAGGGTTAGATGAAAGAAAGGATATTCACCACAAAAGAACAGGGGAGAGTGCTGGTTGAGACCGGCCTCCCTATCTCCACCGCCATCGGATTCAGAGACAAGTACCTTGACTCATTGCATTCTATGGAGGATGACGCTGGTCGTATAGGACTGATCGAGGCCGTTACCCCGGATATATCCGACCCGGTTTGGGATGTAGGTACGTTAATGAATTTGCTTCCATTCGTATCAGTTCTTGTAGAAACAGAACAGTGTTACAAACAGGAAACTAGCAAAACAGTCGGAGTTGATTTAGGGATTAAGACATTAGCTACATTATCTGATGGGATTGCTGTTGAGAATCCCCATTTTCTTTGTGAGAACCAAGCGAAGTTAAAAAGGATGCAACGGCATTTATCAAGAAAGAAATTAGGAAGTAATCGAAGAAACAAATGCAGGCTAAAAGTATCAAGACTTCATCGTGATATAGCCAACAAGCGTTCATGGTACATGCATAATTTGACCACGATGCTGGTAAATAATTACGATGTTATCTGTATTGAGAATCTAAATGCTTCCGGTATGCTACAGAATCACAAACTTGCCGGTTCTGTATATGATGCTTCTTTCTCGATGTTCCGTAACCAACTTGAATACAAGTGTAGGTGGTATGGTAAAGAACTGATTGTTATAGATCGTTTTTACCCATCCTCGAAAACCTGTTCAAGATGTGGCTGGAAGAATAAAGATCTGAAATTATCGGATCGAACATTTGTCTGCAAAGATTGCGGCATGGAGATCGACAGGGATCTCAACGCCGCGATAAACATACAAGCCGTAGGAGTTGATGCGGCTATACGGACGCAGAGCAGCCGGGTTGCCAGTTGTGTTGAAGCGTCTAAAATGGAGTAGAATATCTTAATTATTTCTATGATTTTCTATGAAATTTACAACTATGGAGTGCGATGTTGAATACAAGACATCCCCTCCAGATGAGTACGAATACGTATATCCGCGAGAATTAGAAGGGATATATTTATATTTAAGCATGATTAATATTATTTTAATATTATTCATGCTTTTATTTTTGTTTAAATCCTATCTTTGTATAAGTATTAAAAAACAGATTTTTATGAACAAATTGATCTTGAACGATATCCAAGACCTATGGAGGTGGAGGGGGAAGATAAACATTGATGACTTCAAAGAGGATCCTATGGCTGAGGATATGCCATTATATTTCCCGTGTGCCGTCGTATGGCATGTGGATTATGGTGAGCATGACGCTGATAATTATGTATGTTATGGATTTGTTTATGTAGAAGAAATATTAGGGATATGAATATTAAAAAACAGATAATTCTTGACGATAAAGACTATGAGCGATTAGTGCACGATGCTAATCTCAGTAATGATGAGATAAAAAGCAAAATCGCCAGCGCTCTAACCACCGATATAGTGGTTAGTTTCGATTTCGATGTAAATAAAAAGGTTACGGGGAATATAAGGATCGAAAGCGCCACCTATAATCTAGGATATAATGAATATGATAATATCGTAAGGGCTAGAGACGAGAATATTCACCATGCTGTTTATACAGCTATATATGATTATCTTGAGAAAATAAAGAGAGATAATAATGAGCTAAGCGCAAAAGATTGGATATTATTCACATCTATAATCTTATATATTTTCGCAATGGGATTTGCAGGTGGATGGTTGGTATTTAGTTGATTAAATCATGGATAATTTAAAAGACATACAAAATATAACCGGTCTTACGTCAGAAGCTATATTCAATATACGTAAACCTGTTGATTATATGTGTAGTGATATAGATAGTCATATAAAAGATATCGAGACACAATGTGATTATATTATGGATAGGGATGAGGGAGATGTTATATACTATTCAAAATCAATTAAATCAGATGTAGATTCTTATTTCAAGGATATACGATCAAAAGTTGAGAATCTTCTTGATTGGGGAGAACAGTGGAAAGTACTGGCTAAAGATCTGTTTGATGAGTTGATGAAAGTGAATAGCAATAAGGCCATAGACAGCTATCTATCTTATGAGGCATTGGAGAAGATTAAGGAACATTTTAAAAATCAATAAATATGAGCAAGCTGTTATTTTTTGACTTAGAGACAACCGGGGTCAAATTTTGGAGAAACGGGATACACCAAATAGGAGGGATCGTGGATATCGACGGGCAGGAGGCCGAGAGGTTCGACATCCGCCTAGCCCCGAACCCGGCCGCCACGATAGAGCAGGAGGCGCTGGACGTGGCCGGCGTTACCTTGGAGCAAGTGCAGTCGTATCAGCCTATGGAAGATGGATACAGACAGCTCGTTAGTATATTATCCAAATACGTGGATAAGTTCGACAAGAGGGATAAAATGTATTTAGTGGGGTATAACAACGCTGGATTCGATAACAGCTTCCTACGGGCTTTATTCCAGCAATGTGGGGATAAGTATTTCGGATCATGGTTCTATCCTAACTGTATGGATGTATATGTTATGGTGACACCGTTCCTGATGGGTGCAAGAAACGATATGGAGAACTTTAAGTTGATGACCGTAGCCAAAACCATGGGCATTGAGATCGACGAGAATAAGCTCCATGACGCTACTTATGATATTGAGCTGACTAGGGATATTTTCTATCGTATAATTGGCAAAATGGACATTAAGCTATGAGGGACATTTTAGAGGCGATGCATGATTATCCGGATGAGGCGCTTGGGTTGTGTTTCTTTTTGATAGTGGTTATCTGGTTATTGTCAGGTATATTTGAGAAAAAAAATGAATGATAAACTCGATGAGATACTTGATCTCCTAAGATCTCAAAATGAGATGATTAAGGATATCCACGATTATGTGAAAGAAATTACCAGCGAGAAGTATATAGGAGAATCCAGAATGACAAGCTTCTCTATTAACTTGGCCGCTGATATACTTACCGAGGCTATCAGTCCTAAGATAAAGGGGATGATGGTGGATCTATTAAAGAAACAAGGGTGGAAAACTGAGTGAAATATGGGGACTTATGAGAGAAAAGTAAATCAATTAAAGGATTTGATGAGAAGGAAGTACAAATCAGCTTACGACAAGTCAAAGGGAATAGATATAGATATAAGCTCGATAATGTATCTCCCGGTACCAAATGAATTTAATGATATGGATATTGAGAATATGTATGTTATTCTCGATAAGATTAAAGATATTATAGATAACAACAGGGATAAGCTTAAGAATCCGACTTGCGGCACTTGCGTACATCTGCATGATAATGAATGGGCGAAAAGATATGGCAAGGTATGTTGTTCTATTTGGCAGGTGTGTGACCATTATATAAACCCTAACAGGAAACATAATAGGAAACAAACAACATACGTAAGGCGTCCAAGCAACAAAGCTTGTCCTAATTATGAGTATGGTGATGATAATTTTGAAAACAGAAGAAGATGTATAAAAGAAAAGAATACCCGATAAAGAGCTATGTGCCGATGCTCACCAACAAGGATAGGACGTGTATCTGCTGTGGCGATACGATCCCAGCCGGCAGCAGCAGGATGATACCTAGACACGCCAAGGCAAATCATAGTTTATGTTTCTCGTGCTTCAGGAAATGGAGAGATACGGGAGGAGATCTTAAGCTTATGGACAACCCCGGAGATGCGAAGAAAGAATATGTCATACATATGTCTAATATCATGAAAGGGAATTGTGATATAATAAAAGGTCGAAAGCTTTACGTGGCTTTTAAAAAGGCGATAAACGGCGGAAAGAAGATCGTTATCAAATTTGACACTGATCAACCGATATCTATGTCAACAAGAGTCATGAATCCTTCATTCGGAGAGATTATGGATGAGTACGGCAAGGACATATTCCAGGGTAATCTCAAACTGGTAGATGTACCAAAAGGAGTTAAAGATTTGATAGTTAACTATATAGAAAAATATAGCAAGTTATGAACCTAAAGACTTTCATATTTATGATGCTGACGTTCAGGGAAATATATCAAATCCCAAGGAACATACAAACATATTTGAGTATAATGATGTGGGTGTTGATAGCATGGATGATCTATAGCTTAGTGATATTGATATGCGCGTTGATAAGATAATTGACTTGGTCATAATCTCCCATAGGGATACATGCCCGTTCTTGTCAAGGGACGGAGATAAGATGTGTAAGCATCTAAAGTATTGTGATATGGATTGTGATTACATGAGTAGTTTTATCGAGAAAATTAATAACATGAAATATGAGAATAGGTGATGTAATATATGATAATGATACCGTATTGATAGCATCAGCGAGTTTCAATAAAGAAGAACCATGCAAAGAGTGCTTCTTTTATGACGGGCATGAATGTCAATCAAATCGTTATATAGAATGCTGGGATAAGAGCATCAATAAAGATCTTATTATGATACCATTTGAAAATAATAAGGTACAGGATAGTAAGATGATGGATCATTCATCTAAAACAGTGACAAGCAAAACAGGTAAGGATCTTTTATCAGCCTTAAGTAGACTATCGTCAATTACCGGTGATGAGACTAATGATATGGCAGATACAGCATCACGAACTTTATTCAGCTCATTAAGCATGCTGGATATTAATAAAAAATTTTTGAGTCTAGGTATAAGACTAGGAGTTAAAGGAGCTGCGATAAGCATACATAGATCATTATCATCTAATGATGATGTTAGCATTAAGGACGTTATAAAAGAGATTATAAATAGCATAGAATATGATGAAGATTAAAATAGGTATTATCATCATCCTATCTCTTATCATGATAGGATGTAAAGATAAAAAAGAAGAAGATGTTGATTATTATCCTAAAACTGTTTATGTAGATGATAGGGGTAATAAAGTAACCATGTTGAATGATTCTATTTTAATAGTATGCACATGCCTAGAGTATCCAGAGAAGTATAAAATGGAAGTAATTAATATAAAGAACAAATAGATGGTTATAAACAATAAACAACTTTACAAAATAACCTTAACAAGGGAGCAACTGATGTTGATCTCACAATGCGTGGAAGACATCAGTAGATTTGCGGCGGGTGACATGGATCTACAGCATACAACAGATACGTTGATAGATGATATGGATAGGACGGAATCGCTGGGGATAAGAAGCTTTATAGTCAATAACTCACGAGCGATAAGAAGAAGGTTGTTCCCAGATCTTGAGGATTTTGAGCATATAGGGTACGATGGAGGCAGTAAGGATAAGATAAATAGGAAGAGACTTATCGGCAACACCTACCAAATATATAGGTCGATATTACATCAGTTGGCCATTGACGAGGACTGGAATAATGTGTATAGTGATATCACGTTACCTTCAGGTGATATGGGGACGATTAAGGTGGAGAGGATTGACGATGATAAGAAGGATAATGATATTAAATAATTTACTATGAGCTTATTTGTATGCGCTAAATGCGGTTGCGTTGATAATACCGCTACGTCTAGTTACTGGATGTTGACAAACGAGTATATGGTGGACAAATTCGACTATGCCAAGGAACTACAGCCGTACAAGGGCATGGGGCTGTGCAGCGAATGCGGGAGGCTGGCTACCAGCCCAGACGGACGTGATGTCGTGGTGCCCGGTAAATGGCACGGGAAGTTCCCGAAGAAGAAAGCTACTGAAGAGGAATTAAAACGTGTAGGATATAAAAATCTGATAAGATGAATAAGATAAATAAGGTAAGAAAAGGAGAAGTTAGAATATACAAAGGAATGACATACGTGGCTGTCCCGGAGATAAAAGAAGATCATTGTACAGGATGCTGTTTTTATAACGAGGGAAGCTGTTTAATACGTGACCCGGATCATGTCGATTTTCCTGATTGCCATGATAGCGGTATGATCTGGATGCAAAAAGAAATTAATATAAGCGATATCAAAGAAAAGGCTATCAAATTAGCCATAGATGCCATGAAGCCCATACCGATATGCTCATCACCATGCTACAGTATAAGTGATAACAGATCGCCGGAGGAAAAGCATGAGGAGGAGATGAGGTTTTGTAAGGATCTTAACGACCTTAGATGTGAGATGCTTATTGATATGGCTAAGAAAATAGAAGAGTATTTATTATAAGATATATAATATGAAGAAAATAATAGGAATAGATTTCGATGGGACATGCGTGACAGACTTATACCCTTATGTAGGAGACAATATCGGAGCCGCTAGCGTATTGAGGGAATTGGGCGATAAGAATCTTCTGATATTGTATACGGTAAGAGATGGTAAATATCTACAGGATGCCGTAGACTGGTTTAGATATAATCATATCAATCTGTATTCGGTGAACTACAATCCTGAGCCAGTATCATCATCACCAAAATTGTATTGTGATTATTATATAGATGACAGGAATATCGGCACTCCGCTCACGGATAAAGGATATGTTGATTGGAATAAGATGTTGGTGTTATTAAAACAAAAGAACTTATTATGAAGATAATAAAAATGAATATCAAAAGATATAAGGAGATTATAAGAAAAAAGGATATACTAACACGAGCCTTATCAGAGGCTCGTAAATTAAACAAATCAATAATATGGGAGTAAAATATTTTACTGACGCAGGGATCGAATGTACCCCGGAAGAATGTAAGCTGATTGAATCATTAAATAGATTAGCGAAGAAATGGGAGAAGGACGGCAAACGTCTTTGGTTGTATTCCGCTAGTGGGGTTCTTACCGTCATGATGCATGGTGATAGGGAAGACAATCCTATACCTGAGATGCTTCCTAACGCAGGTACAAATCCAGATAATATTATAACTACAATCTCAGGAATAGGTAATGATGGAGGAGATTGGTAAACAAATTATAATTTATGAAAATAGGAGAACAGACAATAATATTTTTAGCCGTGAACAAGAATGGTGATGAGATTATTCTTGACAACACCCCCGCTCGACAAGGGGAGATATGGACGGATGAGAGATCGACGCATGACGAAGAGTATTTTTCCATCGAGGATCATAATTCGGCGATCGTACTCCCAAAAGGTACTATCCGTAGATTAACAGGTAGGGACTTGAAGTGGGAGGACGATCCTATATCTCTTAAATCTAAATCCGTCATCGATAAATTTCCTCATGCGGACATTGAATTTTATAAACAGAAGATAATAAACTTCGTAGAATGGATATAATGCCTCATTGTCTAAAACCTTAGTTTTATTAACTTTTAAAAATTACAAACATGAAAAAAGAAGAAAAGAAATTTGTAACAGAGTATCAAATCAATGGCAAAAAGTATGCCGGTGAAATATGGGCAACCTCATGGGAAGAAGCTGAATGTTTTATAAAACAAAGAGCTTCTACCGAAAAGGCTGTTGGGTTTATTCCTAAAGATTAATCATCTATACCACATCCAAAAAACAGATATTATGGCTACTAAAAAACAGATATTAGAATCAGATGAATTACTTCAACAAAAAAGAAGAGCTTATTATCTTTCAGATGAAGGATTCGAGGAATATAAAAAGTTCTTGTCAGATCCCGATCAAAAGAAATTCTGTTTCAAGGGATATTATTATGTAGAGGTGAAGGAGCAGGATGATAAAGAGCTATCAGGATTAATGGGACGAGTAGTATACGAATAAGGTAAGGTAATGTATAAGGGCTGATAACAAAAGAAGGATAGGATGATAATCGCCTATCCTTCTCTTACTTTAATCAAATATCTTGCCGCCAAAAGAGATAAAAGACTCTCTTGATTTAGGTATATTCCTGATATTATATAACGTTTTCTCAAATCCCTTCCTAGTCATATAAACCGTATTCCTGATCCCGGTATCCGTATTGTATCTGTAATGTGCGTAACCCTTCTTCATAACATTCTCTGTTAATATCCATTCTCTTTTATTCTTGTAAAAGAAACCTTGCTCTTGTAAAAACTCTCTTAACGATCTTTCCGCTATATCACATCCATGAGACTCAAGTTCTCTCCTAACATCACGAATCAACATATCATCACCTTTGTCATTGGCCATAATAGCTGTTTCAGCAAATCCTACTTTGGGAGCTTGTTCTTTGATAATATTGTCGGATATTCTCTTAGCCTCCTCTACCGCTTTCTTAGCTTCAGCTAACGCCTGCTTTTCTTTCTCGGATACCAACAACGCCTCTAATGCTTCTATGTAATTATGTGGAAGATTCTTTTTTATGGATGCCTCCATTTCGTTAAAAGCATTCATGTACTCCAATTTAAATTTTATAGCTTTGCTACCAGTAAACCCCATGACAAGTATAGTAAATCCATCCCTATTCATCATATCTTTTGGATTTTCTAAATCCACCATTAGGTTGAGGTATGTCATCATAGCATAAACAAAACATTTTATGTAAATCCATTTTTGGATTACATTCAGTATCAATAACATAACTCTTTTCTAACAAATCATCTATAGATCTTATAACTTTGCTATGATCCTTCTCAAATTTAGCAGCTACTCTCAAGCTGTCTGTCAAAACATCATTAGATCCATTAATAAAAACAAGATTATCCATAATATAAAAAAATAGGCTCAAAAGGAAATGCCGGATCTCACCTCGACAAATCCTAATGAGCCAAAAATATCTTACACATTGAATGACCTTGAAGTGAGATCCCGTCATCCATTGTTTCATGATGCGAATATAACCATAATATTTATGCTACAAACATAAATAACAATAATTTATATTTATTTGGTATAATTTAATTTTGGCTATTTGAAGAATCCTAATAAATGCTTACATTTGTATTCATAAAATAATTACCTATTCCCATCCGTCCGGGATGGATAGATGGGAATACAAAAATAGCCAATCAAATTGTCTTAAACAATTGACCGGCTATTTTTTTTGTCATACCATATCAGTTATCTTCCCCTGTCAAAATACCAATTAGCGTCCTCTCCGGACTCATCCTTATTCCTACCACCTAGAAAGAATCCCATCGTCATGCCGTTGGTCATCAACCAGTAGTCGGATGTCTGCTTAATATCCCTAGCCGTCTTGATATTATACCATTGCTTACCAAACGAGAACTTCATGAGCTGTCTCCACAACTTACTCTCGCCCTTGTACACACCGGTCTGGACAGTAGCGAACGGGTCCCAGTTCCGGGGATCGGTGAGATCGCCTAACTTCCGGGCCGTAACCAGCGGATCTTGCAGCATATCTATGGCGTTAAGCTCCATGAACGGGGATGTCTGGGAAGCGATCTCATTGATCGTCCTGAACCCGATATAGGTAATGAACTGCCCGAACCAGCTATCCTCATTATCCTCCCTATATCCCATCAAAGCCCTTCCTATGGCTATCATCGTAGCGAATACCGCCATATTGATAAGCGATCGCTTGATATTGGTCTGCTCATAAGGATTAAGACTATGATATTCTTTCAGCACGTCATGTATTTCCTTCATCCTGCCTTCTGACATCATATTATAGATATCTCCGGCGAATCTCCATAACGTTCTCATATATCCCTCCTCGAACTGGTTGGTCTGGAAGTTAAACCCGGCTTTTTTGTATGCCCGTTGAATGGCAAGTATAAACCATCCACGATGAGGGAGCACCATGTTAAGGATAGCGTTCCGGCTAGCCCCCACCCGGTTCTGTTCGTTAAGGGCGCCGTCGCATATCTGCACCATACTCCTGACCCTGCTGGACAATGTAGGTATGTATCGGTCTATAATATCCTTATTAGCCTCGTTTTTAGCCACGATCTTCCCGTCCTTGACATTTACTAAGTTCCATATGGAATAATCCCTTAAACGCTCCCAATTACGTTTAGCCTCATTAGCGGACATATTCCTGTCCTTCATCATCATCTCCTTGAAATTAGAATATGACCAGAACTGACCCTCATACAGGCGAGTGTCATCCATTACCGAGATAATAACCTGCGGGTCCAAAGGAGAGTTCAAAACCTCCATCATCTTAAATGGCAGATCCCGGAATAAGGTTCTCCAGATCTTGTTATATGCCGCCGATCGTACACGGTTGCGGACATTAAACACACCTAGGGCCTCACCGACAACATATAACTTATTGGTACGATTTATGTCCCCGATCTCAGACACGTACGTGCTTAACTGCTTCTGGGCTTCTCCATAAGCGTATTTCATGGAATCCTTGCTTATATACTGCCCCACCATACCCTCCAAAAGGAAGTTGGCCTGCCCGGTAAGGGCACCGGTAGCCGCGACGAACGGGGAGAAGCCTAGGTTGGATTTGGATACGAATTTGGTAAACATAAGAGCCAGCTTATTAAGATCGACCTTATAATTGCCTATATTCCATTCAGTCCGCTTATTGTTTATCCTAACGTCATAGATACTGGCGTTAACCCAGTCCTGAAACATCCTATAGGCGTGAGTGGCCTCCGGGTTCTTGCCTCCGTCGTATTGTGTCTCAAGCATCATATTCCTATATCCCATGACATCATCCAAGGCCGCCCTCTTATACTTGTAAGCGGTAGCCTGTAAGGATAACATGGAATAGGAGTAGGCGAAGTCATGGGACACGTCGTTGGCGTTCTCCAACTTACTGAGATAGTATTTGGGGATCATACGATATTTGTTATCGTTCTCGTCAAGCCCTCCTAGGTCTTGTCCTTGACCGTGTATAGGATCATCCACCCTCTCGCCAACAATATCACGTACGGCATTGCCGATAGCCGCCTTCGGGTCAACCCCGGCCTGCACCATCCTCTCCACGCCGCCCTTGGATATTTGTGGTATCTGGTAGATATTCCTGAACCGCTCATCATAGTCCTCCATAGCCTTACGGCTTATGTTAAGCAATTCCTTCCTCATCTCCCACTTATCCTTATTGATCGTAGCCTCCTCCCCTTCGTTGGTAATACCGTATTTCTTGAAGAAAGCCTCGTTCTTGTACTTATCGAACCTAGGCGTATGATACCCGTAACCCAGATCAGGATTATAGTTAGGGTTGCGGAAAGAACTCTCGGCGTCGGCCTCATCAAGCCACTGGTTGTTGATCGTCAGGTCGATCATATTAATATCGAACCCGAAACGGGATACGCTCTCTTCCTTGGATATACCATTTTCTATGGCATCAAAGAACTCGGATACCTTATACGTACCGTTATTTATCTTACTGATGAAATCAGAATACCCTTTGGGAGAGTATTTTCTCATATAAGGATACAGTCGGGTTCTGGCGTACTCGACAAGGATTTCATCAGTCTTACCCATCGCTATGTCGTTAGCTAGCTTATTATTGAAGTCAGAACCGTATTTCCTTCTCAAAAACGATACCTCCACGGTCGTCCATGACGGGTTCTTCCTAGATAGCTTAGCGGCCATCCTATCCACCTGACTCCGGGAGCGGGCAGACATATGTTCCTTGGCGAATTTAATCTCATCCATACCCTTGTCGTATGCCATGGCATCCCTTAAAGCGTTACGGTAAGAATCCGTGACTCCACTCTCCACCGTATCAGGCATATCCATCTCAATAGCCTCAGCGGAAGCGGCGGCGTTAATAACACTCTTGGCTTCGGCCAGACGATCGTATAGCTCGTTTATCTTCCTTAATGACGATGATCCACGAAGACGATCGAAATCATACTCGCCATATCTGGTGCTGTCCCGGTACTGAATAAGCAAAGGTCTTAACTGATCGTTGATCTCATTTATTGTTGCCATCGCCTCCTCTGCCTCCTCTATCCTTGACGATGACCCAGATCGCTCCGTGATCTTATCAACCAGATTCTCGTAATAATCACCCTCCTCGGATCCCCACATATCTTTGGAGAAGCCAAGATGACCACCGGCTAGCAGGAACTCGAACGCCGCCTTACCGCCCTCAGACCGCTCTATCCCACGCAGTATCTCCTTAAACTCGGCTGAAGCCTTACGACCCTCGTTGGTATTCCCGAACTCCTCTGCCCATGCCTCGTCCCATGCCTTGATCTCCTCGGACATCATCAACGCCTCGGACCCCTCTTCCTTTGGCGTCCCGTCAGAATACCACTCGCTCTTAGCTATGGCTCTATCGCGTAAGATATCCAAATAAGATCTCCATGCTATAGGATCGGATTGGAATGCCGACCAATCCACTTTCCCGTCTTTCACGAATTTATCCATAGCCACATATCTGCTTCTGCGAATACGGGACATGAAATCGGACGTGGCTTGTGATACCCTACGTCCTAGCCTCTCCTCGACCTTCTTATTGACATTCTCTATCTTATCATAATACGCTTGAACCATGGGCTTCTCACGATTCTCATCCAGCCACCTATTTATCGTATCCAGATATCGTTGCTGGTCCTCGAATGTCATGGCCGAGATATCAAAATTCTGGATACTTGGCTTGAATATATGATTGATCTCCTTTGTAATAGGCTTATCCCCATCATACCCTACGATATCATCACGAGTCTTGACCTTAAGCCCCTTATCAGATAAAAGCATGTCGATAAGTTGCTTCTCGGTCTTACCCGTAACCTTTTTAAGATCATATATATCAATAATAGCTTTCGCCTGCTCTGTCCGATACAGTAAATCGTATTTGGCGAAATCACGGGACGAGTCAAGGTAATCAGAGTTCTTACCGTTTATCTTCTGTATAAGATCCTCATTATCCTTTATCCCCCATCCACGCTCTTTCATCATCTTAGTCATCTTATTGATATTAGCCACACCCTCAACATGAGCGTCGTTATAAGCCTTGGCAAGACGTTGCCCTAACATGCCTAAGATAGCGTTACCACTATGCTCCAGTGTGCCAAAGAATCGGGACATGACATTGATATCCTTATGGATGTTATTTATCAACTTCTTTATCCCATTCCAATATCTTTCCGGGATATTAAACATCCGAAGCTGTCCATCCAGCCAGTCCTCATTACGATCACTTCGAAGGGCGTTTATATCGGACATGGATGTCTCAGCCATACGTAATATATCATCCATATCCTCTACCATACCAACCTTATTGACGCCATAATAATCCGCCGCCTGATTATTGACGAATCCACGAAGATTCCTGATCAAAGGCACTATCTCCCCGTACACGTTATCGATAACCTGTATCGTCTCATAATCAAGTCCCTTGTCGCTCTTACGCAAGCTACTGGCAACAGTGACCAAATACTCCACCTCAGCCTTGGCGGTCGCTATGACACTCTTGGTGGATAGCAGGTTGTTGTTTTTATTAAGCTCACCACCGACTTGTCTCACCTTCTCGCCTATATCACGAAGAAGGGAGATACTCTCACCGATCCTCTGGCTTTGGCTTGACCTCATCCTCTGCAATCTAGTGTATAGCCTTCCCAATGACCTACCGTTCTTGATCAACTTATTAGCCACGTCAACGTCCGATAACGAATACATGAGATGATTGCTATCCTTTAGCAGAAGCACGTCAAAGGCGCTTGGATCATCAGCTAACGCCGACTCCTTTATCCTATCAAGTACCTTATTTAAATCCGATCTTTGGCTGGAGAAGAAATTACGTATAGCTCGTACCATCCTGCCAAACAAGGAGAGCTGGGCGTCCTCAGACGAGGCCAGATCCTCTACCGCCTGTTCCATGCCCGGCACGAACCGCTGGGCCAACGTCTTGCCTAGGATCTCCCGCTTCACCATCCGATCCAACTCCTCTCCTTGGTATTCCTTTCCATACACCTCATAGTAACGACCAGCGAACTGATTCCATAACGACGTACCAACAACAGAATCCAGCACCTCATCAATCTCCTGCTGGTTACGATAAGTATCGATCAAGAAATGAGCCACCTCCTCATTGAGATCCTCTACCGTAGCCCCCTCAGCCAAAGCGATAACCCCATTAGCCATGTCAGACAAGGCCCTAGCCGAAGGATCCACGCCATTACGCATCTTATACTTATCCATATACTCAGACATACCCATCACACGGATGCCTAACGTGGATAAGATATTGGTGATATCAGTCCTATTCTGGAGATCTTCCGCCTTCTCATTCTCGATAACCCCACGGACGTTACTCCCGTACAAAGCGTTATCCTCCATCATCAACGACAAGGCTAGCTCCATGAATCCATCATACTTATTATTAAGCTCCTCGAACTTACCTTGCCTTAACATACCCTTGATCTCCGGTCTGCTTACCGTAACCTTCTCCCCGGACGTAGTGATAAGATCAAGATCATTACTTACCTCCGTATCAAAACCTATAGAACCCAATACGTTCATCTCAGAGGATTGACTTCCAAACCTATTCCTGAGGCTGGATAAGGCATTCATAGCGTTATAGATCTTAAGACCATCAGAATTGCCGGCTCCAGTAAGATAATATCTATCCCCTAGTCTTATACGTTCCCCACTCAACATACCTTTCTTGATAAGGTAATTAATAAACCCTCCACGAGTACTTATATCTGAGTTTGAGCTAATACCAAGGACCGGGATAAATGACTCACTGTTATTGAGGGTTATGGAGGAAGAGCCAAAGGAGATGTCAGCCGTGCCGGACGGGACGTCGCTCTCCTCGACACTGCCGGCCAAGAACCCGGCCTCGACCCGCCCACCGGACGATCCTTTTATGGCGTTGGCGTAAGAGTCGTGTATCTTGCCGTCATCCGATCTAAAGAACAGGCGAGGCTCACCGGAATCATATACCAATCTTGAAGATGGGGGCGTATAATCTTCAATATCATTTAACGGCAAGACATTACCAGAAAATATGATCTCCCCATCTATATTTCCGCCCTTCACCCTGATATTAGGTCGTTGACCGGTAAAAGCGCTTTCCACGGCCTTCCATAACATACGGGCTGTCTCCCTAATATCTATATTCTCCCTGATAGCCCTTATATCATCCCATGACGCCTCTTTCAGTATCGTATCGCCAACATTATTCTCGTTTATGGAATCCAGATCCACCTCCTGTACCGTGGATGTATCTACCACAGCCATATCATTGACATCACCTACCTCTCCGGAGGTAAGATAAGCCACGACATTGTCGCTATTCCCAAGGCTTCTGGCCAACGCTGGGGCATCCATGTCGCTTATGGCGGACAGGACCTTGGCTGACATAAGTTGCCCCCACTCGCTGGCGCTAAGTCTGGCGCTTATGGATCTGGCCGCCTCCTTATTCCTTGGAACGGATCTCGTCCAGTCTCCGAACTTAGACCTGAACTTATCGTTATAAATAGTCATATAAGCTTCAGCGGCCTTATTAAGGTCACTTACGGCGGCTATACCCGCTATCTTATCGAACAAGGTAGATACCTCTCCGGAAGGAGTCAAGACACGGATTATCTTACCCTTACTATTTCTTTTAATTACGCAACTTGACATAACTTCATGTTTTTGACAAAGATAAACAAAAAGCCCCCACAAATAAGCGGAGGCTGATATTCTTATATTCCTTATATAATTTACGACTTAATCCGTATTCTTGCTATTGATGAACTTACTAACGCAATCACCAGCAAAGCCGGCTATATACGCCGCATGCTCATCCTCTCCAACCTTAAATCCAAGCGACATATTACAGAACTGGTACACGCTCATGGCTATATGGAACGACTCATGACATATATTTCTCATCATTATATCATCGTCGCTTGAAAAATTCCAAAGTATGGCGAATTTACCATCATCGTCCCTATCCCTTACCAGATTCACGAAAGACGCTTCCTTATCCATATCATCCTTATCACCCCATTCTCCCTTATGATCCGGCTCCATATTCTCGAAACGGTTACATAACGTCTCGTAATCCAATCCTACCGTGATAATCAACTTTAATGGATATACCACGAAATCAAATTCCTGCTCTCTCATAATTTTTTTAATTTTTCTATAACCTCAAAACACATCTTGCACTCAATCCTACGATACAACTGCCTTACGCCATCTACCGTAACCCAATAACGATCACCATCACGGTGCAGGAACTCACTCATAACCTTGGTATCAGCCACATCATGTAAATCGTATGAACTTAAACATAACTTACATATATCGTCAAGATCAAAATAAGTAACCTTATTATACGACATACAACGGATTTGTCTTCCATCAGGAATCTGAACATCGAAAACATTTATCTTCTCCATATTAAAAAATAGAGGGATACCGATCCCATCACAGACCTGTATCCCTTTATAATAAATTAGCGATGAAAAGCATGGTGATGGACATGCGCCACAAATGTAATTACAAATTTTGTAAAAACAAAGCCATTTTATGGTAAAATGTCCCGGACGAACCGCACACGATAGTGATCGCCCTTAATGTTGCCTATGACGCCATAGCCTGAGTCTACGTGCCCATTGATAAAGTTCACGTACCATGCTTTTTTGGCATCAACTCCAGAACTAGACCAATATATGGTGGAAGTATTGAATTGTTGTCCACCAATAGCCGATAATGCGTTATTGACACTCGTCAAGTTCATATATATCAATGAAAGCTCACCACATGACGGGATATACCAATCATCATATCCTTTAGCGTCAGCACTAGCCAAGAACGTATTAAGTACATGGCCAATTGTCGCATAGGAAGTATAAGACCCACCACCGGTAGTCACCCCTTTTAATACATTGGAGTTCGCTTTCCCCTTCCAATCAGATAAAGCCCCGTTTGTCCATGCAGTAACAGCTTGCGGAAAATCAGGAGTACCATTGTATGAACCCGACTCCTGTTTTAGGTAACCGTGAACATCACCTCCATATGCTTTGTTATAATTTGCAATGCCAGTCTGATCCGTACCATTTCCACCCCAATAAAAAGCGTAAGTGCTGTCCTTCCCGGACCCGGCTGTTACGTAGCTTTCATTAAGATCCTCATATTTCTCAATCATAAATCTCTTACCTTGAGCGTTAAGGGCAACACCTATACAATCATTGGAAGGTGCGTCCGTTATGCTTCCATCAGGGCGGACGTAAAAAACACCAGGGCAAGTATAATTACACTGACATGGAGCGTCACTCTTCAACACCCCATACACCTGATTGTCGCTAGTCAGCCACCGTTTACCGTCGCTTGTGATATAAGCCTGCCTACATCCCTCCTGATTCACCGTAAGCGTCTTCTTAACACCTTTTGGAGTTGTTATCTCCAACTCAAGGGTACGGTCAAGACCTTTGTTCATCACCGAGTCAAAAGAAACAGCGGCGTTGCCGGTCCCGGACCCCGGGCTGATGGTCAGAGGCTGGTCCGTCACCTCGCCTACCCCGTCTTTCCAATTAATATCTATATCATTCATCCTATTTAATGCTTTTTGTAAATACTCATCGCTTAATGTCCTATCATAAATATCAAGAGCATAAAGAGCTCCATTCCACACATAAGCTTGAACACCCCTAGAGAAAGTGCCTATATAAATTATCCACGGTTGATGTATAATTTGAAGATACAAGATCCATCTCTCCATTGTAAGACTCCTTAGTTACATAAACGATCGATAATTCAGGGTTATATATATCTTTTACAGCAATATCCTTACTACCAAGACGTACATATACATTTTTGGAATACGCTAATTCACTACAAAATTGCTGAGCCTGATTCGTTGATACACTTTTAGATAAAAAGCAATTAGTGGATTTAGAAGGATTCAAATTAATTCTTTTATATACAAACGTAAAATCATTGATGGCCGGGAAATTCTCGTATATACCATAATCATCAATACCATCAAATACAAGAGCGCCACCTTCGTATCCAGAACCAAGCGTAAACCCAAAATTCTTCAACACAATATCGTGACCGTTTCCAGACAAGTCCTTTAACACGTCTCTATCTGCGTCACTGTTGCCCTTACCATTACATCTATAAGAAGCCACTAAATAATCATCTATATTAGCCATAATCTTTTTTCTTACAAATATACTAAAACAAACAAACCCCAATCAGCTTAAGTCGATCGGGGTTTGAATAAACAATGAAAATCGATTATAATCTTCCTAACATCCTCATCACGGTTCTAGAGGCAGCATTTTTCCATGTCCACTTATCGTTAGATGTTACGTTAACTGTCTGAGCGGAACCGTTAACATCCAAATTGATAGTTTCCTTATCAATCTCAAGAGTAGAGTCACCAGCGGCTTGAGTGATGGTAACTTGCGCCTTTTGTCCACCGGCAGCCGTTACGCTTAGCATAGCCACCAACTCCTCGATAGAGACATTGGCAGGAACATTGGAGATAGTAATACTCCAAACAAACTCTCCGGTAGCACCAGGATCGTCAGCGATAATAGCGCCGTTAGCTGTCTGCTTACCAGCCGCCGTATAATTCTCGGGGAGCTGTAAAGTCAGACCATTCTCCTTCGCCGGAGTAGCAGCGAAAGTAAGCTTAGTACTATTAGACTTACCTGTGATAGTTACATTACCACCGGTTTTAGCGACAGTGGCCGTAGGACTATCCGAAGTCACGGACTCAGCGGCGGCGGCCTGATTAACTACCAACGCTTTTTGAACGCCACCGTTAGTAACGACAATAAGATTAGCTGTACGCTCAAGACGACCTGTATATTTATCTCCTGATATAGATACCGCCTGATCACCTGATCCTGATACCGGATCGACTGTTACAAAACCAAATTTTTGTGATGCCATATTCAAATAATTTTAAAAAATGTCCTTTTATTATGCCAAAAATAACTTATATAATGTTAGCCACAAAATATGGGGGGGGGTAGATCGCACTACGGCTACACCCGCTCCACGTACAGACCTATTAAATCCTGTAGATTATGGCTGAGAGGAGTTCCGCTATCCCTAGTACACTTATACACATCAGCGTTCTGGATGTAATATTTATCCTTGAATATCTCCATTGGAGGGAAATACGGGATAGGATCCCCTATGGTCCCGGCATGCTCCTTATCAATGACCTTGTATAAGGAAGCCGTATTTAGTCCGGGTTCCCATTCCGCTGACAACGTATGTGACTGAATAACCTCATAGAGGATATCCGTATCGTCCTTAACCACCCTGAGGCAGAATCCGGCATCCACCGACAACCCGAACTCCGCCCCTTCTTGTCCCCATATAGGGAATAGGACCTTAATATCCAATTTCTCGTTAGAAGATAAAGATATGGCCTTATTATTAACTACCATCCTAGAGAATTTGGCAGCTACTTTCTGGGGATCAGAAGCGTCCTTCTCCTTCGCCTGTTGCTGGATGTACGCCGTGGTAACACTTACCTTATCAGGATAGCCGGACTGAACATCGACAGCTCTCACCTGTTCTACGGTAGTGGCTATACTGATCTGCTTTTGCTTGTCCCCTAACGCCGTTGTCAGATCGTTATCGTACTTATCCATCATCCCGATCAAGATCTTGCCTTCCGTCATATCGAACTCCAGACCCATAATCGTTATCTTACCGACTATAGCCCCATCAGCCAAAGCGCTACGTCTGTCATATTCAGGAATATAAATATCTTGATCATCCAAGAAAAACTCATGGAGATTTTCAGTCTCATAAGATCTCAGCTCCTCATATTTAGCCGATTTCTCCTCGTTAAGAATCCTCGACTCATCTAGCCTAGCTTCAATGATCTCCTTAACCGTGGCTTTAGGATTAGCTTCCTTGAACGCCAATTGCTCCTCTCCCAGCTCTATCCATGGAATCGGATTGCCATTAATATAATCATCATAGCTATTACCCTTAGCGTAATTATCATCAAGAGGTTCGTCTAAAACCAACATATTGGGATATATTTCCCTGTTTATATATGTATATGCCATAATCTATTCTTTAATCTTGTTCTTTAACGGCGATGCTATACTTACCTGAAGCGTAACACCAGATATTTATCTCGAAAGGCTTGTTAGCCGTAGTGGTTATAGAAGTACCACTCATGCTTACATAAGCTCCAGAGTTTGGTATAGCCTGTGTAAACACTGCCGACGGGACGCATCTGATCATCAGCTCCTCTCCTATCTGCATGCCTGACTGCACGGATAGGGTGGTAGCGGCTGATAACGTAGCCGTGATACTTCTCTTGCTAATAGGCAGGTTGGCTAATGTCGTGACCGTATTAACTCCTATAAGCCTATTCACGGTCTTCTTATCGGCGGCCGCCATCAATCCATTAGTGGATTCGTTGGCCACGGCATATGTCGTGTTAGGAGGGGTAGCCCATGTACCATCTCCACGCATAAAATTAGAGGTACTACCATTAAGCTGTCTCAACAAGCCGTTAGCTGTAGTAGAGGCCAACCCGTACGTGGTATTGGTAGGCACGACCCATGTTCCATCGCCACGAAGAAAAGACGTCTGTTTCCCCGCTGCGGGAGCCGGGACCAATCCCGCAGCACCAGCCGCTGAAGCCGTAGCTGCCTTCATATTGGCGTAAGTGGTATTAGTGTCTTTATAATAAGGGACACCACTGACAATAGGACAGGCGGTATAGCCAGAAGCGCTGGTTACCGTACTCCCGTTCTTTACCAGACCTGTAGACCCGTTAGCTCCTACAACACCATACGTCGTATTAGTGTCTGTCCAAGGCACATTGACATACATCTTTCCGCTACCGTCCAGTTCTACCGGATAATTCTTGCCATTCTCCGCATATCCAATCATTACCAGCCCAAGGGTCGATGTATTGGCCTTGGCGTATGTAGTATTAGTAGGGACAACCCACGTGCCATCACCACGTAAAAAAGAGGCTTGTTTACCTGCGGCTGGGGCGGGAACCAAACCGGCCTTTCCCGCAGTAGAGGAGGTTGCCGCCCCCATATTGGAATATGTGGTGTTGGTATCCGTCCACGGGACGTTCACGTACATCTTACCACTACCGTCAAGAGCAACGGGATAGTTCTTGCCATTGGCAGAGTATCCAATCTTAACAAGACCTAGATTATCGCTCGTGGCTTGAGCATAAGTCGTGTTATTATCAGTCCAAGGGACATTCACATACATCTTCCCATTAGAGTCCAAGGATACGGCGTAGTTCTTCCCACTAGAGGAATAACCGATCTTAACCAATCCTAAAGTATCAGCCGTGGCCTGATTATAGGTCGTATTATTATCTGTCCATGGGACATTAACAAAAGCGTTACCAGAAGCGTCAACCTGTAACTTATAGTTCTTGCCAGAAGTCGTGTATCCTACCTTTACGCCACCTAAGGTGGAGGCCGCCGCCGTAGGTGGAGCGAAGGTGCTAGGTTTGCCGGTCACTCCAGACCATGGCACAGATGACGCCGAACTTGCCGTATAAGGCTCGTAACCGGCCTCAGTATTCAACTTACTATCATCCTTGACCAGATACATCTTATTCGTGGCCGTCACCTTAACCGTGTCCCCAACCTGAGCCGTGGCTGTAGTAAGCTTAAACCTTGCCGTATCGTCAGCCACCACGACCATTCTCTCTAAGGCCGCCTTAGGCAACCTATCTATATCGATAGTACCGGACGTGATCTTAGAGGCGTCAAAGTTCGCCAATGTCGTGGAGATAGTAACATTACTCCCAAAGTCCGATGAGACACTACCGCTAACAGCACCGGACAGCGCTATGGTCCTAGCTGCCTGTAATTTTGTGGCGGTAGGGGCGTTATCCGTCTTAAGAGCGTATTTGGAAAGATCAATATCATTAGCCTTATCCAAAAGCTGCTCTATCTGCTCGCCATTATATTTACCTTGAAAATCTGCCATATCATAATTATTTTTGCCCAAATATAACCATATATATAAGCACCAAGAAATCGAGGGGGGGGAGATACGGGTAGTGTTAGAAGCTACCGTCCCCATGCAGGAATCCGCTACGGAATATAATAGCCTTGTCTTTCAGCTTCTGGACAGACCCCCATTCCCATTCACCCTCGCAAGGCTTAATGACATACTTATTCCCCCATGTCTTGAATTTCCTCTCTATAACGAACATCTCCGAGTCTTTCAAGACATGGAAGATACTCCCTACAGGGAAGTACTTATCAGTCCTCAATATAACACGATGATGTTTTTCGTCATATTCAGGATCACCCACGATACGTGCCTTATAAAACTGAAAATCATTTAACGTCCGATCCACAGGTTCTATCCAATAATACCCCTTACCCATTGCTATTCACGTTTATTTATCTATATTTGCGGTGTAATAGTAACTCATAATGTTTTAAGTGATTTTCAACCAAGGGGAAGGGTGTCCGTGAGGATATCCTTTTTTCATTCCCGCCCGCCCTACCTATGAACAAAAGATCTACCTCGAACAAATGTAGCCATAATAAAGTTACGGGCAAAAAGAAACCCCATCGGTGTTCAAAAATTAATAATCCTGGGATCGTGATATATGTCACCATCAAGGCACGTCATGTCATGCAATTGGTATTAATAAGAACCGGTACAAGACAAAAAAAATCCGGAACGTATCACTACGGCCCGGATTCATGCAAATCTGTAAATTCAATGTTTCAATGCTCGAAAGAAAACGTCTCACGACGTCAAAGAGAGATTAATTACACGAAAAATCTCGCATCAACTTATTTGTATTAGCAGTGTATTCATTAATTATCTTACTGGATGAGGGATTATCCTCTACCCTTGATAGACGGTTATCGTCACTTCTTACCGTAACGTCACCTATCTTTCGTACCATACTATCCTGATATGATGATGGGTCCGAATATATAAAATTATCCACGAAGCTATATATCCCGCCATTAACCGTCTCACCCACCTTCTCATATAGACCAGATTGGAAAGACACGAAATCATCATACCTTCCACGAGCCAAGAACAAGCCGTCCGGTCTCGCCTCGACACCGCCGTTGACCTCCCGGAGCAGGCCCGGATTCCTTTGGTACAGATACCTGTAAAACCCGACATCCATCATCCTATCCTGTCTATCCAGATAGAAAAGATCCCTCATGCTGCTGTCGCTGGACTCGATAGCCACGTCAAACAGAAGATCCCTTACCTGACCTTCCGGCAGCGACATCTCTATGTTTTTTAACGTACCTCTGTCATGGTGGTTCAAAGATACATTATAAAGCCCATTAAAATCAAGGAAACGCAAGACATTATTATATAAATCCGATTTTTTTAACCTTTCCTTGATCTGGATTTTCCTTAACGAGGTACAGGATTTGATAAAATCCCGATCCTTTCCCTGCCTAGCCTCGTATCTCCTGAACTCCCGATCAATATCGACATCATCCATCTTAAGTGTTACGGGATGCTGGTATATCAATCTGGTAAGGATCATGTTCTCAGTATTCGAGGATGAGATGTTGGACATAACCAACTTCTTGATATTATCCTTGACCACGCCAATATCAGATCGGGAAGCCCCTTGGGGGACCACGCCAGCCGGCAAGTACGAGGGCCGCTCTATCCCGATATTGACCAACATCTCATAGGCCTGATCGGTGTCGGTTATCGGGGCCGTGTTATGGTACATATTCCTACCCATATACAACATGTTCCTGTCATACATATCGGAAGGAGATGTTTTCCCGGACCTTACATACACCATCCTATCCCCAGTAGAATAAGTATCCTGAACCTCGTATATCGGATTCCCTTTCCCTGTTATCCTATCAAGATCGGAGATAAAGCTATCGTATACCGAATTGCCGGCCTGTATGGAAGACAACATGACGTCCAGCGACGCCATAAGATCACGGATATCCTCAGGTCTGGATATAACCATCTCATCACTGATCGCCTCGCTTATATCCACGCCCATGTCGGCAAGATCCATGGCTATGTCATGCAGACGTCCGGCAACGTCCTTGATGTCCTTAAAATCGTCCATATTGATCATTTCCCCAACCTTATCCCTTAGACCTTTCATATCCTTAGGTGTACTGATATATGGTATGGTATTGTAAGAGTATGAGTCGGTGATCGTATTCCTATACTCATCCCAAACCTCCATACGAGTCATGGTGCGATACGTATCATACATCCGATCGGCGTAATCCTGATCCTCCTGATACCGGAGCGCCAAGGAAGGGTAGGGGATGGAGGCGAAAGCCTGATCGAACTCCCGGCGGTCGCTGATACCGCCTACCGCCCTCATGATCGTATCCCTTACCTCCATTGGATTCAAGACCCTTCTCTTTCCCAATGAATCATACGCATCCTCATATATCATATAATCATCACCAAGACCTGATTCGGAGGACAAGAAATATGTATCCTTCTCATTGAGATCCCCCTCAGACATAAAATCAACAATCCTCCTCATCATATCCCTTACCCGCTCATACTCCGATCGGTTAGTCATGATATTATCAATCTCATCAGCGCCATACATCCCAGATCGTTCAAGATTATATCTGTTGATGAATATATCACCGCCGGGAAGGAAGTTGGATACGATCATATCATTAAGATCATTGATATTATCAACGCCCAAGGAAGTAAGGGTATTATTGATGTCCTTAACCTCATCAGCCATAAAATTACCGGCTACATAGTTCTTTCGTTTGATAAAGGACATGACATCATCATACCTAGGCTCCCCATTGCTATCTAAGTCGTATTCTGATGGCATGGACATCCAATCGCCAAAGAAAGACACGAAGTCGGGGGAGTAGGCCGTACCCCAGACCGATAAGGCCTGCTTCTGGTCGCCAAGCACCTCCATCGCCCTTTGGTATAATCCGGATGGTTGGTTGTTAGGGGCAAGGACATTATCTACCCCACCCTCCTTATTTTTTATAACATAACAAGATCTTCCCATTGCTAAATCGTTTTGTTACAAAGATAAACAAAATCCCGCCTACTCTCACGAGCGGACGGGATACTAAATAACAACATAATAACAAACCTTATGTTTACTCTGAAAAGTACAAATCATTCTGCCGATCCTCACGGGCAGGCAAAAACTCAATCCTAAATAACAAAAATGAAACTTATCGTTTAGCGAAAATATCTTTATCTGATCTACTCAGAACCCTGCCTTTCAATTCCAAGAACCTAGGCATCCATTCTTTAGATATCTTAGACACAATCCACTGAAATCCCTTAGGAGTCACATAGACAGTATTAGTGCCGTAGAACTCGTCATCATTACGATATCTATAACGAGCATAACCGCTGTCTATCATCCTTTGGGAAAGCAACCACCTCTTACCGGTCTTAGCGAAGAACTTCTTATCCTCAAGCAATATTCGAAGATTCTTCTCCGCTATATCATATCCATGAGCCTCTAGCTTTTCCCGAACCTCTCTGATCAACATATCTGTCTCTTGGGCTATTTCGGCTGTCTTAGCAAAATCAACCATAGGAGCCTGTTCTTTGATAATATTATCAGATATCCTTTTGGCTTCCTCTGCCGCTTTCTTCGCCTCAGCTAACGCACGCTTCTCCTTTTCCGATTTAAGCAAAGCCTCTAATGCCTCTATATAATCAGATGGAAGTTCATTCTTTGATGGCATAGAATAGGAGCCTGTTTTTCTAATAGAAGGAAGAACCTCCGATGTTACCCATCTTTTGAATTTCTTGGCAGATTCCATCTTAGATGACATAATCAAAGAATACATCCCTGATTCATTGATTAATTTTATCTCCCTAACAGCCTGATTTATAAGGGGGTTTATTTTAAACCCCATTGATTTACAATCACTTGTAAGAATGATAGAATCCTCATCATCAACAAACCTTTTTACAGCGTTCCCTAAGTTTTCATAACCAAGACATCTGGCTATGTCATTACCAACAAACCATGGATTGTTTTTCTCGTCTAATAATACTCTTACATCCCCAAAATCAGGATTCTCAAATAATTTTAAATTATCATCCATAATATAAAACAACGAGAGCCACCAGCGTCCGTTACCCCACTGATAGCTCTCATTTATCGCCTACGCCTAAGCGATATTAATATCTTCTTCTGGTCTAGCAACGGATAGACACCGCAAATATAGACACTTATTTTAAAACAACAAACAAATAGGAGATATTTTTACAAAAAATGTAATCAGCCATATTCCTCTGTCATATATAAAGCGTAGCTATACCTATCCTCTATCATCTCCACCACCTTCTTGATATCAGATAAAGTTAATTTCTTTATCTCCATATTCCTACTATCCATCCTGACGAAAGAGTCCTTGAACTCCTGCTCGGTTATAGCATCCAACCTAAATAGATTGTATTTTATAAGTAACTGGGTTACGTCAAATATCAAGATATTAAGATCAACATCACCTTTCAACTCATTAAGTAGATCGCGCATCATATCCTTAATAGCGTCAGTGTCAAGTTCCAGCTTCTCGGCTTCCCTCATCAACTTCTTAATGATGCCATTGTACTCGATTATGATATTAGCATTATCATCATCGGTAGGTAGAAGGATATCCATCGTACATTCTATACCTACCTTATCACTAAGTCTTTCATTGAACTCCGTCATATAATCGAAAGCCTGACTTCTGCTTAAAGCGTATGTATGGTCAAGCAACTGCTTTTGTCTGTTATTGACAAAATAATGACTGGTGTATAACATCATCAAGACCTTCACTCGCTGGATGCGTAAGTCTTGCATAATTTTCCGGTGTAAAAAAGCATCTAATTGCATAATATAAAGAGTCCCCACCGGGGCCATCACACACCCGACAGGGACCAACTTTTAAATATCTTACTCGTCAGGTGATGGACTGACACCGCAAAGATAAATCAAGATAATTTATTTAGCAAGGATCATCGGCTTCATTTTCTCCGGATACTACGTTACCGTCGGAAACCAACGACTTGTCCTCGGCAGCCTTCGCAGGCGAGGCGGATCCCGATTGGAGGTCAGACGGGCTGCCGAACGGGGTCTCCGTATCCTCGAAGAACGTCTCATCCCTCCTAATACTCATCCTGAACTTAGGGGCTATGAAAGGATCGTTATTAAGATCGATGTTGATCGTAACGTCATTCATCAAAATATCCTCCTTAGTCCTGGAATCGCCTATCCATCCTCTTACGTCAGTAGTCATAGGCATCTTACTAGCCGCTCCCTTGACAGCTTCAAGCCGGTTCTTGATAACATCCACGTCTCCCGTCAACGGAATCATATATGTCTTGTTATCCAGCCCGGATCTGGCTATAGCGTTGTTAAGATCCATTATATCATCAATACTTACTCCACCACCTAGACCCTCTATAATTCTGTCAGCCATCGATCCGATCATAGATGAGAATGATGATGTATCCTGATTTTTCAATCTTACGGGGTACAGGTAATTTCTTCCATTTCCTGTCTTTATAGCTACAACCGGGATACGCGAATTTTTATAATTACCATACTTGTCCCTAACGATAGCCGTACAGAACGGGAATATGTTATACTTAATATTATCTCTCATCGTAACCTCCCCGTTCTCTATATATCCTACGCTCTCGACCTTACCAACCGTCTCATTGGTAAAGTCATTTTCAGATACCATCAACGTACCATTATCATCACTTATGCTAAAATTAGGTCTTCCCGGCAAAACACTGGTAACTGTGCCTACGAACGGTATATCAATCTCGCCAGCGACAGATCCTACATTATCCCTATACAACTCAAAGGCCATACTCCTTAAATCAGCGTTACTTCCTTTTGAGTCCGGGTCATTGGCTTTCAGTACCGAGACGAAATTGCCGTCGCTATCCACGATCTTAATAACCATATTATCAACCAGCTCTCGGTAAGCCGACTTAGTCTCATCAGAATTAGGATCAACGGCGTTAAGGCTATTGTATTTATCATACAGTCCCTTGGTGTATGGATCTGACATATCCATCTTAAACCTTACCATATCACCTTTGCGAAGGCTGGCCGTTGCTTCCTGATTCACCGACTCGTTATTAGACCCAAACGTATCACCCGTGTAATAAGGAACAACAGATCCATCCTGCCCCTTGCGATACACCATGAACCAGTTAGAGGTCGATAAGGCGGTCTGCCTCCCCAGTATGACACCGGTAGCGTTCTCGAAAGCCTGAGCGTCATCCTCGCTTATCATCCATCTTGAGTGGTTATTCGACTCTATAACAGTAAATATGTCGGTTCCGTTGGTGAAATCCATCACCCTTCCATTATCAGTATCAGTGGCATCAGATCTTTTAAGCCCAAGACTGTCCATAAACCTGTCAAGTCTCATTCCGCCAACTTCATAATACATAACCCCACCGATCTCTCTCTTCTGGGCCATCAACACCACCGGATTCTGGGCGGCGTTAACTTCCGTCCTGCCGGTGGATGTCCCGGGTTCGCTCTCTGTGAGGACATCATCCATAGGTATAGACTTATCGTAATCCTTGACAACCATACTTCCATTATCATACAGCCCCATCCATTCCACGAATTGAAGAAGAGGACCATCAGAATAGTTATTGATAATATCAATAGCCTCATTAAGTTTATCCTGATCAACTTCATTCCCGTTGTCAATATCATTCATAAGATCATTATAAGTCTGTATAGCCTCCTTAACCTGATCCTGATCAAGACCATTAATGTTCATATCTATGATATCATCAATAGTATCCCTGATGTTATTTAAGACGTTATCGTTGGTATTTAACCTATCTATCATTGACCTAATCTTATTAAGCCTAGCTATAGGATTATCGCCAAACCCATTTACAAGATCATTGATACGATCCTTATTATTATCATATATCTGCCTCTCCCTAGGAGATAAGATATCCTCATTACCGTTCCATATCTTTATAGCTATATTATTGATTCTATCATCAGAAGGATTTATGATATCCTCATTATCAGGTACATTCTCAACGATACCTCCCTCATCAGCCTTGATGTCATTCTCCATAGATCTGGCGATCATATGATTATAGGTCTTGAACATAAATGCCTCGTCCTCTCCTATAAGACCATCTTGATAAGCCTTATCTATGGCCTGATCATTGGCATAAAGGGAATTAGCATCAGGATCATCGGTATTCCTGAAATCATACTTGCTGTCATCCTCCTCATAAGTCTTCCCCCATGCGTTCGATAATATCTTCATGAACCCGCGCTCCTGCGCCCGGATGAATCTTCTGTCACGCATACGACGAAGTGACTCGTTTATATTCTTATAAGCCACAAGATTATGACGATACTCGCTAAGCAACGCCATAGCCTCCTTATGATTATCAACCCCACGGATAGATACGGCATTCTCAAAACCGACTATAGTCTCATAAGCTGCCATAAGATCGGCGGCGCTGATCCTTGATTCATCCCTGTTTAATAACAGCTTAGATATATCTGTCTCTGAGTTAACTAACGTAGCTAATCTCCTCTCCAAAGCAATCCTATCCTCCGTCAATTTAAGAAGTCTATCATTCTCCTTGGCTAACTTGATCTTATCAGACTCAAGAGCTTCCTTAGATGTGACACTCTGCTGAAGCTTCAAAACATTCTTCTCCATTTTCCGTATATCATCCGTAAGCTTCCTGAGTTTCTCAAGATCCCTACTCGAATCAGGATTAAGACGAGAATATATATCTAAAGCAGGTCCTATATCCGTATTGTATATCCTTCCTAGCTGATTAGCGATATCATCCAAATTATCCTTAGCCTCAAGACCGTTATAAGCCATGTTGGAGATATAGGTATTAAATGATCTATTGGATATACCATCGGTAAGGGAGTCGGCAAATCTGCTGCCCATAGTAAAATTATCAACCTTCTTATTGAACTCACTGATAAGGTTGGACTTATACTCATTTACCTGCTCATCTGTCATATTCATATCGGAGGCTATATCGCTATTAGGTATAGACTCGATGACTGTCTTGAAATTCTCCTTAGTATCATCTAACATCCCCATTTCCTGATCATAACGAAGACGGTTGAATACGGCATCACTAAAAGTCTTATCTACGATTCTAGAATTAGGTATATCGTCAGCGTTATTATCCGTACTTAAGCCTGATAATTGAGCGTTCAGGGCCATGCTGCCACGAATAGCTTGGACAGCCGCCGAGGTCAAGGCGCCGGCATTAGTGTTGTAGGCCTCCACCATCCCCTTGTTCCGGGACATATCTTGGCTCCATTCCTTTATACCTCCAAGGCTTCTTACACCCATAACCGATCCGATAATCATACCGATGCCGATTTCCTTCCATCCCTGATTAGATCCGTAAGTCTCCTTGAACCCGTTCTTTATAGCCTCCATATAACCTATATTCTGGCGAATAGCCATGGGATTGTATCTTGATTCCACCCAATCCTCCGCGGACTTGCTGGACACACCTTGAAGACCTTCCTCGAACAAACCCTCAGATACCGGTCGCTTGATGATATTAAACGTATTACCAGCTATTTTCTGCCATTTCTTTGGTGTTATAGCCCTTAGTGCACCGTTATCCATTCTCTCGGCTCCTACGCCAAATATATTGCGTTTTATGAACTTATCCACGCCCAGATCCATGCCAAACATATCACCGAACATAGCTATGTTGGATAATGACAATATGCCGACGTTTGCGGCGAATACGGCGTTAGCGGCATTGGCATTGTCAGCCCTGAACCTCATAAGCTCCTCATACGGGACTTCCCTCCCGTAAGCGTTACGATAAGATTGCCTGAAATTCTCCTCGGCCTCCATCAACATACTTCTGGCTTCCACTGAAGCTTCCCATGAGGTAGACGTACCAAGAAATAGGGCGGCATCCAGCCCCTTGCCTACCCTCTGCCCTATACGGGCGGCCCTAAGGTAAGCTCCGAATGCTTTCTTGGTGTCCGAAGCGGCCTTGCCTATCCTAGCTAAAGCCACCCCAGCCCTAGCTCCGGTACGAGCAAGGTTCATCAGACCGGCCCCGGAATATACGGCGGATGATAACATGGCGCCAGCGGTAAAAGCCAGACCCGACAGAAAGTCATTAGACCAGAAGTTAGCCGTAGTCATACTTTGAAGAAAGTTCATGTCCCGCTCCTCTCGATTATAATAATGAGCTAGACCATAATCCATCTTCTTATCCTGATCATCTAACCATCTAGTGAAATCATTATCAAAAACAGCATTGAAATTACCTTTGGATACTCCGGCATAAATACCATAAAAAGGCTGGATAACGCCTCCTAATCCGTACAAGGCGGTTTTTCCGGCAAGCTTACCCAATCCTCTCATCCACTTCTCAGTCCTACTCTGGGTTTTTGATAGACGTGTATCATTATCTACACCGGGTATATAAGACTCGTATTTGGGTATCCACGTTCCACTACTTAATCGATACCTTGAATCCTCTAACGATATCTCCGGTCCAGTAAGATTAAACCTACCCTTATAGCTCTGATCAGACGCCATATACCCCAAAGGGGACATATGCTTCATGTTATCATAATAATTAGTCTTTACCGTATTCTTGATCCTCTCTGATAATGACGGTATCTGGGACTTTGATCTCTCGGAAGCAGAATACGGATCCAATACCGGAGGTAAGTCACGATCCGGTATATTATAGGGATCCGATCCAACAGCCTTTATATTATCCACGCTCATAGTAGGATACCCGTATTTGTTGGCAAGATCCCTTCCACTGGGAGCGTTATTATTGGTTTCCACTATTTCCATTATTTCCACTATTTCCGTTATTCCTGTTTCTTATCTCCTGATCGATCATACTAGCTATAGGCGAGATGAAGCTTTCAAAATCATCAGTAGTAGATCTACCTTCACTTCTCCAATATACCTCATTCTCCTTGTTAAGTATCTGTTGCCATGCCATGACCAAATAATATTGAGGGCTGAAATCAATTTTTCTAGCTACCTCATCAGCATAATTAACGCCATCCAGATCAATTGAGTATAATGGAGTACCGCCATCCCTTGCTCCTCCCTTGCTGTATATATCAACATTTATCCCAGAGGAACCATTATTATACTTATATCCGGAAGCCCTTAACTCATACATAGAAGCGTTATCAAATAACACATCGGTAGCGATCATCATCTGATTCTTCCTGATATTACCGTCATTTATATTCGTGAACATATCTATATAAGGCATTGTCATATCCTTAGCTCCACTAGCATAAGCCACCGGCCCTATCTGTAAAGCGTTAGCCATCTTGCCATAAGCGTTATCACTTGAACTGGCAAACGATATAGATACAACACCAGAGTCGTAGGTCTCGGATGGGATACTTACATCCTCCTTATAAAAAGTAAGGTCATTGGCGGCTAGATCTGCCTCACTTACCTCAACAACAGATCTTCCATCACCTCCATTATTACCAATGATCTGATAATTGCCATCACCTATAGGAGATATAGTAAACGTTATCTTCTTATTGGCATTATCCTCATCCTTGGGGATAAAACCACCACCACGAGTGAATAGATCACTAATCTTTATATAATCATACTCAGCTTTGCTTTTAGACGGATAATCACCAGAGAAGATATACTCACGCTCAGCGTACTCATGACGATATTGTCTTAGATAATCCTCACCGGCACGTTTAGCGTCGCTAGCAAGTCTTCCTAAATCGCCACGGCTCCATTTATGCCTAAGTACATCCCCATTCTCTTTATTTATCTCATCATATATAGCTGTAGCAACAACGGCATTCCTCTCGTTATAATTACTCAACCCTTCACTTAGATTCTTTTTAAATAAATCAGATGTAGAAAAATGACCAGCCCCCATATTAGCTAATAACTGTATATCATCCAATGTTAAGGAGGTTCCCATAAGATCATTTATTCTTCCTAGGACTACTGACGCTTCTCCAGAATTAACACTTCCAAGACTCACACCTTTATATGATACTGGATGCGTAGGGTCATTACCCATCTTAATAAATTCTACACTATTACTAAGGATAGAGCTATATGCGGATAATTTGGCCCAATCTTTTAACGATATATCTTTTATGGCTTCATTAGAAAAAGCCAAATGCCCTCCTTCTACAATATCTCCAAGATCAAACGTCCCATATCCATAACTAATATCAATTCCAGATCCAGTAATAGATCTAGCTTCTCTCTCGACTATAGCATCAACTCCATCCAAGACAGCGTCCTCAGCCTTATTGAATCCCTCATTGATCCTATTATACTTATTCCTTTGGTTGTTTAACCAAAGAAGCTTTATATAGCTGTCCTTGCCATTGTAATCAAGAAGCGTATTCGTAGACCCGCCATTAGCCTTGAAATAAGTCATGATGACTTGATCATCACTCATATTCTTGACAACATTACTATTCTCAGGATCGGACGCCCATGCGCTAATTTTTCTCTTGGCGTCATCTGATAGTGATTTAACAAAGCTATTCATACCAGTATTAACAGCCTTCTCATTAGCCGTAAATCCGTTCATGAACTCATCACTTATATTCACGTCATCAAGATTATCGCTCTTCGTAACCACCGTAGGCCCAACAGTATTATTACCACCACCATCACCACCGGATTCACCCGATTTACTGGCTTTCATTAAAGCGGCTTTCTCCATAGCCAGATTATGCCTCTTTGTCTCGTTAAACCTAGCTCTTTCCATCATCTGTTGGTTAGCCTTAAAGTAATACTCATCTACGCCCAGCGTCTCATATGAGTTATTATAAGACCATCTCAATCCGACACCACGAAGGAACTGCTGCCGTACCATGAACATGCCGGCCCGCTCCGGGCTGTAGTTGCTGCCGATAACGCCCTCAGCCTCCTCCACGAAATCATTCTTCTGTTTGGTGATATCAGCCAACTCCGACTCCAGCTTAGCCTTCTTTATCTTATCGTTACCTACCCCTTTGAGTTTGGCACGTATAGACTCTTCCTTGGCGCTAAAATCATCAATATATCCTTTTAAGAAATCAGACGTGCTTTGGACGTTGAACAGATCGGGATTAGTCCTAGCCATGTATCTTCCCTCTAACTGCATCTGGGCCTTACCGTTCTCAGATATGGAAGCCATAGCTATATCCCTGGCCTGAGCGTAGCTCATTTCATCTATGTACATCTCACGCATCTCCCCCGTCCTGTTACCATTGGCGTCAACTACCGGCACATTGACTTTCTTCCCCTTGTTAAGGGAGATGAAGTTCTTCATCTTCTCATCAATCTCAGCGTGATAATCCGTATAAGGAGTATAATGTATAGGATTAAGACGTGTCCCTACCTGACCGTCATTCATCCAAGCCACGGCATCGGCGAAAGCCTCAGCCTCATTGATAGAGTTATACATCTTAGGGTTATTAAGCTTCATATCCTCCATCTTCTCGCTGAAGTTACGGATCTCCCTAGTGCCGGCAATGGCGTTCAGCACACGAGTATCCAAAGCCTCTCCAAGACGGGCTTGTATACTTCTAGCTATACCATCAGAAGCTAGATTGGATTTACGATACACGTTATTCACATCCTGTATCAATCCATTTAACCTATTCTGAAGATATTCCCTATCCTGAGGTTTTATAATATCAGAATTGATGATATAATCAGCATACTCGTTTATAACCTGCCGATTGGTATCTATCTTCTGCTGCATGTATCCCATACCCTGCATCATGACATCCATGTTGTAGGGTGATACGTACTTACCGTAATTCCTTAATATACTGTATTGTGAAGCCATTATTTATCCCTTTTTGCCTTTAGTTACTTCCTGAGCAGGATATAATCTCCTGTAACTTAATATATCTCCTTGAGGGTCTGCGATCAACTGGCCATTGGGACCAATCTTAACATCCCCAAATATAGATCTTAGTGTATTCATGGTCGTAGCCGTGTTCCACTTCTGCTGGATCTCGTCATTCACGCTATCGAAATACCTAGCCCAATTCTCATCATTAATAGCTAACCCCTGCAATATCCGTTGTTGATAAGCTTGACGTTGGGCTATGTTCTTGTCGTAAGTATTCGCCCATGATTGAGAATTGACATTATCAGCCCAAGTTCTTTGAGCGACATTGCCCTGCTCTACCTCGTTAATATACCTACCTATATTAGAACTCATGATAGCCTGTAGGTTAGATGATAAAGCTCCTCTTTGAGAATCCGGGACATTACCCATCTGATCCAATTGTGATTGGAAAGCACGATTGGCTTCAACCATATACTGATCCGCTGATCTCAATACCGGATCCACGGTAGGAGCGTAATGCCTTTCCAGACCTTCCGTTGTCACGGATCCCGGAGTCATCCTGAACACCTCAGGAAAATCAAGACCACCACCTACTATATTTCTTCCTCCCCTATTGTTATCCGACTTACCTGTATTTGTATTGGTATTCGTCTTAGGAAGGGTACTAGCATCGATAAGCTCAGGCATATCCAGCTTAACATCGGGATCCTCCACGTCACCTATATTCATAGGACCGGGAGCCACCTTGTGGGGATCGAGTATGAAGTCAAGACCTTCCATGCCTTTCATGGATCTTAACGCCTGCATCTTAAGCATATCCTCCCCAAGGATCTTATTAACAATATCTTTATTCTTGTCAGAAAATAGTTGACTGAAATGAGTGATACCAGCGTCATTAAGAGCTTTATGTTGATCCTCTGTAACTACATCCAAACCAATCATAGGACGAGATGACGAATATTGACCAAACTTATTATCTCTCATTCTATCATGATATGCGGCCTTCTTGTCTTCCGGGTAATTACCTTGACTATCCTCACCGCCAAAAGAAACGAGCGTCGTGTAATCCCTAAGTGCCTCTGCGTTGGCGATGATCGGGTTTTCCGCCGTAGCCAAGCCCATCCACCCACCAGTAGTGTTGTATATAGCATCCTGAAGAGCCTTGGCAGCAGTAGCCTTCGGAGCGCTCATATAAGCATCATAAGCCAAAGGCATGAATGTCTTATAATATTCCAGTCTCTCATCAGCATTAATGCCGCCATAAGAACCGTCCTGACCTTGACGTTGATACCCAAACGTATTATCCTTATTATTATACTTGTTTTCAACAGGACGGAAAGTAAGGAGATAATCGAATAAAGAGCTACCACCTTTCTCCATCTTCTGACGAATACCAGCTACTTTCTTAAGCAGCTCTTTCTTAGCCTCAGCTATATCCTCCTCCGTAAGACCGTATTCTTTCATAGATCTGGATATGATGTTATCTATCTCACCACCCTTAGCGAAATACGTATCCTCATCCTTCTTCATCTTCCGGTCTTCCTGCTCCTTGTATATGACGTTAGCGAAGTCCGTAAATCTTCCTTCTAAGCCATTAACCGTTTCGTTACTGTCATTTATAGCCTTAGATAATATGGAGGCGTTTAAACGCCTTGTATTCTCGTCATCTATCTTATCGTTTTTCTTCAGCTTCTCCAGCGCCTTTTTCTGATCATCGTAAGCCGATTTAAGACCGATCTTAGCCTTATACCTATCCATTAACGTGGCGTACGTATCCTTTGGTGTAGCCTTAATACCATACGTATCCCTAATGTATTTAGCGAAATCCGACTCTATGGTGGTATCATCGGTGATAACCTTCGTACCTTCCTCCAAGAAAACGGGGGTTCCACCATCGGCGTGCTTCTGCCCCATAGCCTCCATCGGCGCCTCCCCGGGCTGCGTCACGTACTCACCTTTCTCGATCTCCACATTGGCTTGATCTTCCATTGACTTAGGTAACGGATACAGGTACTCACCGGTAAGGCTTCCGCTATCGAACCTATTATTAGGCCCTAGATAAACACCCCCACCATCCTTGTACTGCATTTGGGATTGCCTTCTTTGTCTGGCCTCACGCTCCTGAGCCAACCTGATATTGGTACGAGTACCTTTCTCAGACGCTATCCCAGAAACCACGTTACGAGCCAATCCCATGATACCACTAATTCCTGAGGCTATGGTGGTTATCGTATTAGCTGTTTTAGCCCCAGTGGATAAATCACCATATCCCTCGCTTCTCATACGCCCTATACCACGACCCATCTGAGTGAATCTAGACCCTATATCATCAGCGCCATAGTAGGGGATGGTGGTAAAATCAAAAACATCCGTCTCGCCTGAACCGGTCTTAGACTTATCAACATCGTTAACAGTTATGTTATTAAGCGTAATACCATTGTCCTGATAATTCTCAGCTATACGCTGTAAACTACCCTTGAAGCTAGCCGGAAACACATTATCCTGATCAAAAGCATTAGCGTATTTAGTCCTCAACTGATCTGGAGTATCCAAAGAATATATCCCTAGCGGATTGACCGGCGCGGGTAATCCTTGGTTGGTATTCACCAAAGGTTCTATACCTAACCCTTGTATACCGTCCATATTACCAAGTATATACGACCCGACTTCCCCGGCCTCTTGATATTTAGGTATCTTCCTCTTGATTACGTATTTGCTCATGTCTAATTAATTTCGTTCTGACACAAAGATAATTTAAAAAAAACAGAGACTCATCATTTCACAACGATGAGTCTCTCAGCAAATGCTATTATTATGTACAGAATTAAATTCTTTTTATGAATAATGATCCTATAGCCTTAACCAAATCATAGAAACCAGCAGAACTGAGACCTACAGCCACTCCATATAATAGAGCCTCCCACCATTCACTCCCTATAAGCAATGGAGACACCTTTAGTAGCCACGCTAATATACAAACCAGCATACCTATGACTACGGCGGATAGGACTTTAGCCCACTTATGGGTGTCAATATACGGCACAACCTTGGCTAGTTGGGTAGCTGACATCGTGACGAAAGCCATGATGCCTGTGAAGGTAGTTAAATCAATAGTGATAGCCCCTTCTGATGGGATTACCTCTTGCGCCATCAAAGCGAATGGCGTCAATAACATAGCAAATAAAAACAACAATCTTTTCATATCTAAAACGTTTAATTACTTCACAAATATAGTATTAATTCTGTGTTCTGCTCATACCCTTTATATTAAGACTTAATCCCGGTATCATATTAAGCACCAACTGCCTTTTCGCCTGTTCCTTACGCATACGCTCGGCTTCCGCTATCTGCTTCTCTGATTGGGGGTCGTTCTTGATATTATTAGCTATATCCTCTATAGCCTTCTTATTGGCTCCGGATTGAGCTAGCATCTTATATAACAGGTCTTGACCTTCCTTCTCCCACCAAATATCCATAGATGGGCGAGAAGCCAAAGAAGGATCGGCAGGGGCTACCGTCTCAGGGATAGGCTGCTGACCTCCGTCCCCCGTGCCCGAATCCCGCTGTCCGAACTCGTATCTCATTGGCTCGTTCTCCGGGACACCGTATCTGTTGGAGAACATATCGGCGAACTCAAATCTCTTCTCATTTCTTAAGGTCGATCCAAGAGGCCTACCGTATCCTTGATTCCATGCCACGGTAGCGTCCTTGTAGTTGACGGCGTTATCGAAATCGGATTTAGAATACATATAATAGTTATACTCATTCCCCTGAGCGTCCTTGTCAAAGAACTTGCCTTGATTGATGTAATTCCAACCTAACCCCGGGACCTTTCCTTGATACTCATCCACGAGATAATCCAACTGCTGTGTCAATGTCGGTTTCTTTCCATACCTGCGCTGTAGCTCTTTCTTCCTCGGCCCAAGCCATTGCTGGATACCAAAGTCACCAGCGGGTCCTAGGGCTTCGGTGTCCCCTCCGGACTCGGCGGCGATGTTCGACAGGATGCCGATAGCTTGCGTTTGTGGTATCCCCTTCTTTTCTGTCAGATAGTCCCATATCTCATCATACACAGCCATCTTACTATCCTCTGATCTACTAGGATCAATAACGTATTTGCCAGCCCCATAATCTCGTTCTATATTTACCGGACCTCCATCTTTCTTGTCCTCCAACTTATTCTTGGACGTAATGGCATTACGGATAAGAGCATCCCTTCCACTTTCCGGAAGAGGATTTCGATCCTCAAACGACCCTCTCTCCTCAAACTTATCACCTATAGCGTCTAATGTCTTAGTGACTATATTGACTGGGAACTCTTGATCATTACTATAAAAATCATATACATCGTAAACACCTAACCTTCCATCCGGACGTCTATAAATTGTAAAATTACCAAACCCTGATAACGGGGTAAGCTCACCAGCAGCTTCGGGATAAAAATCGTACTCAGAAAAAACCGTAGGCTTTCCGGATCTTACAGAATTACGATTCTTCTCAAAGATATCTACCCATTCTCTAGACTTTTTCAAAAACTCCAGCCTACCATAAGCATCATCTGTAACCGGCTTATCGGAACCATATATTTCTCGCTCCGTATCACGAATCTTCTTATCTAACCTATTTATCTCATCCTTAGTGTCACGATTAAACATCCTCTCGATATCAGCAATAATATTATCGGGGATTCTTATTTCCTTGCTATTTCCGTCAAGACTATTAGGTTGGGATAAGAATCTACCCCATAGCTGTTCGCTATATTCATCAACATTAGCTTTGCCATTTCTTCCGTATATAAATTCCTTAACCTTATCGGGAAGACTGGCATTTGAGGCTACCACATCAGGCGTTACATTCTTATACAACCTCCTTCTTACGGCGTTACCTATGATGTCTTTTAAATACAAAGCTCTATCAGATACATCTTGTCTTACATACATAGGATCATTACCAGTAGGACCTCCTTCGGCTTTCCGCTCAATTTTCTCTCCCCATAACCCATATTTCTCCCTAGGCCATATGCCGTCTATGGCATCCACATAACCAACGGGATGCTCCCCGTCTAGACGCCGGTTCCGTCGCTCGTCCGCAGGGTACAGGGCGTTAGCCAACGGCTGCGTGATATAACCTAACCCCTTATCTTTGGATCTCGACATAGCGTCCACCACAGTCTGATATATAGGTCTTAATTTCTCAGGCAAATACAATCCCGCCTCATCAACCAGCTCGCCTATCTTCTTATTTATACCCCTAATGCTGAAATTATAATTACCCATGCCATTATTCAACGGGGACAACGCACCTCTTATCCCATTCATACCCTTAACAGCAGCTCCTCCACTAAGGATATCAAACTCCGGGGATACGTTCTTTAAAGGACCATCATTCATACCCCTAAAATACATGGGACGCTCACCTCTTACAACACGATCAAGATCTTCCTTATACAAATCCTTTATCCATGAAGGGATTTCCTCTTTCTTATCTTTCTTAGCCATAAATAACGTTTTCTACAAAGATAGGTATAATCAGATGCGGGTTAAAACATTAGGCGGGTACATGACTCATATCACCTACCCGCCTACGCTTTTCAATGCATGTGATAAGCCGCTAGAGCTTTCTTAGCCGAATCCCTCGACCTGTACTTAGCCGGCCATAACTTTCCAGTCTTGTTACTAACCACTCTCCAGTCACTTCCTACTTTCTTTATGCACCCCGACTTGGGACACTTGCCTGAGTTCTTGGTAACCTTCCTTTTTTGAATCATAACATTAAATTTTTGTTACGGTTATATTATAATCAATCAAATTTATTACTACTTGTTTCAACTCAATATTCGAAAAATCAACCATAACCAAGGATATATTACCATACAAAAAATTACTTATAACATCACTTGTAAAAGCGGCTACATCGCCACCCATTTCGACTTTATAATACACATACATATGCTGTTTATTAATAATACAGCTTTTTATCTTATCGAAACCTTCCTTGGTAGTATTTTTCTTAAAATCAATTCCTTCTAAAATATAACTTGAGATATCCACTCCAGAAGAACCTATCTCCTTATAAGTCCCATCATCCATCAAAGCCTTGGTTCCTGTACCGGCCGTAGAGAAGTTGATGGCCCTGTTATCTCCGACTGGGTCACCACCAATCGTTAAGGATATGTCCTTGGTTTGGTTAGATACCGATTGTACGGTATGACTGGTGACAATGGACGTATGGGTAAGGTCGCTGGATATATAGATCATTACATGATAAGATACAATGCCCCCAGCTCCCGTATTGCATCCAGAGCGCAACATAGCTTGAATATTCCCGGATAAATCCTTAGTTAATATCAAGTCCCCAACCCCATACCTCGATGATGTTCCGGATAAAAGATATTGAATTGGTATATCAACCTCACATTTAGAAGCTATTATATCATATTTCGCTTTGGTAAGGGTAAATTCCTTATCAAAGCCCAAATTAAATAATATAGTTCTAAAATCATCCTCGCTATCGAGATTATCGCTCAAGAAGCCCGGCTCATGAACATCTATATCCTGCCATGTGCCGTCACCACGAAGAAAGGCTGTACGCTTCTCCGCGGCGGGAGCCGGCACCAATCCCGCAGCGCCAGCCCCGGACGCCGTGGCACCAACCATATCCTTAACCTTATCAAGCCTGCTGTCTATTTGATTACCATCATACTTACCTTGAAAATCTTCCATATAAACAAATTATTAAAATTTATTGTATTTCAATATTAAATAAAACAAATTGTCAATCACAATATTCATTGTGATAAAAATCAACCAGTTTCAACGGAAATCAAACCATAACTGATATCATTTGAAAGTATAAAAGGGGAATGATAAACACCCTCCCCTATATGTTAATAAATCAAGGTGATTATATGCCTTTTTACACTAAAATCGTAAAATGGTATATATCTATACAGAAATCCGTACCGGGTTCCACCAAAACCCTCTACCTTCTGGTAAGGTACTTACATCGAAGGCTTCTTTTGCCGATTTTCTGATGATGTTAAAAGCACCATTGATATCGGCGTTAATAATACTACCGGAAGATGTTTTGAACAATCCTCGTTTGACACGTCTTCCGGCATATTTATCATGCTTACAAATCTGCTCGTTATCCAAGAAACTACATTTTGAGGTATAGGATTCCTCAACGATCTTAACATTAATACCCTCAAGTCTTGAAGCTCATTGTAATATACCGAGCTTCGCTTGATTATATGTTGTTCGACTAATCTCATGACATATATATATAGATTATTATTTATACATAAAAATAATTCGGTACATTTGTGGTGTAAAGTTGTATATAATCACCTAAATCAATAAACTTTCTCCTCATTGCTAAACCAACGCACTATCATCTTGAACCGGCTCTCAATGTCATTCACGAACCTTGCCAAGAACCAATCGCCACGAAGACGATCACGCCACCTCCGATGATAATCGACAGCCCTGGGGTCGATCTCCCGGCCAATATCGTTCACGTCCTTAACCCATACCGGTAGGTTATTAGTATCGTCCTTAACCTCGTTGAAGTAGTCGTTGATATTGATCTTCTGGTCTACTTCCGTCACCAGTATATCACGGCTATCGTCGTTAGTTATAGGATATCTTAGGCGCTGGCTCATGTCGTTCTTATCGGCGATGGTCATCCTAAGCTCTCCACTGTTGTTGGTATCGTTATAGAACCATGCCTTATTAAATCCAGTTGTTCTTCTAACCTGATAATTAACCTCATCCTGATACCTTCTGGCATCCATCCTATATTGGTAGTTCGTGAGGATCTTATTCACATACTGCTCACGTACCGGGACTTCTACAACAAACGGATATAGCTTACCATAAAATACCTGATACGATTGATTGGTTAAGCCATGAGACCACAATCCCACTTCCCGACTATCACTAGAATAGTTCTTACCAGACTGGAAATAATGTTGATGCTCGATATAATAATCCGGGGTGTACGATAAATATGATTTCCACTCACCCTTCAAACAATTATATCCAACGGTAAAAGAGACGTCCGTGAAATGGCTGGTGTCCGAAAGCTCCACCGCCTGCCCGTTCCTGTAGAACCGGCCTCCCCTGAATTGGTACTCGCTTGGATTCCCTACCGGTATGTAATCCCTCTTGGTTATCAATACCCTCTTGAAACGATTATCCCAACCCATGGACAGACCTATACCAAAGAACTTGTTATCGATATCATAATAAGACAGCTCAGCATCCGTATCGGCGTTATATATCCGGCTACGGATGATCTTCATCTGAAGATGCTCCTTAAACCAGTTTCTAAGCCCCGGTGTGACCTCCGTAAGATTCCTGCCATTAGAATCTACCTTGAATACCTGACCACGCCTTAAATCGACCCAAAAATGCCCAAATTCACAACTGATCATATCCCGGCTCTGGGTCCCGGAATATCCTAACGTCGTATTATTATACTCGATACCACGAGAGGCGAAAAGACCACCTGTACCTAGCTCACTATTCTCCGGGGATATTCTCTCCGCCAACACGTCTATAGCGTTGTACAGCCCTACCTGATTCTCAAAGCGGGCTAATATCTGATCCGACTCTATCCCCTTCATGCTTATGAGTTTCCCAAATGAGGTCTTGAACTCATGGTAATCCATAGGCTTGTACGACAGCCAAGGGTCGGTCATGCCGTTCTCCGAAACGTCGGCGGTGCTCCATATGACGCCGTTGGGTCTTTGGTAGGCGCAGTCCCAAAAATTGCTATCATACGTCTCTGGTAATGACCTTCCGCCTAGCGTAAAACGATTCTTGTACACAGGACTCATCTTAAACACATTATCCCTTGATATAGGGACATTACGCTCTTGGGTCCATGATATATAATCCCCTACTTCTGGATAGAAACCCTCATAAGGCTCAGACCCAGCTATACGGAAATTACAATTAATCTCAGACTCCACTAGAAACTGAGGTATGCCGTAAAAATACAGAAAGAAACGACCACTAAGATACATATCCCCGGTCTTGCAAGCCATCTCATAAGCACTCTTACGGCTAGGGAACGAATATAGCGATCCAGTATCCGTGTCAGTCTTATTAAGATAATCCTCCCCGGTATCATAATTAACAAAATAACGTGGATACCCGATATTCCGATAGTCGTAGTAAGGGAATGGTATCATATCTCCCTGACCAAACTGGGTCAAGTAAAACATAGGCATTTTTCTTTTAAGCGAGAATCTGGATATAAACACATCACCTCCAAAAACAGGTTTACGCTTACCCTCATCCATCAACCCGCAACCACCTAACGATACCCATCTGATATCCTCTATCTGCCCGTATTGAGCCGGAGAATATTTCTTTATCCTCATATAGGGGCAGGATACGAAAGATTCACGTGTCATAAAATGAGGCGTCATACCAGCCACCTCGTCGTTACGAATATTACACTCATCCTGAATACGGCTGGTATCATAACTTGAAACCAACTCCGGATATTCAAGCATATACTTATCCATACCAAATGACATGAACAACGAATGCTCACGATCGAGGTTGTTTATGACAATAGGCTTACCACCTACGGTTTCCCCCTGCGACGAGATGTCTGTTACCGGATATAACCCGCTCTTAATATATTTAGCCGTTGACAATCCACGCAGCTCCGACGCCCCTATTTTTTGGTAAAATAAATTATAATGGGCGACAGAAGTATAATAATAAGCGTAATTCCATCTAGGTCCCCTATCTATCAAGGCCGTTAACCACTGATACCTGTACTTGCCTATATCCACCACGGACTGAGCAGTGGCCTTGGCGATACCTGTAGCCAGACGGATAGCCGTCAGCGCTATGCCGACAGGGTTGGCCAAAAACATCACGCCTCCACCGACATATTGCTGTGAAGCCGACTGATATGTATACTCAGCTATAGCGGATATTAAATTAGCCATAGCCTCCACCGTAGCCAATGACGTTGCCATACTATAAGCCTTACTTCCTAATATCGTCCATTTAGGGTGATCCTCCACCTCCCTGAATATACCAGAGGATTTACCTAATTGATAACCATCAACAAGGCACTCAGTGGGAGCGTCAGGCTTGTTGAAGGCAATATCAGGGCTTAAGAATGAATACCAGATATTACCCTTCCTATTAAACGGATGCGTTATAAAATTCTCACGATTAATATCCTTATAGATATACATATCATCAGACAAATCGTTGTAAGGATAATTAGGATAAAGGTTAGCCGATCCGTCGGGATCATCGTACTTAAACATATCATAAGCCAGACCTGTACCAATAACACTCTTATCCAAGGCCCTATCTCCACGATATAGCTCGTATCCGATTATAGAGTCACGTCTAGCCTTATCTATAAGACCATTCTCTACCGCTATATCCAGAAACTCATTAACGATATCGTCATCAAGCATCACCCCCATAGGATAAATATAGGAGTCAACTCCATATTGACCGGTCAGTTGAGACGGATTACCCATAAAAGGAGCGACAGAGTTATCAGGGAACTTGTAATGACGTATAGGTTTCTGACAAAATGTGGTTGACGTATTGGGGTACTCAGCGTTATCCCCATTACCAGTGAAATAAGACTTACCCTCAACGGATTTAGGAGACCCATAGTATTTCGTCAAAGAATCTATTATATCCTTCCTCTTTGATCCTCCCGATGATATCCCGATCTTACTTGAATCATACAACTCAAAATTAGCCGGATACTTATTGGTAGACTCCCAATATCCGAAATCACCATACTGATATGGTCTGGGAGCGCAATCAGCGGGTTTATCTCCACATGAGATACATTTCGCCTCATAGGTAACAAATCTTCTTAATTTCAATTCTTTCGTGAAGAAGAATACGTATTTCACCTCCAGTGGCCGAATGCCAAAACAGAACGGGGCGGGGAAGATGGCGGTGCCGGCCGTATAGAATCCGGCAAGCTCCTTCATGTCCTGCCTCATGGCGAAACCGGTGAAGAACACGCATACCGCAGGCTCGATGCAAACATATATCTTATGGAAAGTAGTCTTGTCATCATTCCAGAACAAGTACTTTGGCATCATAAATATCTTATGATTCACGTAATTCACTATAACACCTTTCTTGGCATCATTAGCCAAAGGATTAGGAGCCACGGTACCTTCCTTGTCCGAGAAAAACGTTATACGAACCTTATTGTATGATGACGAGTCGCCGATCGGATAATTATAGTTACCCATCATCTCTATATACATAATACCGTTATCAGGATCGGATAAACCACTTATGTATTTCTCGTAATCCAACTCCACCCATCTGGCGTATGAGGATACATGTGGATAGAACTTGAAATAAGTCAAGTTGCTTCTACCAAACCAATTGGTCTTGGCGTCAATATCATTCTGCATAGACACACGACCTTCCCAGTCAGTAGTTATACCGGTATTAAACTTAGAATTATCACCATCGCCAAAAAGACACATGGCGTTCTCGATACCAAACTGACTCTCATATTGGGGGAAATAAGCCTCCATCGTATCCATTAACTGATCAAGCATCGTCTCCGTATGCTTCTTTCCTTCCCATCCGGGATATTGATACAAATATGTGCACTTACCCAATGACCTACCTCCTTGGAACGTTGGTAGTTGCACATCGTTAATAGTAGGATTCACGTAAGGATCACCTACCGAACACCCATTAGTACATATACCCTCATCATATAACTGCCGGACATTAGACATATCCTGGCACAAGACCAAGGCGGAAGAATCTATGTCAGACGGGAATTTATCCTCATCCTGACCATCCAGCCATTCCTGAACCAGATCTATGATATTCTTGCCTCCACTAGAGTAATTATCAAAATCACACAATACAGAAAACTTCCTTTGAGACTCAGCATTACTTTGTATTAATGTAGTAGGCTCTGTCTCCGTATAATCACTAGCTAACTTATATGTAAAATCAATCCTAGAATCCACCAAAGAGTTTTTATCCAATATAGTCCTGGTCTCTATCCTCTCGATATCATCACATCCACTAGGGAAATCGGGAGCCTTTATACCGTCTTGATCCTCAGGTAACGATATAGCCGCACATAACTCGTCAGTAATGCCTACATTGGATTCTATAAGATCACACAGATTCTCTATATTGTCAGCGATATAATCAATAGCATCATCTACCGTAACATCTTCCCCCATCGTGTTGATAACGAATTGGGTCTCTCCTACCGTGGCGTATTCCTGTTCTACATATCTAAGTTGCTTGACATCTAGCTGATTCTTGCATTCTCCCCCAAAATCATCAAATCCCCAAGACGGGTCGTTTATGGTCTTTGCCGTATTCTTAAACTGCCAAAGATAACGGCGGCTGTTCCCGGCGCACTGCGGGTTGTTCTCCAATACCGAAGCCGCTGATAGGTCTTCAGAGTTGCCGTCCTCATCAACGATAACCTCCATCTCCTCCCTTGTGGCCGGACGAGGGATAAGCGGGAATCTAGCTGTCCTGTATCCCGTATTGGTAAAGAATCTTATACCCAACGGATATACCTCGTCACGCATGAAAGAGGCGTATTTAGAGCAAGCCACACCGTCTTTATATAGATTCTCCGTGGCTATCGATGTCTGCCATTTAACGAAATGACCCAAGAAATTAACGACCGGTTGAAGATTCCATTCATTCTCCACGGTCAAGCCGTATTGAAGAAGACGATTCCCGACAGACGTCATGCCTCTGGCTGTCTTATATACCGGTATTTCCTTGGATAACTTCTCCATGGTCGTACGCTCGCTATACTGATCCGTAAGGTAATAGATGGTCCTTTCCGTTATCGGATGTATACCTTCTATGAAATACTCAAGAACCGGGCTTTGCTCACCATTAAACCCAACCGTGTTCTGTATAACACCTATCTTATAATGAGATACCTGCTTATCTATATTGGATACAGTAAGCCGGATACCCATGTTGGTTGATTTGCCCCATAAGCCATCACGAATGACTATATCCTGACGATCGAATATCATGATAGGGTTGGTCAATGAGCAATATCCGGTCTTCTCTATCCCGAACTCATCGCACAACGCCACGCAGAACTGGTAGGTCCCGGCACGCAGGCTTCCCCCGAACTCCACGACCTCAGGCTCCACGCACGGGGCCGTCAGCAGCGGGAATACCAGTAGCTTCTCGCAAGCCAGCCTACACCTCTCTATTGGCTTATCATCCCCACATGTCTTATATCCATGATAATGATACCAGAAGTCACCATCATCATCCGGATTAAGTGCCTTGTCAACCATAACATATCGCTGGGGGTTATATCCATCAGTCCAGTATATCACCTTACCACACTTCTCATCCTTGATCTCTATATCAAAGATCGGGTGATGAATGGAAAAGTTAAGACAAGGGTCATCGGTCCCATCCTCTATCAACACCTCCATCAAATCACATATCTCATCGAAACGACCATCCGACTCCTCAAGCCTCTCGCCAAGGATACGATGGATGTCCTTTCCCGATCCAGCCAATTGATCCTCCACGGTCTTGATATAATCCAATGACCGCATGAACGTGATCTTAGACGTATTATCATCCGGATTAGATAGAAAGAAATAAGTATTATCACCAGCTATGTCATTCTTATACCCAATAACCTTATAGCCATCAAATCGCTTACATAAAAGGGTACTAGGCTCGTTCTGGATCTTAAGCTGGCTTCCATCGTCACCCTCTATGGTAGCGTTCAAGGCGAAACTGTACTCAGACGGGGATAGGTCCTGTGGATGCTTATCCCTGTTCATCCCGGAATCGGGAACCGCTATATTAGAATTATTTTGCACGATGTTATGTTTTTCGCAAATATAGCAAATCCGCCAGATAATCACTTATGTGGCGGATTCTAATAAACTGTACGTATTATGCAAAACATTCAAATCGCACAAAAAATAGAAAATCCTTCTGACTCTTACAAGCCAGAAGGAAAATCTAAACACTTTGCAACGTTTACCCCTAATGAAAATACAAAAACATAATAATTATGGATTTTTCCCCATGTAGCTTGATTGCTTGTCGGCGTCCTCTACGGATATGTAGAAGAACCCGTTAGTCACGTATCTCTCATTGACGTCCACAAAATCAGTAGATCCTTTGTCCACCCCTTTCTTCGATCCCTCATCACACACAGCGACCAGACTATTAAAGTCATTGGAATAACCTACGACTACACCGTGCATATCCCGATTTCGAGGATCGAATACGTACCTCATCTTACACCTATCGTAAGCTAACTCTAAAGAGCTTTTGCTTAGCCTCTCATCTAATCCAGCACCCGCTACCAAGGCCAAAACGCTCTTTGATATGTCACTCATGGTGGTATCCTTGGCCGGAGCCTTAGGTATAGAAACGCCTTCCATGACAAAATCCAACGCCTTATCTACAAGACCATCGAAATCATCATCTCTTATATAATCCTTAAGCACCTCCAGTATATATAACCGGACATGGAGTTCGTTATTGACATCATTCAATGTAATCATAATACTAGTTTTTGGCAAAGCTAGATTATTTCTGTGCAATAAAAGATCAAATATGTCATAAGCGAAGGACTAAAAAAAATAAAAACTCCCCCATCCTCACGGACGAGAGAGCTGATAGATATTTGTATTATGAAAAAGAATAATCACTCACCTATTCTTACAATACAGTCACGAGACTCCTTGTTATAAATCATCGTACCTACCTTAGAATACAAGGTCTTTATATTTTGCCAATTATCCTCGCCGTGAGCGGATACGTTAGTAGGGGCATCACCGGTATAAACCTCCTCACCTCCTATGTTGACAAAATCATATCCACGTTTCTCCATCGTTCCGCCCTTATAAGCTGTAAATTTGATAGTTACATTCCCTCTTTCTCGACCGCCATACCAGTTGCCGTATATACCACATCTGATCTCAAGAGGTAATTTATCGTAATTATCGCCATCCAATAACGGCCCCATCTGGATCAAAGCTGCCTCATTACCTGATTCCATGTTATCACCACCGTGGATAAGATAATCACCTACCCGCTCCTGCGTGGTCTGGTACTGTTTACTCCAACCAACCAGCTTGCCGTCCACGTCCGGGAGGCCGGTGTTGTCGAAGCCGGTTGCCGTGTCGAAGTCAATGCCGTCCTCGTCATCCCAGATATACCTAAGCACAAGGAAATCAAACTCAGGGATGATTACCACCGGAACCGACTCCTGCCTGCACACGAACGTCTTCTCCTCCTTGGTGCCTTCTTTTATAACCTTGTACGTAGCCTGACGTATTTCGCCAGTCTCATTGATATCAGCGGTAACCCTAACCTCAGCAGGGCCGGTACCACTTGTCTTATCTAAATGTATCCAATCAGCCATATCATCGTATTTTGTTAAATAAGTTTAATATACTTATCAAAAGCGTTGGGCCACATACGCTCATGAGACAGCATCCTTCTCCTATTATCCTCAGCCAGTTCCCGATAATCATTTAACGTGATCATCGACATCTTAAGCTCCTTCATAGCCCTAGCGAACTTACCCGGCTCTTGTTGGGCGTATAGCTTATAAGCTTCACCAGCGCCTTGTATCAAGCCATTCACGGCAGCGTTCTCGAAGATCTTCATCTTGATATACGTCTCGACATAATCCTCAAGATAACCTAAATCCGTCTCAGGTATATATGGTAGACCATCCTCATCCTTAGGAGTAGCCCTGTATACGATATAAATAAATCCGTCAAAGCCGGTATACATAGTATTGCCGGATATAGTTATATCATAATTATCCCAAGCGTATTTATCCCGATACTTATCAGCGGCGCAATCACGCCTCAATCCACGACCTATAGATAACCTTACTGGGTGATGGTAATGGAAACGAACCTCATGGGATCCGATATAAATCTTCTCCGTGATCGTCTTCTCAAACTCTTCCTTACAACACTCGGTGCAGGAGTTCCAACGAAACCCGCGCTCCGTGCGCTCAACCCAGCCGATCTCGTGTTGGAGGTCAGCCTTAGCCTTATCGCCGCCAGGGATCTCGCAAACAAGAGGCTCACACCTGTAAGCGTCAAGCATGTCGAAGAAATCGGATGGTAATACCGCCTGCTTGTTACTGGTCTTGATAACCGCCTCAGACATGATGGCTATAACACCCCCAAACCTTTTTAAAGCGATCTCAGCCCACCTATAAACAGATGAGGTATCTATAGCCCCGCTATCATCGTATTTATGTAAATCGGCCTTGATCTCGGCCAATAAGCCCTTTATCGTCACGTTATTAAATTATTAATTTATTTATTAAATTCACATTCGTATCACAAAATGTTTACTCTAACCGGGTTAAACGCCAACCCACTATCGATTATCTTACTGACGTAAGAATCACCGAATACTTTTCTTCCAATCCCAATAGCTCCGTTGACATCAGCGTTAATCAGCTTTCCGATAGAGCTTTGGAACAATCCACGTTTCTTTCTTTTGCCGAGATAAACATCATGCTTACACAGTTTCTCAAAAGCCAGATGATCTACTTTGGAGGTATAGGATTCCTCATTGGTTTGAAAGTTTATTCCAACCAATTTACATTTGTAAAAAATCTTATCAATTAGCTTGGAGAACGGAATCTCAACGAACTTCTGATTTATCCTCTTTCCTAGATTTACTCCATTCTTCCATCCTCTGTTTAACCCTACTACAAGACTACCAATATTATTGTCAATACAATAATTGACAATAAACCTGCTGATCTTATGGATATGATCATCTATCCAAAAATTCCTATAATTATTTAGCCGTCTAAGTCTCTTTGAAGTTCCCTTATCGCCAATATATGACATCAATCTGGCTTTCTTCTTATTATACCACTGATTGAAGGATTTAATAATCTTACCGTTTACAATGAAAGGCTTGATACCTACATTGCTTATACATGTACATAAATTATTCAATCCCAAATCAATCGAAAGAACATTATCCTTATTCAGGTTTAGATCCTGTTCCTTCTTCTCATAAATAACCTCAACCACATAGCAAGTCGCTTGTGGAATTACCCTAACCTGACATAATTTGTTATCTCCTATTTTTGTTTTAATTGATGGAATTATGTTTTTGATGAAATGGATGTAACCATCCTTTTTTAATCTACAAGAATTTGTTGTAAATACAACCATATTCTGCTTCTTGCCTCGTTTGTACTTCGGCAATTTAGGTTCTGAGTTGAACTTAGAAGGATTCTTTTCATATTCCTTCTTTAATCTTATCCAAGACTTTATTACCGAAAATACTTGAGCTACGACTTGCTGAGATACCGCTGTCGGTAAATTCCTGAAATCAATCTGATTCTCCTTACATAGTTTAGTAGAGAACTCATATTCCTTTAGATAGTTACCATCGAATATCCCTTGCCTGACGTTGAAAAGAACATAATTGTACAACAACCCGGATTTGAGGCAGATATCCTCAAATCGGTTGTCTTTTATGATATGTCTCTCAACTAATCTCATTCTTAATATCTTATGCCATAAATATAAACATTCTTTATGAAATAAATGATTTATTCAACCATAACAAACTCTTTTGTACAAAGATAGACAATAGTATATATCAAGCAAAAGATCCAGTCTACCCTCACGGGCTAACTGGATCACAAAAACTTCTACAGTTTATAAACCCATTTAACTCCAAATACCTTACTTTCCGATTCAACTTCCCGGTACAAGAACTTATATCTCCTTCCAGACTCCATAGCCATCCTACACTCCTTGTTTAATGCTGGAGAGATATATAAATGAAAATACTTATTCCTCGGCATAAAATCCATACACGTATGGACGTAAGAATATCCACCTGTCCCACGCCTGTTTATAGTCCCGGTAAGTTTATTCAGATATATCTTACGGTTGGGATTAATCTTATGACATAGATAACCGATGTTATTTATATAAACCCCGCCCTCATTATCTAAGTACTTATCACGTATGACTTTCCAGATCAACGACTGACATTCGAGAATATCATTCTTCTCCACGATCGTATGCTTCCTCCTCTTTCCGTTCTTAGACATAATAGACCTGTAGAACCGAAGAAAGTATTGATCAAGTATTTTAAACGACTTAACTTTCATGCCACAAATATAACAATTCTATCCTAATTCGAGTAATATTTAGATGACTTTTGGTGTGAGTGTAACGGTGATAAGGCCGCACTTACCGCCGCGGCACAGGCTGACGCACAGAGACTAGCGCAGGAAAAAGCCAACGCTATGGAATGCGATTGCCCCAAAACATGGAGCGCTAGTGTAACGACGTCTAGCGGAAGCGGGAAAACGATAAATTACACCATACAGTATAATAATCCATGTGGATCGGGAAAGACGTCTAGGATGACTATAGGATACAAGAAAACGAATGGTCAATGGGAATACGAGACGAGAATAGTCCCTATTCCTTCCGGATCAGGGACTTTCTCTGAATCTACAACAACCAACTACGGGATATCATCTGGAGCTTACGCTTATTACGAGGATGGTCAAGGAAGTGGATCTTGTTGACAATAAAAAAGGAGGGGTTAGTTGGCCTCTCCTTTTTATTGTATATACATTATGGTATATAATTATCTATGTTTATATAAATCTAAGATCCTTTTTCTTTGTATGATTCAATATCCTACTGATATGTCTTGTACTAAAACCTGTTTTGTCTTTTATCTTATCATAGATATAGTTCTTTGATACGTATGCTGACATCTCTCCAAGATCCTTTATAATCTCATCATACATATCATGTATCTCATTATATTTTATGATTGAGCTATCTCTCATTCCTCTTTCCCGATACCATCAACAACATCCTCAGCACCGAAGAAATTGATTATAGATCTTATTATGTTCATGCTTATTGAATTTTTTGCGTTTTCTTATTAATATCCATATCCGGATTCTCATCCGTAGGTATCTGTAGTTTGGTTATCGTCTCCCTTAACGTCTCAGATACCACATATTCCAGTAACTTATCAGGGCATATGAAATCATAATCCCATTGAGATATACATGGATCATCTTTTTTCGTTCCACATCCCCCTAGCTCTAACGCAGCTTTTCTGTCAAGGGTTATAAGATCCACGTTTATAGCCTCTATATTTATATCAGGTATATAGATATATCCATCATTGACGTAATAATAGTATTGATCTATATTACCATATTTACGTTCCTTGTTATTAGCGTATTTCCTTAACGATATAGGAGTAAATATAATATCATCCATGATGTTCGATACCTTTATAATAGCCGGTCCTATACGGGTATATATCATATCGGGAAGCCTTTTCTTGGATCTCATAAGTATCCGGCATAACTTAAACTCATCAAAACAGCAATCAACCTTCCGGACTCTCTCCATCTCCAGACAATTGATATGGGTATATAGCGATTCCTCGCCGAACAAAGTACCGTCAGCGTATTTCTGGGCTATATACGATCTGGCTTTCTGCCTTCCTATAGATAATATCCACCTCCTACTGACATGAGCGTCCTTATTGATGGAGTTCATATCATTTATGATCCTAGATACAAATTCTGAATTTTTCATGCATGAAATACTAAGGAGGGGATATACCCCTCCGGTTATTACTTCTTTTTCTTAACCTTGCCTCCACATTTCATTTGAGGTTTCTTTTTCTCGGAGACTTTGCCTCCTTCTGCCATCTTCTTTTTCTTAGCACATGCCATAGTCTTACTTTTTTAATGTTAGTGATACAATATTAGTCATTTCTATCGAAAATAGAATAAACGAGGTTGATGAAACTACCAACTTACCGCCGCGGCACAGGCTGACGCACAGAGACTAGCGCAGGAAAAAGCCAACGCTATGGAATGCGATTGCCCGGAGCAGAAGACGTGGTCATGGTCTGTATCTATGAATAATGATTGCATGAGTCATGAGCAACTTGTCACATCAAGAGGATTTACGATTACGTATAATAATCAATGTGGTAGATTTATATCTGGCTCTGTGAGTGGTGTAGGATATACACAAAACGGAGAAGAGCAGGTCAATAGCGCTAGCTTCACAATTCCCCCGGGATCTGGAAGCAAGAGTGGAAGTGTGTATTTTAGCCGAGAAGTGGTATGTGGAGATGTAACAATCTCTGGTCATGATTCAGGTAATTGTTGACAATCACTGCTGTAATGGTTTTTTAATAAAAAGGAGAGACTTATTAGCCTCTCCTTTTTTTGTTATACATCAGAATCTTAACAGCTCCCAGATCCTCCCCCAGAAACCCTTATGGATCCACATTGTACTCCTGAATCAAAACCTATGACACCGGTTTTTTTACCAGACCCAGTAGGTATACTTACGGTAGTACTTCCAGCCGTAACGGTTTGTCCATGATCATTCCTACCAGTAACAGTTACAGTTATTGATTTAGATGATCCACATTGATTATTGTAAGACACTTCATAGGAGCACCTTAAGGTGGATGTAGAACCAGACAGGCCATTACAAGGATCACCGCTCCGCATAGCGTTGGCGCTCCATGTTTTGGGGCAATCGCATTCCATAGCGTTGGCTTTTTCCTGCGCTAGTCTCTGTGCGTCAGCCTGTGCCGCGGCGGTAAGTGCGGCCTTATCACCGTTACACTCACACCAAGCGCCATTGTTTCCGCCAGAACCCCAGGAAGCGGAAGCCTTCGGAGCCGTACATCCTGACGGACAACCTTGCTTGGTAGCAGTAGCCTCTACATAATCATTACATACTCTTCCACTGCAACCCGCATTCGCTAATGCCTGAGCTTGAGATCTAAGACTCTCTATCTTATCGCTAGCCTGAGCGTTGGCGGAAGACGTGCTAGAAGCGCATATAGATCCAGAAGGTACATCCGGATAGGAGATCGTTACTCCACAAGGTCTATCAGATGGACAATTCCTACTAGTAGCAGATCCTCCTTGGAAACCGATCGTATTACAGCAAGCAGATCCATAGCTTAGATATTCCTCTCTTCCACAATCATTTCTGTATAAAGCTACACTTTCGCCAGATCTACACTCAGCCTCTCCTATTCTACTCCAAGAATTAGGATCACAACAGCTATCGCAAGATCCGCCGGAGCATCCACAGCCACAAGACTCATGGAGCCTGTTCTCCGTCTCGTCGGAATGGCACCCTGTGCTATCCGTCCTTCTATACCTAGCCCATACGTCGCCTCCGGAGCAATAGTTTCCGCCATCATAGCTCCATCCTGACCAGCTTGGAGGAGTATCCTCACAGTTTCCGTTCTTGTTAGCGTATGCCTGAGCGGCGTTCTTGGTAGCCGTATCGTTCTTAAACGCGTCTTGAACCTTCTTGTTGGCATCAGCTTGGGATACCGTTGACGTGATATCAGCCAATCCAAGGGCGCTATAAGGCACGGACAACGCGATACCTTGCTTACAGCTACCGCAATTGTTCTTGTAGAACGTAGCGCTTCCGGTACCGGTCCATACGCAGGTGCCATGCTGGTTGGCGTAATCCTGCCCCTTCTGGTCTAGGATCTGCTCTGCCTTGCTCCTTGCATCCGCCAAAGAAACCTTGCTGGTGATAGCCGTGCCGCCGTTGGCTTGCGTGGAGGTCACCGTTATCCTCTGGCCTACCCCGCCTTCGGCGCAGTTGTTCTTATAGAAGTCACGGCTTGCCACGTAAGTCCATGTACATCCTCCGTTCTTATTGGCGTAAGCCTGACCCTCAGATCCACGAACGGCATTCTCAGCTTTCTTATTGGCGTCAGCCAAGGAAACGGTGGAGGTGTACGGGTGTCCCGGAAGCTTGCTGCTGCTTACGGATACCATGTCTCCTACGCCGCCATCAGCGCAATTGTTCTTCTGAACCTGACCGGTATAGCTTCCTGTCCACGTACAAGTACCCTTCGAGTTAGCTACGCTCTGTCCCTGAGCCGTAACAGCCGCCAATGCCTTGGCGTTAGCGTCAGCCTGAGATACACATGACTTGAACTTGCCATCAGAGCTAGGAGCCGGATCCGTAACATCATTCTGAGTCACGGTAACAGAGCTTCCAACCCCACCATCCGCACATTGACGGGTGAAGGCCTTAGATGCCGTACCAAACCAGAAGCATGTCTTATTACCACCAGCTATATACCGCTCTTGATTCTCAGGATCAGTATAGCAGGTATTGGTATTACGTTGATGTAATTTAGAGATACAGTCCTTACATACGGTTTCGATAGTCTCCCAAACCGGTTGCTCATCCTTAGTATGACACGTGTCATCATAGTTCTTGTTAACGAACGCCTGACCCATCCTATCGATGTAGGCCTTAGCCAAAGCGTCAGCCTCCTCTTGTGAACGGGTAGAGGTGAAGAACTGTCCCATAAGATCCGGGGTTACGGTAATAGGATCAGCATACTGGCAAGTAGGACACTTAGGAGTGAACTCCTTACTATAATTACCGACATATATCTTCAACTCATCACAAGTACCACGATCGTTAGCTATAGCCTGACCTTGTGCCTTGACAGCGGCCTTAGCAAGCTCGTCAGCGGCGTATTGACTCTCGTATGAGTAGAATGGACCTCCGGTTACATCAGCCTCAGTAACGGTAACTGAAGACGGAATCAATCCTCCCGGACAGTTATCCTTCTCGAATGCCTCACTATAATGACCGGTATATTTAGGAGCCTCATGGCAAGTACCACGCTCATCGGCGATCTTCTGACCTTGATTCATTACAGCGGCCATAGCCACTAAATTAGCCTCATCTTGAGATACACAAGACTGGAACGGATGACCATCTACCATGTCTTGGGTTACGGTGAACGGATCTCCTACCTGATTAGCTCCGCAATTGCTCTTCGTGAACTCGAAGCTAGCCTTACCGGTATACATAGTAGCGTTAGAGCAGGTACCCTTGGTATTAGCCAAAGCCTGTCCTTGAGCTTGTACAGCGGTCATAGCCATAGCGTCAGCGGCGGTCTGTGAGTCGTTGGACTGGAATGGGTGCCCTTCTACCATATCTTGAGTGATCGTCACCTTAGATCCGATCTTGCACTCACCACAGTTGTTTCTCGTGAACTCCAAGGAAGCACGGCCGGTATACGTACAAAGGGCGTGGATATTGGCAAGAGCCTGTCCTTGGGCGTCAACGGCAGCCTTAGCCTTGCTGTTGGCATCCTCTTGAGACACGGTGGAAGTAAATGGATAACCATCAACCATCCTATCGTTTACCGTATAAGTTCCACCAGTACCAGTACCACAATTGTTACGGGTAAACGTACGTGTATAAGTACCGGTATATACAGGAACCTTCTCACACTTACCTTTCACGTTAGCCACATCCTGACCTTGGGCCTCAACAGCGGCCTTAGCCTTGTTATTGGCGTCATCCTGAGACACGGTAGACCTGAAGTCTCCTGTCACCATAGTCTCATCCACGACAACCTTAGTACCGTATTGAGTCTCATCACAGTTATTACGAGTGAACTCCTTATTATACCTACCGTAGTAGATCGTCTTCTCCTTACACTCACCTTCTAGGTTGGCTTGTTGCTGGGCGTTAGCCTCCAAATCAGCCTTAGCCTTATCATCAGCGTCTTTCTGAGACAATATAGAGAAGTACTTGCCGGCGGCTACAACATAAGTATAAGGTTGACCGATATGGAACTCATCGCAATTGTTCCTAGTCACGGTCTTCTCCATTCTTACGTTATAGTAGACGTTAGTCTGGCAGTCACCACGCTCGTTGGTGATAGCTTGACCTTGCGCCTCCACAGCGTCCTGCGCCAGCTTATTGGCGGCATCCTGTGATACTGTAGAAGTAAACGGATAGCCGGTACACATCTTCTCATCCACGGTAAAGTCAACAGGCGTAGAACCTTCAGGACAATTGGTTCTCTGGAATACCTTAGAATACGATCCGGTAAATACCGGTATCTTCTCACAATTACCCTTGATATTGGCTATATCCTGACCCTGAGCCTCTACAGCGGCTTGGGCTAACTTATTAGCCTCCTCCTGAGATACGATGGATCTAAAGTCACCTTCTACCATAGTCTCGTTAACAACCACATCCGTTCCGTATTGAGTGGAGTCACAATTGTTACGGGTAAAGGTCTTGCTAAACTTACCATAGTAGATGTTCTCCTTAGGCTTACACTCACCTTCCAGATTAGCTTGTTGTTGACCATTCTTTTCAATATCCTCAAGAGCCTTCCTGTCGGCGTCCTCTTGAGAGATAGAAGACACGTACTTACCCTCAGGTACGATGTAAACATATTCCTGACCATCACTGAACTTATCACAATTGTTACGGATAAAGGTTTTCCTTTGCTCCTCGTTATACCAGATGTCAGTTATACACTCACCATGCTCATTAGCGTACTTCTGTCCGTTAAGAGCTATATCCTCCATAGCCTTAGCGTCAGCGTCCTCCTGTGAGATAAACGACTTGTACGTCCGTTCCTCAACCACATACAAGACAACCGAACCGTGCTGGTTGGCTAGACAGTCATCCTTGGTAAACGGCTGAACCATCTTGATATTATAATAAACGGGCTTGGCGTCCTGAGCTATCATATACTCCTTGACAATACTACCGTCCTTTGACGTTATACGGAACTTAGCCGTACAGATCTGACCGGTGTAATTAGCCTTGTATACGATGTTAAGCTTATTATCGCCTACCCCATGGCTCTTATCGTTAATGGCAAAGCAATTACCCTCAACGCAATTCTTATCTACTTCCCTTGCCATGTCAATCCTCCTCTATTCTCCATGAAACATTATCTCCGGCCTCTACCCTTACGATTTGAGTATCACCATCCTTATTAAACGTCAACTTTTGCGGATCCACGTTAAAGGGTGGTTCCGGTTCCGGCTCCTCGCTGCCATCTCCGCAAGTGCAACATACCAGCTCAATATCATACTCAGTGTTAGACTTAATATCAATAACAACCTGACCGTTCTCACTAGTCACGTTATCAAAGTCATGATCAAGTATAATATAAGGTATATCATTAGGCTGTTGATTGATATTAACAACCTTGCCATTCAAGACGAACATCTCATGATGCTCCTCGTTATCCATATTCTTAGGCATGGCTATAACGAAGCTAGCGTCATACAGGTCAGTGGCTCCCGGATCCTCAGGATCGGCGTACACCACGTATCTGCTATCCTCGTCAGGTATCTTAACGGATAACCCGTTGACGTTCATAGACACCATATAGCATTTACTTACCGAACCACCAAGGGTAAGGCAGGAGGCCTTGACCGAGGCGGAGTTAAGCTTGGCGTTGATGACCGCCGTCCCACCCTCCATGTCGAACATGATATTGGCCGGATCTACGCTCACCCGCTCAATACCCTTCTGGGTTATGGTAGCGAGTTTCGTTACCTTGCCTTTCTCGACCGCTACGTAAGTCTCCCTAGGCAACCTACCCATCCATCCCGGCTCTACTTTAATAGCCACCTTATCAGGGCCGGTACCGGAAATCTTGTCGTAGGACACCCATGAGGAACCTTGCTCGATCTTAGCAAGAATATCTTTTAAATTATTCATATCATTCCGCTTGAGTTATAGTCCATTTATCACTCTTACCTACGATAATCTCCAGAATCTGCTCACCGCCCTCAGGAGGATACTCGAAGTTAGTAGGCTTAATCTCAAACACGCTGGCGCCACCACAACCAAGATCGCAGATCATGTCCGGCAACCATCCCTCCTCGAAAAAACGCTCTATAAGCTCCCTGACGGCCTCTGAAAAAGAATCAAGCTCCAACCTGTCTGCTGGGACAGACCCTTTCTTAAGTGTCTCACCACATACCCAACCGTCACACTCGGAAGCCAAGACCGTATCATACACTCTCTTAGCCATAGCATGAAGTATTTAAAATATTACTATTCAATGTAGTATATACGATATTAACATCAGCGAACTCATCGCCCATGCAATACCTTTTCTTGAACTTAATGGATCTACCAGAAACGACATACCCGTCGTTAGGTACGATAGTACCGCAGTAGGTCACGCTAAGAACATTCAGAGGCTCGTATCTTAACCTTACGGCCTGCACTCCCTTAAACGAATCCCTTTGGATGGACGCCGTTGCTCCAGATACGGCAACCAGCTTCCTTACCAGAGACTCGATTACGCTATTCATGCCATCTCCGTTCCTGATATCTGCCTCAGGAAAAGACTGACCATCATATATGATCTGGGAACTGTAGATACTACATTCATCCCCCGGTCTATATTCCGGCTTACATGGATTACAGTTATTCCTCATATCAAATCAATTTATTAATCATTCTCCTTAATTCAAGTATCTCAGCATCCCTGTCCCGTATAGCCTTTATCATAGCGTTAAGGACATCAGACATATCGCAGCTGGGAGATAATCCCAATGACTCCACACGTACCTTGTCTCCTGGATAAACACAGTCGGTGCTCATGTACGTAGAGCACGGTACTTTCGTATCGTCTACAGTAGGCCTGTATTGTTTCTTGTTACAACCATTCATTGTTACCATACCTCCTCTTCAGTTCCGCTATCGCCACCGCCATTACCGGCGTTGACAAGCTCGTTTATAATCTTCTTCAAATCCAGAACCTCGCGATGGTATAAATCTATCTGCTTATCCCTAGACGCTATAATACGCCTCAATGAGTCTACAACGACAGAGATATCAGTGCCTTTCTCTATACCGTCCACCACCAACTCATCACCTGAGTATAAGACGCATTTATCATATAAAACTATAGGACATCCATAGCCAACACAAGGCTCGTCCTGACAATCCCTATCGCAAGGATCACAAGGATCCTCAGGGCATTTGTTAAGAAACCTATCTATCTTAACGCCATGACAGCATTCTTTAGGACGCTCCCTCGAATGATCATGACAACAACCACCTGTATTACACATATTAATAATATTAATGTTTTTAGCAAAGATACTTATTTGGTTTGATTATAAGACAACGAGACGCATGAAACAATAAGAGGTAGAGACCATAAGCCCCTACCTCCAAACACTAATCTAACATTATGGAAAACACAAACGCATTCTTACCAATAACATTGATCCTCTTGATCAATATTCTCAATCCATTTCTCGCACTCAAGATTAAGATCGGCGTACTCCTGCCCCTCTACCATCAAAACCTCACGGGCTTTGGCGTTGGCATCCTCTACTGATATCCATGATCTAAACCTATTGGCTTTGATAGAATAATATACCCTACCTGATTTATATCCAAACGGACATACCTTCTCAAACCAATCACCGATCGTAGTATTATAGAATACAGGGGAGCAACTACCTTCGGAGTTAGCCTTCTCCTGTCCTTCTTTCATGAACTTCCTATAAGCTAACGTATCAGCATCAATCTGGGATATATCGGATATGACGGCTCCGGCTGGCAATTCATACACAATACCTTCTTTACCTGATGTCCCAGCCTCACAATCGTTCTTGTAGAAAACGCCACGAAGAGGCTGTGAGGCCCAGTCCTTACAGCATGTCCCAACGGCGTTGGCCTCCCCCTGCCCGATCCTTCCAAGCTCAACCATCGCCTTATCATTGGCGTCTTTCTTGGATACGTATGACACAAACCTGCCTTCCTCTACGCATATTTGTTCCTTGGGCCCCTTACCACTTACGCAATCGTTCTTGATAAACTCATCGCATACCTGATCATTATACCATACGGACGGTATTATGTCGGCATATGTGTTGGCATAGTCCTGACCGTTAGCTTTGATATCATCCTCAGCCTTGCTGTCAGCTTCCTCCTGCGTATCGCCAAAATAGACGTTGGCCGGGACCCGGTAGTCAACAGAGCCGCCCACATACCCGGCAGGCGGGTTGTTTCTGGTGAACGTCCGAACTATTTCTTTATTACCGTATACCATTGTGATTCACTTTGTCACAAAGATACAATTTAAAATCAAATTACAAAGGAAGAGCCTTTTTGCTTCTCAAAACCTTATACAAATAATCCCTTAACTGTTCTTCTGTGGTTATATATCCAAACTCAATCATCTTGGCTATATCAATCTCCAGCTCCATCAACTCCTTAGCCTTAGCCTCCTCTCCAACAGAATTTCTTATCATAGTCTCATGAAGGCCATAGACAATAATATTTACGGATCTGGCCAAATCTTGTATTTTATCTCTTAGTCTTGAAGATTCAATTATTTTAGATAAAGCGGAAGACATCCTCTTGTAAGCATCACCAGCCTTATCCCTGTAATCTATAAGTTGATCATGTACAAATCTCAACACCTGAACTTCGAATCTAGGATTTATCCACATGGCAAATTTTATAAACAACAGAGGATGCATCCACACCTTATCAGGAGTTTTACCATGCTTAGTTGTCTTACCTTTTACTTTTATAACTAATTGATTATCACCAATGTCGATTTTTCTCCTATGGCTTTCATCTTCAGATAAAGCACTAATAAATTCCTTAGTTCTACCACTATTCATAAAATCATCAAGCCGTCTTCTCGTGCTATCGGGATTATCATTCCATTGCTTAAGTAAACTGTTGGCATCAAAATAACCATCACTAGTTCTTTGAAAAACGTTAAAATCACCCATTTTTCTCGTCAAAACATTAACCGTCTTCATTTTTTAGTCTAATTTTGAGATTAATAATTAAATACTTTATGTCCGCTCCCTCGTGAGAGTCGGCGGACATACAAAAATAGCCAATCGGGATGATAAACACAAACCGATTGGCTATTTTTAATATCCTAAAATCAGGACATTAATTACCCATTGCAAATCTTATCCTCAATAGCGTAAAGGATTTTAGCTACAGTCTTATCGCCACTTACCTTCACGCAAGACTCACCAAGATCCCGGACATCTATAGCCTCCCTGATACGGGTAAGCTCGTCATATATCTCCTCTATCACATCAGAGATCATAACACACTCATCAGAGTCCTTATGCTTTGACCACTCTGGTAGATCACCCTCATAAGGTACGCAAGTGGACGGAGTTATATGTGAACAATTATACTTTCTCATGCCAGCAACTTATTAACACGTTCCTTTAACGATCTCACCTCATCCGGGCATAACCCGCAATCATTATCACATAATGACCTTTGCAGACGAATTATCTTACCCCAATAGGATATATCGGGCTTATTCCCGATCCTATACCTATGGTATCTCATATATCTACCCCATTGGCAGGACAGCCATTCGTCTACGGACTTACATAAATCCGTCCTATCAAGGTTTGATATGCTCTGCGCGCCCATTCAGAATCTCCTTTCTCATTTCCTGTACCTCCTCGTCAGGCGGGCATCCATACGGCAGGTTCTTGATCCATTCACGGATCTTTTTCTGCATATTAAGATAAGATACACCCACGCCATCACCCTTGGTACGAACTTGCTTATATATACTAACCACGTCACGTTCCATGGTCTGCAACGGATCTTGCATAACCATACAACCAGCGGTTCTTCTAGAAGCGTACTCCATATCGCTAACAGCGGTAGAAGAAGAATGATTCATCATACTTCTCTCAATCCTTTCTCTCTCGGCCCTTAACGCCTTTTCCTTACAAGTATTACAACCCACGACTAAATATTTTTATGTTTAACAATCCACGCAATTGGTAGCCATCTCAAGAAGCTCTCCGACACGATCAATAATCTCATGGGCGGCCCTTATGTTATCCAACCTGACATTCGCCTCGGCTACGACCATAAGTGTCTCCATCTCCTGTATCTTGTCTATAAGATCCTTATCCTTGTCCTCGCATAAGACATCAGTCTTGATCCATAGCCGGTCGAGACGTCTGCGTATAAGATCCGTCTTAAGATACTTGCGACTGAAGTTGTAAGTAGAAGGGCTACCTATGATCTTGATATCATATATACCATCAGGTAGATCAAGGTACTTGACATTACAATCATCGTAATTAAAGCAATTGAGGCCTAATGTTAGGCTAGTAAAGGTATTGACCTGATTCTTGCCAAGGAACAACGTAACGGGGTCGGACATGCCCGGCGTAGTGATCTCGATGATCGCCTTCCTGTCCTCCAGTAGCCCCCACTCAGACTCATCCAGAACCTGCAACACCTTGGGATCACGTGTCTCTAGCACCTGAAATGACAGCCGAATATCATTCATATTAACCTTCTTATCGTACCGGCATAAGCTATCGTCATAACGGGCTTGCATATCAAGATCCGGGATATCGGTATAATATGTCTTAACCTCATGACCGTTGATAAACACCGATGTTATCTGACAAACATGAGACCTAGCGACATCAAAAAACACCATCCTTACATTACCCTCATAATCGACTCCCGATGTCGGGTATGTCAATATCTGGGTATTATACTCACCATCGTTACGCCTAGCTACGACAGTAATTACGATAGGCTTCTCTATATCGTAATCATCCATGATAATCCTAGCGGCAAACTTATCATGAATTATCTTCGGTATGATATTGATCTGATTCATCTTAATATCTTTTTCACAAAGATACTAATTTGATCGATAAAACAAACGAGGCTATAAGATAAGAGCATCAAGAAGATCCTGCTCGCTTAGAATTATACCTCCATTGATAGCCATAGACATAGCTAAATAAAGACATAAGCATGTGAGATCATATCTAAGCATTCTACTCCTAAGAGATACAATAAACTTTTTAAGGTCAGGATTATCCCCAGCCAAAGACATATAGCCGCTAAAAAGGAACGTATTGTATATAGGATCGGATGTAGATGATTTGATATCGCTGTAAGACATACCACAAATATCTACCCACAATCTTATAGATTTGACGACTATCTCCTTTACAAGAGACTTATTCAACAAACATCCGAATCTGACCAAAGCCACTATATCTCCCCACTTCTGATCGGATATCTCTTTAATAACATACATCGACCCATTCAAAGGATCTTTTACGACAGATGACAGTATATTCTTACATCCAATGGAATCCGATAGCTCTTGGATATTAAACATATTATTATCGTGGTTAAATACGATGGACATATCTCCACCTCTTATGATACTAAAGCTACTCATCACGAATCCTCCACAAAAGAATTAATATCAAAACAGTCATCATAAGAGCATAGGCCAGGCTCATATCCTTCCTTGCCATCCTCTATGTCAGAAATAGCTCTATCAGCAATAGATCTTAACTCTAATAGACTTACACCTAAAAAATCTAAGGCCTCTTTCAAGTACTTATATAAGGACGAGGTTTTAACTTCCTTAAATCCCTCGTGAATCAAATGACTATTGAATATACTGAAAAGAACTTTATCATTCCTACCGTCAAACCTTTTACCATTGTTTTTAAGACTACCATCAGAGTCAATCATCTTCCTTATCTTACTCGCAGATCTGGTATTTATGATATTCACCATAATCATAACTTTGTAGTCAACAGCGGCTCTTCTAGCTTTATTAGCCCTCCCCTTTGAACTTACAGGTGCATTGTCCTCGCCGCCAATATACCTGAACTTAGCCTTGCCTACAAAGCATGATGGATAAACCTTGCGAATATTCCACTTATAATTATAATCACCGATTGATCTCATGATCGACAACTCGCTATCAACTACCATCGATATCATCTTATAAGCCTTCTCAAAACACTTAAACGATCCTACATACTCATAGATAAACCGGTACGTCATACCTAGCTTAAAATCTTTATCAGATATCCTATTAAACACTATAGCTCTATCAAAGTTGATGATAATAGCCATAATAATCTTAAGCCTAAAGTAGGGAGGTATATAAATATCATCAGGACTGATGTTCCTAGGATTAGCCGTGGTATAATCAGCGCCAGCGAAAGTATCTCTACGTTTCTTGAAATTACGCGGATATATAGGCTGACCTTTAGATAGCTTAATGCAAGTACGCCCCTCATCTACCTGCTTCTTCTCAGCCTCGGTATACACCGGAAATTCCTTTATCATAGAAGAGCATTTCCTTATATAATTCAAGTCGAAATTCATATTGTTCATATTTTGTCCACTTCAAATATAAGCAAAATATAAGACCTTTAAAAGAATAAGATGAATTAATTTTCCCATATATCACCATTATTATTTCATTAATAACATAACTTGCTGAAACACAGTTGTCCATTTTGTGACATGTGTAATAAGAAGCTTCGCCTCTTTCTGAAGCAAATCTCATTATAAAGCATTCCTTTATTTAATTCTTACCAATTTCTAATTAATAACCCTATTAATGAAATGATGTTAGCTAACGCCTTTTATTATCTAAAGTAGACATCCAAAAAACATTAATTTAAAAATGAGTAGTATGTTGGCAGATAAAGATCTTAATAATCCCACTCAAGACTCTTTATGATTGTATTATTGAGATATTTACTATATCCTTACATTCGATCTTATTTGGCAGATGACTACTATCTTTAAACATAATGATCCTATATGTTTACTTCTTTTCTGCGCTAAAGCGTGAAGTGCCAAAGGGAATCGGCAGGGTTGGTCGTGAGTCGCTCCGCTCCTGGCCGGCCATGGAAGGCAGCCACCAGTCCCACGCCATGACGCCGCCACCTTGTTCATTGGCTTCCAACAAGAGTCACCTAAAAACAATACTTGTCTATACAATTATCTCTACGGTTCCAGAAGTTAAATAAGAACTATTTGGTTTTAAGGAAAGTTGTTAGTTAAAAAGATGGTCAATTAAGTCATCTGGTCAAATAAAATCTTTATATTCGCGTCACGGTCGGTTGGATGAGTTGGTTTAGTCGGTGGTCTGCAAAACCATATACCCCGGTTCGAATCCGGGACTGACCTCATTTTGGTTTTGGTTGGTACGTGGGTAAGGATGAATGTAGGGGATTATGGTAGATCATAATCCCTTTCTTTTTGGAGGTTCAAAATCTGACTCCCATCTAGCTATATCACTTATCCTGAAATCGTCCATCATAAAATTTCCGTTATCCATACCATCACCTCGTGTATTAATACCTAGGTTATAAGACCTAAGGGAAAGCGTATTATTGGTTTTCGTGTTAATAATAAGTGTACCATTAACAAAACATCTTAATATGTCATATTCATTACTGCTTCTGACTATAGCTATATGATACCATTTGTTTTCCTTAACTCTATCAACATGCCAACCAGCTTGTTGAGCTTGAAATAAAAAATAAAAACCAGTACCTGTTGAAACTACACCAAAATAAAAAATACCATTAGGATGTTCATGCTCAACCAAACAACTTGTAACAAGATTGGTTGACTTATACCAAAAGTCTATAGTAAATGGATGACCGTCATAAAATAGCTCAGGCAATAACGATTCTTTGGTGTTTATGATAGTATAAAGAAAAGGATCCTTTTCGTTATATTGGACACATTGTATTGAGCCATCGGTGATAAGATTGCCATTATTGGCTATAAAGAGGTCGCCAGAGGGAGTAGGATTCCCCTCTACCTTAAAATTACCATTGAATCTCATTAAGAATCTAGTATGGGCGTCAATCACCCCCCCACCTAGTATATTCAATCATTCTTCGTCTCATAAAACCTTCATCTTTTTTAGTAAATATATTAAGCCTAATAATATCAACAACACGCTAATTGATGTGACAGCTATTGGCCATCTTGATTCTTTCTTATCATCTACATCCTCATGTTCGATGTCTGTCTTCTTATCAATATCCTCAATACCGGTGATCGTCTTATCAATGCCAAGGGAATCGGCCGTCACCGTGCTGTCCCGCCGGCCAATGACGATATGGGTATCTGTCTGCGAGGACACCGGTCGCTCCCCCGTGGCAGGATCAACATCCTTGTCCGTATCGAACTCTCTCTCCGTTATAACAATATCGGCACTAAGATCAGATGTCTTGATCTCTACGATCTTCCGATCCATGACCTCATCTATCATCGTCTCTATCCTGCTGATCAACCGGCTATCAATAGACGTTTCGCTAACCTGCCTCCTGCTTCCGCAAGAGGACAGGGATAGCGACAGACCTAAACAAAAAATCGCCCTAAGACTTATCCTTAACCTCATCATCAGCAATCTTCTTTATATCGTCAAACGTCTCGTCAGGTATGTTCTTGGAAAAACTAAACATCTTGAATACGTTTATCCTCTTAAACACGGCCTTGAATACCTTAACCAAATAAGCGTCAGCGAAAGTATCCCCTATGGTATTCAAGAAAAGCATGACATATCCCACGAGGGCTATATACACACCATATTTGGTTACGGTAAGTATCATGCTAGCCTCCTCCTCGATCGGGTATAACGTCTTATATATAACACATAATGTCATTACTATAAAACAGGACAAAGCGAACTCCTTAAGAATATCAGTAAACCTGACCTCCCTAAACCATCTCTTAAAACTAAACCGTCTTCTACGACTTCGTCGGAGCTTCCAGCCCCTTACGCTTTGCGCTAACCTAGCCAAGAAATTCGCTATTAATACTATAAGTAATACGGTCAATAAATGGTGTACTGGCTGGAAATAAGCCCAACAAGAGGCACCATACGCAAGCGCAATATTCCACAAAGCCCCCACTCGCTCTATCATGTCTTTGTCTTTCATTTTATACCTTACTCGCAAAGTTAACTACTATACCATTAAGTACCTAAAACACCACGGCATGTATACCGTTCCTCGTATCAAGGCTGTCAAAATGTAACCAACCCACCTTCCCTTCAAGCCGGAAAGGATATGGTAACATATCTTGATGATCCAAAATCAAGCCTCTGGCCTGTTCCGCCGTCATCGACTTGACATCGAAATCCCCAGCCTTACCCAACACATGAGCGGATAGATAAACATCTTTCTTATCCTTAACTATCTGGCAGATGTTGCATCTAAGGCCTCGTTGAGAAAACTGCCCCTGCTTGTCCCAATTATTACAATACATAGGCTGTTTGATTATATCCCTCCGCAATATAAGAAGATTATGGAGAAAAGCAGTATCAAGAAACTGCCACGATCTGTCCTTCCACTTATTGTATGTATGAGGACATACCAATTCCACTATATCAAAATACGAACCCAGTTCTTTTATAATATCATTTCTATTCATATTATCAATTTTTAAAGTAATGCAAAATAACAATACCACGATAACCTGATCCTCCTCGACCGCTCGTAGCCCCACTATTAGAAGCTTTAGAGGCTCCTCCTCCACCACCACCATAATAAGTGGCATCACCTCCATTTTTACCATTAATAATAACACCCTCAATATCCTCAACTCCAGCTCCATCACCTCCTCCGTGATTGCCACCTTTACCTCCGGATAAAAAGCCTGTATCCCATCCTCTTGTATAAGCTCCCGATCCACCACCAGCGCCCATAGGATAAGGGTATCGGTCAGGATATTTGTTGTTAAAAACATATGATCCATCTTGCCCTGGATTTCCCGGGGAAGGATCATTGCCATCCCCTTTAACTCCATATCCGCCTCTTCCACCTTTACCAGCAATAGCCTGATATATACCGAATATACTATCACCACCTATATCTCCGACAACCACCCTATATGTAACACCTGGATTTACGGGTATAGTCCCAGTCAGTACACCACCTCCGTTGCCGCCACTCCCGGCATTATATATATCGGAATATCCTCCATTAAGACCTCCGGCGACCAAGGCGAACTCAACCTCATAGACCCCATCAGGAACTTCCCAATATCCATTATCCTGAGGAGACAGTTCCTCGAATACCTCTACTATCTTCACCTTGGGTAGCATCCTTCTTCTCATCATAAAGCAAACAGGATTTTACCCCCCCCCCCATTTATATTTTAAAACACTAATATTAAACATATTATTCCGGTTTTATCGTCCATTTCTGAGCGTAATTATTTTTTAATACATATATTTTCTCCATAGGCGTAGCGGGAGATCCGTTGGACTGGCCTTTCACGAATCCCTCGGGGGCCTGCTCCGTTCCGGAAGGACGCTGGTTTTCGGTTGGATAAACAGCATTATACATGCTTACCGAAAGACTATAGAACTGGTTCCTCTTCCCATCCTTAGCCACGGATGTCATAGTTATCTGATCCCATTCTGTAACCAACCTATAAAAAGAATCCACGAAATCATCTGATCGCTTCTGGCTATGAGTGGAACAACTCACCCCAAACAATGTAATAGACCTCATCTCATAAATATAATCTGGTAGCTTGTCCATCCTAATACTATTACCATGACTGACTGAAAAACCCGTAAGGTGATCTAACCCCCTATCCGACATATTATCATCATTCCAATTCGTCCTCCTTTCTCCATTCATCCAGTCATCTAAAAAAGCAAAAGTATTAATACTAGGATTTATCTTATCTACCTCGAAAAAAGGAAGGGTATTTATGTCAGAATAATTCCACATATCAGAAGGACCAGGAGTTATATTCAAAAAAGTTAATTTAGGAAGATCATTAAACTCCTTTATATACCTATCCAAATAGCATGAAGATAATCTAAGCCTTTGAAGATTTTTCATATTCTTTATATTCCTTATCCCGCTAGATTCTATATCCCTAAGATCAAGCATGCCATGCATATCTAAATAATATACCTCAGTCTTGCTAGTTATAGCCTCAGGTATTACAGTCATCCTAGTACCTACATCTTCAAAAGATATATAAGTCAACTTTTTAGATCTAGACAATTTATCTACCGGTATACCATCATTAGCGTATAACGTATTATGTACTATTAAAGATTCAAGACCCGGCGTATCCACGATCGGGAAAGCAGTCATCTTACACGTCTTGATTTCAGCATAATAAATATCGCAAGTAAAATCTATTGCCACGGCTCGCTGCACATCCCTTCTTCCATCAGCGTAAAGATGATTATCAACAGGGATGTACTGAGAACCATCCTCCTTTCTAAACCACCATGTCGTATTGGGATTTTTAAGGTATTGTATAGCCAAAGAACGGAATATGATACGATAATCATCCCGCCCTTGGACCTTGGTCATAGGAAACTGTTCCTTTATTCCATCCCCCCAATCCACATTAGCCATACCGGGCTTCCTTGATCTAAACTCAACACACGTGTTATGTGGATTACCAACGACAGGATCGGGTACATAATTATAATCATCACTATAATAATTCCTAAGTGCCCTATCCCATGTCGTGAACCACACGAACTTATTTGATGAAGCCTCATATTTATATAATGTCTTAGCCATTACCTATCTTGTTAAAATATTCTACAATAACATTCCTGTCCAATCCCATAGAATCACACAAATACTCCCCTTCTGGTTGACCCCCAAACGATAATACCTTATCCGTATCATGAGCTAAAACATCTCCATTGCCTACAAAGGTACGCCCATCGTCAAATACGATAAGCTTATATGGCTTATACGACCTCGTGTCAATATCAGAAGATCGTATTGACCTTAACACCGAAGCCTCTGGCGCCATACTAAACCTCCATCCATAATTATTCATAAGCACATAAACCATCTCCATAGGAGTCGACGGAGAGCCATTAGACTGACCCTTTATAAAACCAGAAGGCGCCTGTAATACGCCACTAGGTCTTTTATCAACAGGATCGGCAGCCAAATACATACTTAGATACAATCCATAAAACTGATTCCTTTTGCCATCGGAAGCGGAGGAGGACATAGTGAGATAATCAAACCCCATCACCTTCTCATATAATGTTGATATAAACGTATCACATCGACTTTGGGTCAACAAGGAGATACGCATATAAAAACTACTCATAGATCTCATCTCATATATATAATCCGGTAGATTACTTACATCTATATTACTATAGCCATATGAGGCGGTAAGGCTAGTGATATTTTCCAGCCCCTTGCCGATCATATACGGATGCCAGCTCACGACAGACCCATACCATTTATTTATATGGTCGAAGGTCCTTAAGCTAGGATTTATCTTATCCACCTCATCCATAGCCGGGCATGTATTAGGGTCAAACGATGACATGGCCACTCCCGGGGATATATATAATTCTTTTAGCTTGCTAAAAGACAGCCATTCCCTTGGATATACCCTAACCCTGCAACCTGACAAAGATAATGTTACAAGATTAGGCCACATAGAGGGGAATTTCCTTATATTAGAAGACTCCGTATCATTAAAATCAGCCGTTCGATTTAAATTAATGCCTTTTAACTTAGTCAACCTATCCCAATCGTCTGGTATGGATGTCAATATCCCTACACCTAATTCATCAAGTGTTATATACTCTATATTTACCGATCTACGTATCCTATCTTTAGGAATATCGGTTATATTCCCATTGCCGGTAATGGATAAGATTAAGTTGATAATACTTGGGGCGTCTAATATCGGAAATCCTACCATCATTATCCTTGCTGTTTGAACGTATGTAATATCATTCGTAAAAGTCATGGTAATGACCCGCTCTTTATCTAGCCCATCAGCGTAAGCATGATTAGGCGCAGGGATATACTCACTCCCATCTTCCTTATAAAACCACCATGGATGGCTATCCGGATTCTTACGATAACTTATATCCATTCTCCTGAACATCAACCTATATCGCCCGTATATGGATTCGCTCCTATCCTTCACGAAAGGAAATTGCTCTTTATTCCCGTCACCCCAATCGACCTCGCACATGCCGGGGGTCTTGGAATAAAACTGTATACTCTCATTGTAATTATTAACATCCAATATAGGATCAGGCACGTCATCAGTAGTATCATTCCTGTCAACGCCCCTAAAAGCATATTTGCCTTTAGTAAAAAAGGTTATAGACCCTTTATTCGTATCCTTACATATCAACTTCATATCTCTCCCTCCTCTATTCTTCTAAAATACTCGACAACAGGTGAACTATCAAGCCCTAGATTACTACATATATCTATAGCCTCGTATTTATCGGCAAAACTGTACTTGGACATGCTTTCATCTAACACGTCTCCGCTAAACACGGATACATGGCCATCCTTTACGCCAAGAACGAACGGGGTGATCCTGGTCTTCCCCGCCCGCCGTGCCCTCGTAAGGGCAGCCTTAGAAGCCGGGGCAGGTGCCAAGATCCACGTCTGCCCGTAGTTGTTGGTAAGCACATACACCTTCTCCATAGGCGTCGTAGGATTACCATTACTAACCCCCTTGACAAACCCATCAGGAGCCTGATAAACGCCAGACGGTCTCTTATTAGTAGGGTCTACGGCAGTATATAAATCTAAGGTAAGTTTATAAAACTGATTCCTATTACCGTCAGAAGCCGTCTGTGACATCGTTATATAATCCCAGGACATCATCTTATCATAAAACGTGTTAACGAACGTATCAGCCCTCTCCTGCGTATTTATAAATCTACCACCATCACGCAAATTCCATATCCTAAATTCCCTTATCTCATACAAGTAATCCGGAAGATCGTCTACCGACACCACACTTGAAGAACAATACATAATATGGATCTTATTTAACTTCCCTCCTACTAAATCCTGTTCCCATGAACTACCTCGAGCCATAAAAGTAACGCTTTCCTTATCATCCCCCACCTTATCCACCTCATCAAATACAGGTATATTATTCCTATCGCTTATAATACTTATATTCACAGCCGGAATAGAATTAAAAGCAGGATCATAAGAAGGGATGTTACACCAATTGAAATTAAACTCGGCAAGATTCTTCCATTCAGAGAACCTTCTCCAATTAGAATCAGGATCATCCCCGAAATTAAAAACGCTATTGCATCCGAAATACCTCAGGTTTTTCATGTTCAAAAAACCTTCTGGCCAATTACTCCATACACCAGAATGAGAAAAAGCTCCCATATATATATTACGAAGATTAACGCTCTTGCTTATCCTGTCATATGGAATATCTCCATTTTTTAAAACGGATCTAACCACAGCAAAATAAGTTATATCAGGAAGATTAGTTATAGGGAACTCATGAAGGACAATACCATCCATATTAAATTCCCCATCAATTAAGTTAGAGAACCTCATCGTAACCTCCCTACGCCTGATATCGCTATACTTATGTGGGGGAACCGGTATGTATTGTGAGCCATCCTCTTTCTTATACCACCATACGGTATCATCCGGATTCTTCTTATACTCAATGTCAAGAGACCTGAATACAATCCTATAACTACCATCAGATACCTTAACTAAAGGATATTGATCCTTTGTCCCGTCCCCCCAATCAACGTCCACGAATCCTGGCTTTCTTGTCGAGAACCTAAGACTGCGATTAAAAGCATCCGCTGATATTATCGGATCGGGTATATAATCAGCGCCCTTACCATCATAACAAGGGAACCTGTCCTCATTCACTATAAACGTGACATAGGACGCTACCGTGTCGTATCCTGCTAAAAAAGCCATACCATTAATTTATTGAGGTTATATCATAAGACACCCATTCCTTATATCCATTAACCATCTCATATACTTTGTTGATGGTCTTGCATACGACAGCGAATCCAATATCCACGTTAGGGAACTTCTCGTTAAGCTCATCAATAGTAAGTTCCCTGACAATACTCTCATCCCATTTCCTCATCTCCTTTACCTCCATAAGGATCGGTTTTCCGGTTACGCCTACGCTCATCACCCATTCTCCCTCACGGTTGGAATCAGCCAGATCCGGGAAGATCGTAACACCAAAAAGATCGGAGAGGGTGAAGGTCTCGCCGGTACGGGTGAAGGACGCCGCCGCCCCGGGCGTAAGGACCACCTCGTTCACGGCCAACAGGCTCGTAAGTTTCTTGGCTCCTCCTGATACCGTAGCGTTAAACACGACAGTAACATTACCGGTAGCGCTATTAACGAACTTAATCTCATCCTTATCGCTATTTATAGCTTGTAAACGTGATCCAGATACGATATTCACGATCTCATAGTTCTTGTCATAAGTGCTCTGTAGCGTCACATTACCGTATTTAGTATCGATAAGAGTAATCCACTTAGCCTTGCCTCCTACTACCTCCACAAGCTTATAGAACACGTCATTACCGTCAGCGTCAACCCATCTAGCTATAGCTCCAGGAGTGAAATTAGTCACCTCCCGATCTTGGGTATAACTAACGGTGCTTTCCGTAGGCTTATTGGCTAAAGTAACGTAAAGACATTGTTCTACGTCAGCCTCCATCTTAACTATCCCAGCTCCATCGTAATAATAATCAGGTACGTTTTTCTCTCGTATCAACAAGATGGTACCTTCCTTAAGCTTGTCGGCATTGGTAGGATCATCCACAAAAGACTTCATCTGGATATAGGTATCAAAGATGATCGACGTACTCTTATCCTCTATCTTCTGGTTGATATCATAAACAATATTATTAATCTCATCTTTCGTATAATAAGGAGACAAATCCACCTTCGGACCTTCCTGCTCTAAAGCCTGAGTTCCATCCCACCAATAATCAGGAACATCCTGCTCCCTGATCCAGAAGCTGTCCCCCACACGGAGCTTAGCCGTGTTCTCCGGGACCGCCAGCCACTCATTCATGGCATCGACCGTATCAAAGATATACGCCGTGTTCTTACCCTCGGCTATACGTCTTACGACAGCCAACTCGCTCTCGACATCGCTAAGTCTTTCCTTTATATTATTGATCTCCCGCTCCAGCTTATCATAATTATCCTCCTGATCTATAGCATCGCCTATAGACATATAGACCTCATTGGTGAGCTTATTATAAGTAATACGGGCTACTTTCTGATAAGAAGTCTTATATGTACTTGCCCCCTTACTAGTATTGCATATAAAATCATATGTGTTTTGATACACGACAGATCCTCCGGTATTGATAAAGTTATACCCATCCTGTCTCATCGTACCGCCCTTATACCCTACAAGCTCAAAAGAACACTTACCAGTACCTTTGGATCCAAACCATGTGGAGTAGGCTATAAACTGAGTCTCTTCAGGTAATATATCATAATATTGAGCACGAAGATCCTTTACCGACATCCATACACATTCCTTGCCTGGTCCGGTATTGTCTCCTCCCCATTTAAGTACGCTTCTTACATGATCGTCATTATTACCTGGACCAGCGAATCCTACGCCTAAATTATCTATGGTAGGAACATTCGAGTTAAGAGCCTCTGTCATGGTATCCAAATCCCTTCCTGAACTTTCGTCCCACAAATATCTGAACGTAACGAAATCCACGTCACCGATCTTAATACCACCGGTATTGCTAGGATATGTTTTAGTCACCAGCTCATAATACCACTTCCCGCCCCTAAACGTGACTCTTATTCTCTCCACTTGCCCTGGAGATATAGATACGTACGATCCTCCAACAGAGACGCTGGCGTCATCTTCGGCACGGGTAGCGCCTTCTTTTGGCTCCTCCGGGTCTACCGGAGTATAGATCGTGGCTTGCTTATCACCTGTATTGATGACAACGATATAATAGCTATCACCTTCCAGACCTTGCTCATGAGCCATCGTAACAAACCCCTGTTCGCTTTCCGGCCTCCATTCGACTACAACCATATGTTTGTCCATAGGTATACCAGATACGCTATTAACGTAGTTGGTTGATGACATGAAAACAGCATGGTCATCGTAAGCCTGATCCACACGCTGATGTTTGGTGGCCAGACTATCAAGACGTGATATCTCAATGGGGTCGATAACCTCAACCCCATTATAATCATACCACTTATATCCGATCATCGTATTCTCACGACGATATTTCCTTTTCCTTATGACCTCACCGCCAGCCATGGCGTCGATCATATAATAATCATTGCATGTTCTTACCATAACATCACGGATTAACAAGTTTGACATAAACAAGCCACGATAGTAGCGCCAACAGGAATGGAGGTCAGCGTCGTACCTACCGGGTAGGTCTGGGAGGATGACTCCAGCACCATCACCGACATCCGCTCAACGACCATATTGTTATCCACCAACCTGCTTCCCTCCACATAGAACCGGCCATCGGCTACCTCATAGCACTCGCGCACCGGGACCATATGCCTTTGGCTTTTATCCGCATAATCACAGATCGTGACCTTAGCCCCCTCTGGAATAGAATTAAGCTCATCACCAGCACTATAATCAGGATGGTCGGAATATACGACATACAATATGGACTTAATATCCTGTAACGCCGGATTGACCGTCCTGAATCCCTTTAAATGGATTTTATGACCACCAACCTCATAACAGTCATCTACCTCCATGATATTAAGGTCACAGCTTATTACCGTCCAGCCACTAACCGTATCTTGGGTAGGGGTGGTATCGGTAGGATGATCAGGATCGGTTGACTCCACGATCTTATAATCAAACTCCCGGACATTAAGCTTATAGTCAATAGACTCCTGACGCCTTATCTTAACCGTTCCATTCCCTGTATCATAGCAGGTATCTGTCGTATCCAAGAACCGATTCTCCATATCAGGCATCTCACACTCAACCCTACTCCATTTATCAATCATAGAGGAGTTAATATCGCCTACCTCATATTTATCATCCTCTGACTGCGTAACCTCATAGAAATGATACCACTCATATCCTAAAGAGTTATATATAATAATATTATGGATCTTAACCCGTTTATCGTTCTCCGTGACATAACACTGATCGTAGTAAGATACATGCCTGTCACGAAGGTTCTCAAGATCGCAAGGAGATTTCTTCCATCCAAAAGGGATCTCATCATATTCCTGATCTATTAAGATAGTGCCGTCCTCGCTCTCACGTACAATATACTTGGCCTCCCTATCACCTAGATCACCGTCATAAGAGACAACCTTATCCACCTCAATACGCTGTCCTTTGAAAGCATAACACTCACGATATACTTGAACGTTTCTATCCTCCATATCCGTAAAATCACATGGGACCAAAGAGAAACTCTCTGGGAGGGTAGCTAAGTCGGTCCCCGGGACGAAGCCAGCGTCATCCGACTCAAGGACTTCGAAACGGGTATATCTGGCCTTTATCTTGGAGTCATAAGAAACTAACCTACGAAGCTTGACATGGCCGTTACCTCCATCGTAGCATTCAATGTAAGATCTAATGTCACGTTCTTCCATATCGTCGAAATCGCAGACAGCCCTTATCCAAGTGTCTGGCAAGGAAATGAAGCTGGCGCCCTCAGGCTGTGACGGATCGGTAGTCTCCAGGACTTTATAACTCTTATCCCTAACCCCTATATTCCCGTCCCATGACGTGAGAACCTCCAGCTTCACCTTACCGGCCGGTGTCTTATAACATTCTACAGTTACCTCAATATCCCGATCCTCCATATCCGTGAAGTCGCAAACAACATCAACCCAGTCATCGCTTATATTAGTGATAAATTCTCCTACAGGATTCTCAGGATCGGTACTTTGCTTGATGCGATACCATTCCTTTCTGGTACCCATCTCATAATCAAATATCTTATATCCCTCTATCTGTACTCTCCCGGTACCGGTATCAAAGCATTTAAGAACCGGTATTATCTCCCTTTGAGTCATATCAGGGAAATCACATACTATACGACTCCATGTATCAGGTATCTTGTCATACTCCGTACCGATAGGATTACTATCGTCGGTCGTATTCACCACCTCGTAGTGGGATACCTCGGGATTCAGGCGGGGGTCAACTGACTCTACGCCCTCGATCTGAACCTTGCCCCCTTCCGTGGCATAGCATTTACTTACGAATATCAACTCCCGATCGGTCATCTCAGCTATACTGCAATCTATAGCCACCCACCCATCAGGAATCTTATCAAACTCACTGCCGATAGGGATATCGATATCAGATGAGTTGACGATAAATATCTTCTCGGCCAGTATCTCTCCCTTATTATTCATATAGGTATGGATACGGGCCTCTACCTGACCACCCGGCGTGCGATAGCATTGGTTGACGATCGACACACGGGCGTCTTTGATGTTAATGAACTGATAGTCCTTTCTAGGGACATCGCTTACAAGTCTCTTTACTCCTTTATCATCAAAGTACACGTAACACCCGTCATTCCTCATCATGACCGGATACGTCTCCCCATTTATGACAACTCCGGAGAAGTCATCTGGAGGGGCGGAGAAACCCATGCTACCAAATATGGAAGCCAGTCTCTTTAAATACTCATTAATAGCTGACATATTATAATGTTTTAATTATATACCTCAAAGATATATATAATTATCTTTGAACGTAATTAAAAACATAAGATGTATGAGAAGAAGAATGTCCTTTAACAAAAAAGCCAACAACACGATATTGTTATTTCATTTTAATAATGATTTCAAATATATCGGGAAAAATGTAGGCCCTGTCACATGGGGGGGGGGATCATATGTTTCAGGTAAATTTGATCAAGCTGCCAAATTCGACATCGCTCCTATAATATTCGATCAATCACAATGGTTCTGGGATATTATATCAGAAGGAAACTATACCATAGAGTTATGGTATTATTGTACAAATAAAAGCTCAAAACAAGGATTTATAACATCTGATATATCAGGAAGCCCTACAGGATTCGCCTTCTATATAGGATATGATAATATCATATATGGAAATTTCGACAATTATGAAAGTGTAAGCTCTTCTGTCTTGGAGATAGGATGGAATCACATAGCATTATCATCTGATGACAAATTATGCAAATTATATATTAATGGCATAAATAAGTTTAACAAAAAAAAGATCATATTAAAACAAGACTACAATATATGTATAGGAGGAAGAACAGGATCTAGCGATAATATGACAGGAGGTATTATAGACGAGATGAGAATATCAAATATACCTAGATACACTACAAACTTCACTCCTCCATCACAACCATTTATTATAGATTAAAAAAGGGAAGAGATTGAATCTCTCCCCTTTAGGAAATATATGAACGCAAAAAAGGTTCTTTATTTCGGTTCGGTTACGATAGCCGGGCCAAGACCAGCGGCAGCACCGATCATGTTAATCATCTCCTGAACACCCTCATGAGCGCCATAGCGTACACGTAAGATCAAGTTGACAGGATCATCAGCAATAACCTTTCCGAATCCCTGAGCGTATCTATGAGGATTCAAGGTGATCTGGAAGTCCACGTATTGGGCTGTTTGTTCAACACGGCTGTATTCGTTCATGAATGTCCGCCCCATGAAATCCTGATGTTTCGGGAATCCATTGAAGTGAGCGTACCCCTTAAGCTCATCATCCATCATATTGCCACCTACGTGAGTGCGCGGGGCTTTGCTGGACAGTCTCTCAAAATGAAGTTGATCCCACCAGATAGGAGAACCCTCATCCAAAGAATCGGGGTAACCGCCACTAGCACCTACGATCTCAACGCTATCCTCGATATAAGTCATTTGATCCATCAAGCACTCTGACGGAGATAATAACATTTCCTTGCCACGGAAACGGATACCGCACTTGCAGTTACTACCAAGCTCTTGTGCTGATTCCAATTTCTTCCACATCCGGTTACGGTAAGACGCCGGAGCCTCGCTGGTGAAGAATCCCTCAAATACCTTGTCGCACTCATCGCACAACATATTGGTATATACCTCTGTCTGGAAGCTATGCTGGCAAGCAGCAGGAGTGCCGTAATCAGTGATCTCCAGTTCCGGGAACGCCTGCTTGATTTCCTCCAAAGCACTTTCACCACACTCGTTGTCCGGGATCGTGATATAATACTTCTCCTTAGATACCTTGCAAGATCCGCAAGCTGACCAGGAAGCGGTACGAACCGTAGGATTCTCACACATATCAGAAGTCTTAGCGACATAATAAATAACCGTAGTAGGATTAGCGTCTACGAATGTCTTGATCTCATTATCGGTCAATTTCTTTGACGTAGCGGCGATATAAAGACCAGTGCCCTTGATCTGGCTCATCTTATTAACCGTATCTGGAACTACGTTAGGAAGAGACTCGATAGTAGAAGACATATCAACGCCATCATCCTCCAATGAAACGGAATACAGGTATCCGCCCTTAACCTCAGTATAGTTAGGCGGGCATTCCTCGCATCCTTTCATGATAGAGATCAGACGTTGAGTATAGTCAGCAGGTTTAGCCCCTTTCTTCATAACCTTATAACGTGACATGCTGCCGTTGATGCTCTTACGAACGATCTTCAATCCCGGATACTGGGCACGAACCTCAGCCAAGGCCAGGTCATCACCAGTATCGCAAACCTCCATACAATAGAAGTTCACGTCCTCCGTATCAGGCTCCGTAGCCTCATTAGTACATCTTGTAACCGGAGTGATATCAATATAATCAGATACCTTACCACCACCAGCGATAGGCTGGTTCTTCATCCTCTCGATACATTTCAGGACGGCTGGCAACAAATCAACCTCCTCGCAAGGATCGCACTCCTCGCATTGATTTGGCGTATTATCACAATCATCCAAAAGAATGGCGTCATTGATCTCTACACGACCCTCCTCATAGCCAAGAAGCTCAAAGGCACGACCAGCGAGAACCAAGCGGATAGCGATACGGTCTCCTTTGGAGACTGAGAATGCCGTGTCATCAGAAACACCATTGTATCCTAAGATAACATCATCGACATAAGCATGATCTTTCTTCGGCCAAGAAGCGTAGATCTCCGTGATCTCGTTCAAAGAGAATAACGGCGTGGAAAAATCCTTATCATAGATAGAGCGGGAAGCCGCTTGTTCATTACGACCGATACGGATCTCATAACGCTTGTCGTTACGAGGCTTACCGGTAAAATCAATCACGGCCTTACAACCGTTCTCGGAAGTATCTTTAGTATCGTAAATACCGATCTGTCCTTCCTTCAAGAAGATGGAATCAACATCCACCATCTTAGCGTGTGGGGATACGAAAAGTACCCGGTCTTGCGGTCTGTGCAACATATTATCAATATTTTAGTTTAAAAATCATTTACCTAACGCAAACATAACAATAAACGAGTTCACGACAATAAAGTACGGTCATGAGTGTATAGATATTAATGTGGATTACATTTTTTGTAAATACAATAACGCCCAAACTCTTTTCTATAATCAAGCAACCACTATTCTATTAAAACAAACCCATATTCATTTATAATATTATCAACATCATTAGATGACAATGAAAACCACTCTCCTGAAATCCTCTTGTTGGAAAACTTATCATGCAAACATTTCTCTATATCACCTTTTACACAAGCTATGATACTTAGCCTTGGATTAGCACATCTTAACCCCCGCTCTCTCTTCTTAACATTAAACGTCTTACCTATTTTAATATCCTTACTTAAACCGTCAATAGCCAAATAGGTGAATATAATACGATCATTATAATCATCTACATCGTTTACTAATACATCAATTATATCATCGACAGATTCGAATATACCCATTTTTATAAACTTGCATATATCCTTTTGAATACAAACAATCCTTTCCGATTCCTGCTTGGTGTATAAAAACTTGTCACATTCACCGGTAACAGTCTTATTTATAGCAAAAATTATTCTCTCAATATCATCGGAGCTAAAAAATGAAGACAGATACCTATACATATCACTATACTCGTTTCCTCCCCTTATATATATAATAGCATTGCTTATATCCGAGCTTCCAAACATTTTTATGCATTCATTATATATAGATGGGTGTAATTCCATGGCGACCATCATCCATATCTCTTTAGCGCACATAACCAACCTATTAGATCCTCTACCAGTAGATTTATATACCCCAAGCGATTTTAATGTCTTGACAAGAGAGGTATTGTTTACGTCATTAATAAAACTTGATAAAGATATACCTCTTATATACTTGTCTTTTATAACATAATATATACGCTCAGAACTATTCCTATTGGATAAAATTCCCTCTATCCTCTTATCACTCCATCCTTCTACGATCCTCTTTCTTAAATAAGCCTCTTGTAAGTCAGTCAAAGACATAAATGATGTTTCTTCATCACATCTAATAGGTACACCGAATAAAATCTTACTACTTGAAATCATATCATAATATTTTACACAATTAAATATTATGCAAATATAGAAATAAAAAAAACAAAAACACACATACCATGAAATAAAAAAAAGACCCACCTATTTCTAGGCGGGTCTTTCTATCAAACTAACGTTGTTTATTTAAAGGAAGCCACATTATCCTTATCCATACTATATCTATTCAATTCATTCTCGTTAAGGCTGAATTGTTTAGCAACCATATCCAGAATCTCCTCCACAAGATAATCGGGCAGCTCCGGGTCGATATCCGTGGACTGGATACCGGCGGCGTTGATATACCCCGACAGGTCCACCCTGACAGGACGGCGGTAGTACGTCATCTTAACCTCCTCGGTACGGAAGCCTGACTCGTAGACCACGACCTTCCCGTTCCCTATGGAGTAGAATGTCTCCCGATAATCGTAAGAAGGGCGGTTATTATCATCCCCAAGAAGCTCATGGATATTCTCGTTCTTAGCCTCCCACATAACGAAATCAGTGGCCTCACACCCTTTGTATGAGAAAACGCCTTTTATGTTAGAGAACCATAGATAGTCATCAGGTAAGTTAAAGGACGTAGACTCAGGGTCATCCATCCTACCCGCATTATCCAACGACATCCAATAAACAAGAAGGTTTTGGATGGAGCGTATAGTCTCGTCATCCTTCCTATTTAGATAGTACTTAACCAACCGGTCTTGGGCCTCGTTGAACAACAGCACGAACCTCCCCGGATCAAGCTTAATCCCGCCATTGGCCAGATTCTGCTCGTTCTTCTGCAAAGACCTTAGATACGCTTCTTGGATTGTCATAATTATTCCTCCTTAACCTTATCACCTTCCTCTACGTCATCCTTCTTCTTAATATCCTTAACCTTCTTGGTCTTGGACTTATCATCGATATTAGACATAGATATGATCTCCTCATACTCATCCAATACATTAGCCTTTATGTTAATAAAGTCTTTCTTGGTAGCCAAGAACTCAGCGGATGTCCGAACGTCAGGTCCTATGATCTGGCCATTATATTGTAATCCGGATGGAGTCATGTTGATACGACCGTTACGTTGAAGGACGTTTACGATACGGTAAAACTCAAGAACTTCCTTGAAATCACCTTCCAATGACCGATCCCAGATATCAAGCAGATAATCAACATTGGTCTTCTTCTCATTCATCCAGTTTGATAGAGATCCTGTATAATACTCATCCTCCGTGAAATCCGGGCGAGTTACGATACCGATGTAAAGAAGAAGATCGATGACAGCCTGACGATCGTCTCCACCTTTCTTAAGGGCGCTGATAAACTTATAGCTGATGTTCATCTTATTGATCTCACGCTGCTGAACGAAATCCTTCATATTGTCTTTCTCCACGAAACAGAACATGGAGTTCATGAAAATAGGGTCACCATCCATTTCCTGAGGAGTCAACATGCCGGAAAATACAGCCAAATATAAATAAAATAGATCTACGGTATTAGCCGTATTATAAACCTTACCCATGAAGATCTTATCCTTAGCGTCATCCCAAAATTCTAAATTGGTTTGAGATAGATCCATCTGCGACATTTCCTCGAAAGGCTTCATGATATTATCTACCCGCTGTTTGACGAGCTTATCGATCTCATTCTTGTCAAGTCCGTTATAACATCTTGATCTTGGATAAAAACCGGTGTTATAGGCCTTGGAGAAATCATCCCAAGGGCAACATACGTGAGTGGCGTTCTCCGGGAACGGAGCTTTAGCTATATTAGCGTCTTGAAAGGCCTGAGGAGCACTTCCATCGTGTTTGCCTACAACCTCATATAAGGTATCTGACATGATATTGAAACCGTTTACCTCGGCCAATACCTTCCTTGATTTTAAAATTTCTTTCATTTTCCTTTTTGCGTTACTTTAAAAAAAGAGGAGAGGACACCCTCCCCTCTAAAAACCAAATTACATATATGAAAAAACTTAGCCGAAGTAGTTCGGTTGAAGCTCGATAATCAAGAACTTACTATTATCCATAACCCAAGCCGCTGAAGCTGAGTGGCACCAGAATTGCTCTTTCATACCCGGCAAGGATGATACGATCTCATTACCGTTAGCTTTGTGCGCCCAACGACCGTACTCATAACCCCACCACATGCTTACGCCTTCCGGTTTGATATAGAATACGTTGTTGTTCATATTACCTAACTTAGCGTTAGCCGTATTAGGAATAGCGGAATATGCGTTAGTCGATCCAGCGTCAGTGATATTCTCAATAATACAAGAATAAGAGGATCTAGGATACATACCATTCACTAACTCGCTACGATCTGTCATGTCAGCGTAATCCAAAGAAGGATCGTGCTCGAACTCGACGTTACCGATACCCGGGATAAACGCTCCCTTAACCTGAACCGGACCTAAGATCATGGCGTCATTAGTACCTGAAATAGGGTTAGAAGGCAACATCCTATCGCTTCCCATACCCCAGCTTAAGTTCTGCAAGGTAGTGAAGAACGATTCCCTGATCAACTTCTCTAAATTGATCATAGCCATAGCTCCTACCTTGAACTTAATCTTACGTTCCGTAATAGGAAGATCCTGACGTCCACGGAAAATATAAGATGCGGCAGCCATAAGCGTGTCTTTAGTAATACCCATCGGACGGCTATAGTAAATAGTGTAACCACGGCGAAGCTGACGATAGATACCTTCATTCAAATGGATAGGACCATTTTGATCCATGATAATACCACCTTCTTGCCACATCAACTGTCTGGCCTCCAACTTAACCAACTCAGCCATACAGAACACCTCCAACGTAGAGGCTACTTTGGCCGTACGCAAATCAAGTCTACCATTAACAGTCTTACCGATAATAGCCAGATCAGGAATATTACCCTCATACTCACTTCTCATGGCATTCATACGACGAAGAGCGGTCTCCACAAACTCCGAAGTGCTGTTCTGGGCGGCTTGCATGGACTTCATACCAGCATACATAGTTGTCTCACCCTCAACACCACGGTGGTTTCCTAAACGGAACTCACAAGTCATAGAACCGGCCTTGTCAGCCCCAGATACCTTGGAGAACTGGGTGCTATACTCTCCAAGAGCATGACCGATCTTCCAGTAGCGGACACCCGGACGTAATTTCTCTTTAGGGAAGTATTTAGCCTTACCACCGATAACACGACACCAATAACGTGTCAAGTCGCCTTCTGTCTTAGACGGGATCTCACCTGAGATAAGGATATTACAACCGTTAGCGGCATCGTAGGTAATAACATTATAAGCCGTAAACTCAGATGTATTCAAAACGATATCAAACAAGCTACCATCAATACCAGGTTTCAGATAATGACCTGAAGTATCCTCAGCCGTAACAACAGCGAATGTCTTTGTAACAGGTAAATCATAACGGAAAGAAGCTCCAATACCGTTAACGGAGATCGTAGCGCCGTTATTAATCATACCCATATACATCGGTACAGGGTAATTAGCGATATTAGAGAACAGATTCAACAGACCCAAATGATTCTTATCAGGGTCCTCATAATACCAGCTCGCCAATGAGCCTAAGTTATGCTCTACAAGCGAAGTCTTATAATTCTTGGCATCGGTGAAGGCAATAACGTTATCGCCATTCACGGTAGCCGGGAAACTTTTTGTAAGAAACGGATTCATTTTCAATATATTTAAACGTTATACACTCTTTGATCCACTCAGATCAAGGAAGTTAGCTTCTATAGTATCGTTATCGATATTAGTCTTATTCTGCTTTCCTCCCTTATTGCCAGAAAGAAGAGTGATGGTCTTCTTATTAACCTCCATCTTAGCCTTGTTGGTTTTCTGTTTAAGGAACTCGTCCTTATTCATCAAGAACAAGGCCAAATCAGCGGCCATATCCGGATTTTTAATAGCCTCGGAATAGGCTTTATCTATAGCCGTATGGCCTTGATTGTCTATCGGCTTTGTAACGAAATCGACAGCCTTACCTATCATCGTGTCAGTCAACTGAAATCCTGAGCTTATAGATGTCTTTAGACCTTTCTTATAGACTTTCATCTGCTCAACTAACTCCTGTCTCCTTTTCTCGGACTTCTTTTTCTCCTCCTCGATAAGGTTATCCATCTCCTTTTTCAGGATATCATGGAACTTATTGGCCTTAGACTCGATAAACTCATCGCCTTTACCAATCATCATTTCCATATTATCCTTTATCTCATCTTCCGGCATACCCAACATCTTATAATAATGCTGGATAACCGCAAGATGATCATTTTTATTACTCATATCAAGGTTATCCAACGGAGCCTGAATACTCTGATATTGGCTTAATAGTTGGCCAACGTTACCACCGGCCTTATCCACCTCTATCATCTTCTTCATAAAGTCAGACATAGAACCGGTATCAACCTTATCCTTCAGCAACTCATCGGCCTTATCCTTGATCAATCCCTCCACTATATCGAGTAAATCATCCTCTCTCGTGATAGTAGAAAGATCGACTGGCTTATCATCTACCATAATATCAAGGTTATCGATACTGTCAATAATACCTCTGGCAGCCATCTTCTCCAAGAAAGATTTTCCGTTAAACCCTGATACCACGTTATTATTATCAGCACCGCCTTCGCCAAGAGAATCCGGGTCAGGGTTGGCCGCATCGCCGCCCTTATCCCCGCCACCGTCAGCCGATCCGCCGTCGGCAGGTTCTTTCTTGGTGTCATCTATAAGATTACCATCCTTATCATATTTACCCTCAATATTATTCTTATCGCCATCACCGTCACCACGGTAAAAAAGCTCCTCGACACTCATGGTCTTAAAACCCTTAGCGAAATCACCCATGTCATTCATACAATTTCCTTTTTTGCTTTTTACAAAATTATCATTAACACAATTACCAATCAAATCAAACCCATTATAGTATATGACAGAATCTTACGTCAAAATGATTACATATCTTGTAAAAATATTTACAAAAATTGTAATCAATTCTTGTTTATTATAGACGTAAACCTATCTGTATCAGATCTTTTATTCCTAGAATCTATCTCCTTTTCTTTTAATTCCAACTTCCTTTTTTCTATCTCCTCACGAGACCTTCGCTCAGCCTCTATATTAGCCTGTCTGGTTCTCATCTCTTCTTCCTTGATATCCATATCTCTTTCCTTCAAGGCCCTATCAGCCATAGCCTCAACGTAATCCATACCTTCTGAGTTGTTCTCAGTCCTAGCGGCTTGACCGGCGGCCATTATGCTCTTACCCCGTAAATCGAAATTACCCTTGATGTAAGCAAGCTCCTTATCCTTCTCATGCTCATCGTTACGTGCCTGTTGTTCGGCCTCGGCTTGCTGCTGGACAAGTCGCTGTTTATTCTGGTATTCCTCTTGCCTTACACGATCGGCGTAAGATCTAGCGTCCCTTCCGATCTGATTCATCTCAGCCGTTGAGTTGGCGCTCATCATCCTAGTGATATCAAGCAAGTCATTACCTAACGTATTTGTCTGTAATATATATTGTTTCAAATTCTCCAATTCCAGACGTTTCTTGGAATTAGATACAGCCATAACATTAAGATGACGTAACGACAAGCTGTTATCCGTAAGACTGATGTAAGCCAAGGAAAGATCGCTGTTCCTGTACATCACGGTCCAATCGTATCCTTCCTTCTGACATACTTGAGCCACGGCTAGATGAATATCCAATGTCCGTTTCTTGAAATCATCGAAATCATTAAAGTAAGTCTGGGTCTGTAGCATAGTAGCGTTAACTCCCTGTTTTACACCCGTAGAACTCTCGTATCTAGTTGACTGACCCATGGCCTGCTCGGATATACCTATCATCCTATAAACCATCATATAGGCGTAAGACGCCATTTCCATACGGGATCTTATCTGATCCGTATTAGTAAGATCATATACACCGAACTGATTATATATGCTGCTCATCTGCGGATTCTGGTAAGGATTGTTTGTGTCATTACCACCTACACCCATAAACGAGACAGACTTAACGATCTGCATGAAAGTAGCCAAAGCTCCCTTCTTGTCCATCATATCCTTATATTCCGTAGGCAGGAATCCTAAGTCGCCTAAGAAGAACTTACCGATCTCCTTCTCGGCGTTATTGTATAGCTGGTTCATAGCAAGGTTATACATCATCTGGAACGGCTGTATGCGATCAGCGAGACTAGCCCCTATAAATCCAGAAACCGGAATGACATAATCATACAGACTGCTATCACCATGTATCTGATGAGGTATTGGATCCCCACCAATATATATAGGCTTATCCATTAAATTACCTCCGGTGATCTTAACGCCAAACCTAACCTCAGGGACATACTCCAAGATGTAGGTGTTCACCTCAGGATCACTGACGGCTTCGGCCATAACCCTCTTCACTTTCTTGATACCGTTCTTCTCCAAGAACTCCGGGAGAAGCTCATCTGCCACAAGCTCCTGATCCACCATCCCAGTCTCCGTCATGTAAGTTATTAAGAATACCGGTTTCATGGATACCCAATATCCCTCCATGACTCTAAAAAGGCGGGAATCTATCTCATATCTCTTGCCATCGGCCATACCGGAGTTGAAATATCCAAAGGGATGGAAGCGGGGCAAGAAGCGGGGCTGGGTGTGTTCCTCTCCGTCCGGCCCGAAGGTATGGTACTCTCCCATAGGAACACCATAGTAATCCTCAGCCGCAACGATAGATTCATAATCATGATACCCTTTCCATGGAATAACCTCATTCTCATACATACCGGTAATAGAAGGCTTCTTTTTCTTCTGATCATACCTAGTACCGTCATTGGATACCCATCCCTCGTAATCATCATCACCGCCCATAATCCTGCGTTTATCCTTGGCCGTCATCTTATGGCCGTATTTTGATATCAACTCAACACCCTCGTAATAATGAATACGGCCCACATAACTTCCATATTGCGGATATTTCACATCAGGATGGAAAACCTCCATCGGACTCCACACCTCCGGACGGTAGTAGTCAAATCCAACGAAATGATTGCGGAACATCTTACCGCTAAGGAGCCGGTCACGGAAATTCTCACGATCAAGCTCATCCATATAAAACCGGCTACGGTCTGACTCTATCGTATGGTCTCCCCATACAGCCGCCTGCGTCTTCCATCTGGTGCTCATGAACCTCTGGATATCGTCAGGGGTCATAGACACCTTGGCTTGTTGAATTTGCTCTGCGTAAGCCTGACGTTCCTCCTCGGAATTAAACTCATTGTATGTAGGATCAAGCCCGGCTTCTACAAGACGCTGATTGACGATAATATCCCACTGTTCTTGTATATGGCGATGAAGTAAGTTTGACATCGTGTCCTCATACTCACTTATAGCCATATCCCCTACCTCATTAACCGTATACTTATCCTGTAGATTTGTCAACCATCCCTCAAAAGCGTTTACAATACCACCTATGATATCATAATGCTTCAAGAAAGAGGGTATCCTTATATCACTCCTTAACTTCTGTACGTTCCTTAACTGTGGGATAACATCCGCCATCTCCATAAAAGATAACTTACCATCCGCCATCAGATAATAGTCACGGTACATCTGGTTGCGATCATACTGTTTCAACCCTATCGTCTCAAGAGCGTCCATACAATCCTCCTTCCATTTCCTGTTCTTTTTCTTCGTGGGAATAGCCTGAGGAGGTAATCCTAATAGCGCTCCTTTTGCTGGAAACGAATGATCTCTATTGAAAATCTCCATGTCAATCTAATTTGTTTTTAGCAAAGATAAGTTATTAAGCAACACTAAACTACCGAAACGCACCTATAGATACCGATCCAAATGCAGAGGCATATACCTCATGGTGTTTATAAGCGTCTTCCTTACGGGCGTTATTCATCTCATCTATCTTCGATTTAGGCATATAATTATTATCATCAAAATATCTGGCTAGCACAAGAGCATGCCCGAAGGCTATTATCCTATCGACGTTCAATCCGGGCTTATATTGGATTATCTCATCCAAAAGAGCTATATCATCGATCAATTCAATACCTTTAACTGTTATATCAAGACCAGTACTATCATCATATCCAATAACGAAATCCTGCCAACAGTAATCCACCACGCATGAGAAGAGCAGGTTTTGGTTACCGGGAGTCGGGTATAGCCCCAGCTTGCTGTTCTGCCGGGAGCCGGCCTTCACATACTTATTGGCTATAGCCTCGCCAGCGAATAAGAAGAAAGACGCTGGCATACCGCTTTTACGGTTAAGATACTGCTCATACATCTGGTCAGCGTTCTCCATAAGACATATAGCCCCATACCCCTTCTGAAGTACCTCACACGTACGGCAAAACTGATCTATGGATGATGGACGAGCAGCATATGACACAACTATTCTATAGGCATATGGATCACGGATACCTACACGTCTTTTGAATATATAAAACGTACCTAGTGAAGCCGTCTCTGACTTAGCTTGCTTATATGCATCAAGTCCCGCCACATAAACATAATCACTAAAATTATTAGATTGAGGCATCTCAAATATCTGCACAGGAGCGTCAAGAATACCTCCATTGAACGGGAATCCAGCCAGTTGCTTATTCGATTTAGTAGTACCAAGTTTATTTCCCGATTCAAGGAAAACATCACACAACATACCACTATATTGCCCCGACTCAAGAAGATCGTTCTTATGCTTGATAGCGTACTCGACCGGGAACAGGTTCTGGGATGAGCTTAAAAAACAGTCATCGATCGTAAATGGATAGAACATGGTATGAGAAGTGTACGCAACCCTATCTTTTGTAGATAGTTTCTTCCGTTCCTCATTAAGTTTATTGGTACTAGCCTCGAAATCAGTAGCGTCGATCTTGATCTTATTAAGCTTCTTGTCATCAGGCTTACCAAGATAATCGCCCAATCCTATAGTTCTCTTAACACCGGAGTTAGCCATCTGACCGGGAACGAACATCGCCCATTTCCGTTCTTTCCATGTTTTCCCTTTCATGGCTCTACGATTTAAAATATCCCAGTCCATAACCAGAAGATTGTAGGTCTCAGGATCAGAAAACATTTCTTGAGCGTCCTTGGATAATTCTACCTCACCACCGGTACCAGCCAAGATAGGGCTAAGACGCCAGCCGTAAGGAGTGTCGTAGGAAGGCATAGCGGCAGTGTACGGCTTCTTGATAGGTCCCTTACCAACCTCGTCGAAAATAGCCGTAGCCGGTGTCAAACCAGCCGTCTTCTGCGTGGAGGTCTTCCTACCCATATTGATGTTGGCTATAGAGATAATGGCATGGATATCACGTACACCATTGGACATCCTCTTGCCTAATGTAACTCCCGAACTCCAGTCGGTCTTGGTTCTGTTGATCCTGAAAAAAGGATGCACATGATCAAGACCATACTCACAATACTCGCCTATATTAGATAAATCGCTATCGCTGAAACCTACCACGGAATGACTAAGCCCGATCGTCATGGTAGCGTTCATCTGGAGAAGTGATGACATGATGGTCGTATTATGGGATACGACAAAATTGGTAGTAAGAAACTGATGAGATTTATTATCTACCTCAATACAAGTAGCCTTATATCTACCGTAATAATCTATATCAGATATCCTAAGCCTATCGTGGGTCTTAGATATATACATATCGTCACCATCCATGACACAATAATACCCCATAGACCAAAATATTTTCCTTACAAAGGATATAATATACTCGCTTTTATAAACGACCTTAAAACGATCGTCACCGGTATTTATACCGCAAGCGATCTTCATGAACGAGCTTATAAATAACTCTTTTTGTTTTCTGGATGAATAAATAATATCATCCATCTCCTTCTTGCTTAGCTCAAAGATCCTGTCGGTAGCGCCACAAAGGAAGGAGGCGGCCAGAGACCCCATGAGCTGGGGCGATATCAGCCACCGCCGCTCAGGGAAATCTACCGCCTCCCCAATATCTATAGTCATTTTGGAGAAGTCAGAATGGATGATACCCATAGTGCTCATAACCTTATAATCACCATGATACTTGACTTTCCACTGGTGCTGCCCGCAACACACCACGCTGCGACCGTCCTCAAAGGTCACTTTGTACGTATCAACGAATCCCTGAGGATATACGCCCACTATAGTCGTAAGCTTACCATCATCACCATATATGATATCCCCGATATCGGCGAATCCTATTTTCTTAGATCCATGAGGAGTATATATCAGCTCCGAGTCCAGAAGAGCCTTGCCAAAACGACGAGTACCAAACATCCCCAACCCTTTCTTCTCCATACGGGCACGTTGGTACATCTCGGCGAAAAACCATTCGTTGTCACGCAAACGACTGATCGCTGGCACACGTTCCCCGTTTGGAAGATCCTGGAATACGGGAAAGAAATTAACATGCCAATAAAGCCATGGAGGGATGAACGTACCATTGATAGTCACCCCGTACTTGACCTTATAAGCCTCTTCTTTAAAGAACTGCTTAACATCGTCATCCTGATCCTCCCAACCGAACAGATCGTTCCATACAGGAGGATTTTTCATGTTTACATAAAATTCTGGACTCGTGCTTAGACTCATTTTATAATATCCTTTAAAACAGACTCGATTCCACCAGAAACCTGACCCTTACGTTCCTTTTTCTGGACATTGCTTACAGACCTATATACATCCATAATCCCACTTTTCTCCATATAAGAATCATTCCATGTATTTATCTTATCGATTAATTTTGATATGAAGTCAAATGCCCTAGCCATATCCTCCGGCTTCTCCTTGTCCCAAGGATGCTTATCAATATAAGTCTTAGCGTCATTTATAGCCTTAGCTATGACCTCAAGATTGTCGTTAATCCGATCAGCGTCCTTACTCGTCGGCTTTCGTCTTCCCTGTGGCATTGGCTTTCATATCCTTAAACTCGTTATACTGTTTCATAAGAAGCTCATAAGATTGAACAACACCTATCTTACTTACTTCCGTCACACTCATATCATGGAACATATCTTCAAGCTCCTTATCAGCATATCTCAGACGTTCCTTGTCATCATAAAACACAAATCCAGACGTTCTGTCTTCCATAATGCTCTTTGCGGTGGACGCATATGTCGTATCGAAATCCAGATCCATACCGAAGCTGGTAGCCAACTGGATTATGAACATCAACCTAGAATTGACTTTTACAGCCTCTATATTCAACATCTGTATCTTATGAGTCATCTCATGAAGAGCGACAAAATCATCCTCCTTTATCAACGAGGATGATTTAAGGGCTATCTTCTTGGTTCTATCTTCAATATCGCTATACAGACGCTTGCTCTCACGCTTTATGGCTATCCAATGCCTTATATGAGTATCCGCCTCTTCTTTAAGATAATCCCTGATCTCTTTTTTGATATCCTTATCCTCTTCCATTATAATCACACGTTATAATCATTATTATTTAATTCAATCTCATCACTGATGCTTTGGTCTATAGACCTCAATAAATCCCTGGTACTAACATCCCGCAAGAAGCGGACATTACCACCATTAGCCCTAGCTATCCTCCTTAAAGCGGAGTAAAGTATATCACCCAACGAATATTCAGGCAACTCACGGCATCCGACTTCCATGACAATAAGGGCATGGATACGATCATCTATCTTACTTCTTACGGGACTTCGCATAGTATTTACTTATAAGCTTCCCCTATAATACGTAGCGGGAAATGTTTGAAATTACGTTCAGGATCATCCTTCGTATAACCCATAAGAGATAGATGTTTCTCAAAATGACCTTCCGTATATTTTGAGGTATCCAATGTCATCCTAAATATAGTTCTATTCTCATTGTCAGGATGTTTGTTATATGAAACGTCTCCCATACATCCACATCCAAGATGATGCTCCTTGACATGGAAACCATCTTTATGGGTGATAAATAACACGATTTCTATCTTATCACCTATTTTCTGATCAAAAATATTTAGATAAAACTCGCTCTCGTCATCCGTAAGTCCTATATCAAAGGAATCGTTAGGGCACTCGATATTAAAATCGTTATAATCGGCCGTTATCACCTCCATAGCATTCCATTTAGCTTTCTCTCCTTCCACGAACTTCAGCGGGCATACCTCGGTCTTCATCCAAGCCTTCTCCTTGATAAAACAACCACACAACGAACATGCCTGTCTTCCCATCAATCTTTGCAGCAATACCTTAGCTGGTAACTTAAAGAAAGCTATATTAGAAGAGTTCTTAGGACATTTCTTGCATAAATCAAGACGATTCTTGTACCACTCCGGATAATCCTTCTCATCCTTAGGAATCCTGCCCAATAAACTGTCTTCCCAAGCTTGGGCTATTACTTGGGCTTTACCAATTGTTTGCACGATAATTATTTTTTAAACTGTTTTTGTTGAAAATCCTGTAATTGTTCCCATGTCATTCCATACCGACATTGATACATGGCCTCATGGTTATCACGTATAAGAGGATCTCCGTTCTTTAACCCCTCCATATCCTCTATTGCCTTAATCTTATTATCCAGACAATCAAGCTCAATAGGCATCCTTTCATCCGGATAACGATTACCTTCCTTGACAAATATCCGGCGTATCTTATCACGCCTTACACGCATCTCACGAAGATTGCATATAACGTATCCGATAAACGGGATTCTGATAGATATATTGTCAGTATACCTAGCTAGATGATGGATGTAAGATACGGATGCTTTCATGCACCACTCTACCTGTTGTTTGGTGAACTTCCCATCAGATCTTCTTACCACCTCATCAACGATATCCCTATCGAATGAAATAAGACTTCTACCCATCGATATCAAGCTTATTTCTCTTGAATACGAATCCCATTACACGGGTATCATCACCCTCCCCGTCAAGAACGAAATAGTTACGTAGGCTTCTCATCTCAATAGACAGCTCACGGGTACGGAAATTCCCGTTCTTCTTGTCCACCAGAAAACCACCACGCTTCAGTTCATTGTTAAGGACAGCGATGTAAGACTCCTTCTGCCCATGACAATCCATGTACTTAGCCCTGGTATCATCCGAGTATCCGTAGTTGATGTAGAAAGAAAGTAAGTTTATCGTTCTTTCGGTGATCAAGCTTCTACCCTTAGAATCCAGATAGCCGTTGTATATCCTTAAGAACTGCTGGATCATATCCAGTCTAGTGTCGTAAGGTAACGCAAATACGAAAGCTTTTCTCTGTTCCGGCATATGAAATTAGTTTTCAGCAAAACTACTTTAAAAAAATATCGTTGTCAAGAAATTTTGCCATAATCGACATAATATATGCTGACTAACATGTATTTACGAGAACCCAAAGGGAAAATGCTAGTGGGATAGAACGAACGAAGCCATGTATGTCTACGGCTGGCTGCAATAGCAAGGGCAGTGAAGTTAACGTACGCTACGCACGTGGACGGAGGGGGACAGTCTTATCCTGCCTCACGGGATGCGACCACTCCTTTTTCTTTTTGGCTTCTTATCGTCCCATGACATAGCCCAAGGCATCCAAAGGGGAAAAGGTTGGTGGGGGGGGACACGCTGGGACACCCAAGGTAAGGCTACCGCCGTCATACCGGACAATGCCGCCAGAGATTCGCTATTGACATGGACGGCGGTAGAGTTATGTTAGCCTACCGGAGCGTGAGCGACCGCATACGACCTTACCTTTTTCCCTTTGGATTCCTTCTTCCCAAAGCTATGGGATATAAAGCCAAGGGGAAATGGGAGGCCTTGGGGCATGGTCCTGCCGTAGAAGATACGGACGGCCGGAGCGTGAGCGACCGCACATGACCTCGCTTTTTCTTCTTTGGCTTTTGCTCCACCCGATCCCCCCTACCGGGGTTCCGGCTTCCGGTATAAGATACGGCTTCTACCATGTTTATCCTGCGGTATCCTGCCTGGCGGCACCATACCTTGGCGGTAAAAAGCAATGTTTTATTAAATAAAAACTTTAAGTAGAGTACACAGGAACTCGACGCAAGGAGAGGTTCTGTGTACGGATAGAGATATTAGTAAGTAGTATATGTTTATAGAGTTAATTATATTTAATAAATATACCTATTAACGCGCGCGTAACAAGTAGGTTGAGAAAAAACATCGTTCACGCGCTCAACGTTTTACGGACATAACCTACCCTCCTTAAACAACAAATGGGCGACCTTCACAGGCTACCCATCCATCCGAATAACTTGTTTCGTATTGATGAAACTTGTATATTCGCAGCAAAAAATTAAAAAAAAATGTATGGAACAAAGATAGCACTTTTACAGAAAATGAAATCAAATTTCGATAAGATTCTTACCGAAAAGTATATTCCACGTAATATTCAGACCAAGAAAGATGAGCTAGGATGTGTAAAACTTCCAGCCGGATCACTTATATGTCCAGTTGATTTTAAGCCTGTTACTAATAAGGAAGGCAAGAAAGTGACAGCCATAAAATATTCATTGAAACATGAGGAGTATCATGGATCGGGAATCCGGATCAGCGATGAATGTAAGATGGCAATGATATATCTTATTATCATAAACGTACTCAAACATGTGTTTCTAAGAAAAAGGATGCAAGATGGAAACAGAGATCAGATAGAGATCAATACCAATGATTTTATTGATATTCTATCGGATGGATGCGCTTATTTCTGCTACCGACATGTATTAAGAGATTCTCACGAAGATATAAACTACCAACTTATAAGTCTAAAGGCTTGGGCTGAAGGAGAGATCAGAATAGCATTGTCAGATATCATAAAATACAAGCATAAGGCTAGTAAGGTCCCAAGGATAAAGGATATGTTTGTAAAGAAAGGAGAATCCATATACACTTGCATTGATAAGAATCTCGATTCGGATTCTAGGCGAAGAATGGCTAACAAAAGCCGGAAGCTTGATAGGGTGAGAATCCTTTCCAAAATAATATTCAGAGCCAGAACCAGAAACGTACATCACATATACAAGGTAACTAAAAGAAAGACAGTTAAGTTCAATGTAGCATACCTTCTTAATGAGTTGAATAAGAAGCTCATAGGCATAGGTATGCGTGAAATATCTCAATCCACTATATACAGATACATAAGCATGTTCTTAGACATGTGTAAGAAGAGTATATCCGATTTGTATGACGAGGTAAAAAAAAACAATGGAGTGGTGAATACCAAAGACAGAAAGAACGTAACTATCGGATGCTTAAGACTATTATACAAGGGGAAATATATGCATATCCTTATATCGACAGAATACATAAGAGATGTATTTTTAGGAGAAAAATCTTCTGAGATGAGTAAAGCTGGATGATTTGAGTATCAGATATAAAATTTAATATTTACATATTATTCACATTTATTTTTAATAGTTAATTATAACTATTCGTATCTTTGTACCATAAACTTAAAAGATATGGTAAAAGAGGATTTTAGAAATGAAAACGACCTCCTTCGTCATATTATGACGGTGGATAAAAACGTAGAGCAGGGTCGTGCCTTGAAGAAGATTTTCACCACTAGGGAGAATCTGTTTATTACCGGTAGAGCCGGTAGTGGTAAAAGTACGTTCATGAGACGTATCGTAAAGTTCTTGGGTAAATGTGTTATTGTAGCTCCTACTGGCGTGGCTGCGTTGAACGCAGGAGGGCAGACCATCCATTCGTTTTTCTCTATAAAGAACGATCCTTATATCCCTTCTATCGAGAGAGGTATGTTGTCTAATAAGGTGGATGTAAGTCCGTTTATGAAGAAGAAGATCAGAAACCTTGATACTATCGTTATCGACGAGATCAGTATGGTAAGACCTGATTTGCTTGATGAGGTGGCTGATATACTTAGACAATGCAGGCGTAGCAAGGAACCTTTCGGTGGTGTTAGGTTGATTATGTTTGGAGATCTATCACAACTACCGCCTGTGGTGACGGCGGATGATTTTATCGACAAATATTATGAGAGCCGGTTCTTTTTCTCATCAAAGGCATTAAGAGCGTCAGGATTCTCGGTCATTACCTTCGAGAACGTATTCCGTCAAAAAGATCCTCAGCTTCTTTCCGTACTTGAGGATATAAGATGTGGGGTTATTACCGATGAGTCAAGACAGATATTGGATAGTAGGGTCAAGTATCCGGATAATATGGATAATACTATAATTATATGCTCAACTAACAAAGAAGCTTATGAGATAAATAAGACTAATCTTGATAAGATCAATAATAAGGTATTTAAGTTCGATGCTACTGTATTCGGGGAGAAACCTGTAGCGCCCTGTGAGGATGAGCTTATAGTAAAGGTAGGAGCTAAGGTCATAATAACCAGAAACGGCAATGGATATGTCAATGGCTCGATGGGTATCATAACCAGCATAGATACTGTTGATGAAACGATATATGTTCATCTAGATAACGATACTGAGGTAGAGATAACCAAAGAGAAATGGGAGAAGATGAAGTATAAGCAGGTAGATGATTCCCTTGAAGGCATTTCTTGCGGCTATATAATACAATATCCATTGAGGTTAGGATACGCCATAACTGTCCATAAATCCCAGGGAATGACTTTAGATAATATATTTGTAGACATCAGCAGAGCCTTCGAGATAGGACAGATATATACCGCTCTTTCAAGATGTAGGTCTATAGACGGGCTTTATCTAAAATCAGTGCCTAAGGAAGATATGGTACTGCTAAGCGATAAGATATCTGACTTTATAGAGAAGGTGGATGAGAATGAGGGTGTATTGAATCCGGAAAAGATATCTGATATCGGGAAGGATATGATTAAGAAACAACAGGATTTATTTAACTTCGAGGAATACGGATTATAATGGCTAAGAAAGAACTTTTTTCAGACGTAGATGAGTTAGTATCATCTTTAAATAAAGAGCTTGGAGAAGGCTCGATAATGAACTTCGGTGATGATAAGCCTATAATATCCATACCAAGGGAAAGTACCGGATCGCTGGTGGTGGATAAGGCCCTCGGCGGCGGATGGGCGGTAGGCCGCATCCATGAGCTGGTCGGGATGGAATCTTGTGGCAAGACCATGATGTGTACGTTAAGTATGATCGAGTTCCAGAAAAAACATCCAGATAAGCTAGTAGCTATAATAGACGTGGAGAACGCTTTCGATATTGAGTACGCTAGGAAAATGGGGTTGGATATAAACCGGTTTTTGATCTCCCAGCCAAGCTACGGTGAGCTGGCTATTGACATCACGGCCAAGCTGGTGGAGTCCGGCAGGGTAGGATTTATTGTCGTGGATTCCGTGGCAAATCTAGTCCCTAAGAAGGAGATCGAGGGTGATATGGAGGATAGTAACATGGGATTGCAAGCTCGATTGATGTCAAAGGCTATGAGAGTTCTTACAGGGATCGTAAACAAAAGCGACTGTGTTCTGGTATTCATCAACCAATATCGGGAGAAGATCGGTGTTATATACGGCGATCCTAAGGTAACGACCGGAGGTAACGCCCTTAAGTTCTATGCCTCTATCCGTATGGAGATGGCGAGAAAGAAGGTTATATTAGGTGAGGACGGATCTTCAGTAGGTCATGAGGTCAGGATAAAGGTGCTGAAGAATAAGACCGCCGTACCGTTCCAGATAGCCGAGACAGCCTTGTATTATGGCGTGGGGTTTGACAAGGAACTTGAACTTTTGAAGTTATGCGAGGAAACCGGTATCTTTACCCGTAAAGGATCATGGTACTGGTACGGGGATGTCCGGGTCGGTAATGGCGTTGAGAATACGTTAAGTATCATGAGAGATAATCAAGAATTGTGTCAAGAGTTAAGGACTAAATTGAATTTGTAATCATGGCAATAGGAGTAAAATTTGTAGACGTAATACCATCCAGCGTAGAGAACGCTGTCGAGGTTAAGAAGGGGGATGTAAAGAACTATCTGTTCGTAGGTATTCCCATGAGTGAATTTATCGGGAAGAGATATGAGTATGAGGGATTCATATACATGTGCCTACAGGGTGTCACCGGTGGTACGGAACTTGGCGGCGATATAGCCATAGCCGTATTAAGACCGGTTCGACCAGCGACAGGACAGGCTTCTTATCATTTGGTATCGTATACGCCTCTCACATATACGAGATCTGATGTAGCGATATTACTTAGAAATGGCGATTTTAAGGTTGTTAAACGAGACGATTGTAATCTTATCTAATATGGGAACATATATCTCGATAAAATCAACGGTAAACGCATTTAGGTACGGTATTGATCCTGTACCTGAATGGTTCGATAAGATATCTAACAAGACTGATGAGGTTGATGTTATGGTTGATGGTAATAAGGTAAAGGCTTTGGATATAATACTAGAAAATGGCGTTTTACGGGCTTTTTACGGTTATTATATAGGTCTGTATCCAGATAACTCTATACAGGTGTTTAGGCCGGAGGATTTTCACTCATTATATACCTTAAAAATATGAATGCGGTGATAGGTATAGATCCGGGTATAGATACCGGAGGATTGTCTATGATCCCGGAGAACGGGGAGATTAAGGTAATCATGACACCAAGGATATCAGCTAAAGGGGATATAGATCTTAGGGCCATATCAAGTTTCTTCCTTGACGCAGCGGATAAAATCCAAGAAGAAGGTGGGGGAACGCTGGCGATCGCCGTCGAGGACGTCCACAGCATCCACAACAGCTCAGCCGCCAGCAACTTCACCTTCGGCGGACGGCGCCGGGAACCAAACGCGCTCTTCGCTATGATGGTGGAGATGATGGAACGATACAAATCGCATCCAGATGTCAGGTTCATGTTCGAGGAGGTACAGCCAAAAACATGGCAGAAGGAGATTCACACTACCGCCGATCGGGTGTATTCGGCGGCTAAGTTAGACACGAAGGCTACATCCATCCGATGTGCTATCCGACTTTTCCCTTTGGTATCTTTCGTAAAACCATGGTCAGGTAAAGGAGTTCAACCTACCAAAATACAAGATGGAATGTGCGATGCTACGCTTATAGCCGAGTATATTAGACGTAAGTTTAAGTTATTTTAATACTATTAAGCGTTTGTTGTATTTGAATTAATATAATTATGATTACATTTGCAATGAAATATAAAGGTTGTTCATTATGTTATTTAAGTGCTTGTCGAAATCATTGAATGAGAAGTTAAGTAAATTAGAATTGGTTGTTAAAAATGCCGGATCTAATTCACTCTATAAGAATATTAAGATAGATATCATCAATAGTCTAGCTTATATTACTTCCGTAAACGCCAAGGTATGTGTTATAGAGAGGCTGGAAGTGGAGTCTGATTCTAACTTCTCTTTCTTGGTAGAAGCAAGCTCTTTCATAAGGTTTGTAAAAAAACAGAAGAATGGTGAGATTAAGATCGTGCTTTCCGATAAGAAGGACAGTATTACTATATACTACGCCTCTGGTGAGTATAGCTGTCCGGCCTTTGACGTAAATACTTTCCCTATGGTATATAATATCCCTGATGGAGGTATTAATGTTAAGATGAATGATTATGTATCGGTCCTTAACAAGGCCAGTAATTATACGGAGATCAACGAGCTTTATCCTTGCATAGAGAATGTGGTCATTGATATTGATGATATTAATATTAATATAGTAAGTACTGACAGGAATACTATTTACAGGTATTTTATCCCTAATCAGGATAAGGTAGAGAAGGTATTTATCCCGGTATCAAACGCCTCCTCTTTATTACTTGATAAACATATAAATAAGTCATTAGATACGTTGTCTATCAAAGTAGATGATACTAGGACTTACTTCTCTACCCCTGATATGGATATGTATGAGATTCGCTTTGACGGTAATTATCCTAACTGGAGGTTCGTGGACGAGCATTTTGTCAAAACAAGTACCTATGTCTTTGATAAGGATCTACTCGTCCATGCCCTCCAGAATAATATCAAGGTAAATAAGTTCGATCATTGTAGATTGATATTCACTGAAAAAGGATGCGGTATTATGTCAGAGAACCCTATGTCTGGAAGATCTTGTAAGGAAAGGCTTACGGCTTTATCGCATAACGGTAATGATATTATATGCGATGTGCTATGTGGTAGGTATCTTGGTATAGTTAAAAGCATATCATATAATAGGATCGTTATCGAGCATGACCATAAATCTCATTTCAACAAGATTTATGGGGAGGATAATAAGAATGAGTATTTCTTATCATCATCAATTATTGTTTAATTTTTAAATATATATAATATGGGAGTTCGTGAAAATTCGCTAGGATCTAATAATCACTACTTTAAGATAAGTGGTGGTGGAGTTCTTTATCAATCATCCAAGGAGCCTAAAGAAGGTTATGAGGAACATGTGAATGATAAGACCGGGGCTGTATCTTATTGGAAAGTATTTTGGAATGGTATAGAGGGATATTTATCAGATATTGAGATAAGGGAGGTTGACTATAACGGGGCAAAAACTAAATACGTAGCTATAAAAATAAGCGATGATGAAGGGAACTATATTATAAATGTTCCTTTGATGACTCAAAAGGGAGGTATTAATAATTATGTTAAGTCATTGGTGAGATACTTGCCTAATATTGATTTAAAGCGTAAGGTGGTAATCAATCCAGCTCACGCTAGGAAAGGAGATCAATATGCCCCAGGTAATTTTTTTATCTCATATGCTAGGGAAACTCCTGATGGAAGGGATGAACTTATACAGCAATATTATAAGAATGGTCAGAATGGATGGCCTGACAGAGTTGAGAGTACTGATATAATGGGGAATAAGAAGTTTGATTATACGGCTCAAGATGCTTTTGCCTATCAAGTGCTTAATAAGTATATTCAAAGTATTAAGACAGATGGTGTGAAACCCGTTCAGTCGGCAAGCCAAAACAACGCTGGTGAGGCTACAACGCAAACGCCCCCACTGTCATATCAGCCGCAATCCCAGCCGCAGACGCCTCCTCCATCATACCAGCAGGCTACGCCTCAGACAGCCCAAGCGCCTTCTTTTGGAGGTCAGCAACAACCTCCTCAATATCCTCCTTTTGGAGACGATAGTGACCTACCTTTTTGATTAACTAATTGAAAATGAATAATTTAATGGAAAGTAATTTTAATATATCTACTAAAGTGAACCGTGTCTCGATGCCTACCCAAAATAAGGTAGATACGGTTATGAAGAACTTAGGGCATCGACCTTGTGTAGCGTATTCCGAGGAAAAGAATATGTATTATAAGGATGGAGAATGGGTAGCGTCAGATCTTGACGCTACTATCTTACCTCTTAGGGAGATGTTCGAAAAGACATCTGATTTGAAGTTAGGATTGAAGATCGTTTATTTAATAATAAAATTATAGTATGGCTACGATTGAAGATATCAAAAAACTTCTGGAGAGTAAGTCATTTACATCAGCCAGAGATCTTGAAGAATTTGAGGAAAAACCGGATGATAAGCTTGATCAGGTTCACATGAATTGCGATCCAATGGTAGGGATAGTTGAGAAAGATGGTAAAATTTTTCTCAACTCTTTAAAATTCTCTAAGGCATGGAACTCATTGGGAAAGGATATTCCTATCAAGCAGGGTAATGCCTTCCCGTTGGGTCAAGGTGATGTTCTTGATATAGATACAGGTGTATCGGCCTCGTTCCCGGATGATACTGTCGGGATGGTTATGATGCTGCCGTCGTTCACCAACGATACAGGCCTCACTTTGGTAGGATCACCGTTCGTTTTCTCTAATAACGAGAATATTACGATCAGAGTCACTAATGTCCGTAAGGATATAGCTATAGTCGAGAAAGATAAGCATATAGCTGAGTTAATTATAGTCGGCAAGATAAAGGCCGATATTCGTAGAACTTATAAAAGTGTTGAGGATGTTCGGATTGAAGATAGTAAAGAGTAGTTATATAAATACTCTAAAACAGGATCTTGATGAAGCTATTAGCTATTCAAGTAGATTAAAAAGAAATTATGAGGATGCTCGTAGTAAGATAACGGAATTGGAGGAAAAAGAAAGATATCTTAATACGCTTGTGGATTCTCTTGATATGGATATAGAATCAAAGGATTCTCATATCGTTAAGATGGGGAATGAGCTTAGTAAATCAAGAGATCTATATAATGAGTCGGTGAAAGAGAAAGAGACTCTTAAACGGGCTTATATGGATATCGAGAAGAAACATAAACTATCATCCAAATTACTAAGCGAAGCCAGAAGAAGATACATTGAACTTGAGGATCAGATCAAGATCATGTCCGATCGTATTAAGTATCTGGAGAATCATATTGATCCAGAGGCTTTAGACAACGATGTTTCTGATGAGGTTGTTGTTGATGAGGATAAGATGGATCCTAATTCCGGTCATATTGATATACCTGAAAATAACGCCTCTGAGATTACTGATGCCGATGCCGGCAATGACGTAAATATCGAGAATAAAACTGAAGAGAAGAAGAAATCTAAGAAACGTAAAAAACCTAAAAAGGATGAATAAGATCTTGTTATTATTAATAACTATCCTTACCTTAGCGGTTGTCGGATGCAGTACGTCAAGAACATACTATACGGAATATGATACTACTGATATATCTTATGTAGTGGATTCTATAGTGTCTTCCGGGACCGTGATGGGCCAATGGAAGGAGTGGCGGTTTACGCTGGACGACGGTAGGGTCGATAACTTTGGCTTTACCGCCCTGTACGACGTCAAGGGAAAGGCTAGGGGATCAATACAGGTAAGGCAAAGATCCGATACGTTTAATATCAAGATAATTGATTACCATAAAAAAGATAAGTAATGAAATACGGACTAGGTTACATACCATCGCCAGCGGATGATAGGGACGCTATCATGAATATGCAACATGAGGCTGTTCCTGATGAGTATAAGATCAATAACGTCGATAGCGTGGTAGATCAAGGTTCTTCCCCTATTTGCGCAGCCATAAGTCTAGCTGAGATCCTTAACTGGAGAAAAGCTATAAAGGATATCAAAAGACCAGCTAAGATCTCTCCTTACGATATATATGATCTGAGAGAGGATAAGGATCAGGACGGGATGGTTCTTCGGGACGCTATCAAGGCTATAAAGAAAGTTGGCGTTGACGGAGAGAAGATAAATAGCTACGCTAGGATCATAGATCCGGTATCGGCTAAGGTAGCGTTGATGTTGAATGGTCCTCTGGTTATAGGTCTGTATTGCTATAATTATGGTAATCGATTCTGGCAAGGCCAAGGACAGAACTTGGGAGGTCATGCCGTTATCCTCACCGGCTGGGATAAGGCCGGCTTCGTCCTACAGAACAGTTGGGGGGCGGGATGGGGTAGGTCAGGTATAGAGACATTCCCGTTCGAGGATTGGTGCTATATGCTAGAATGTTGGACAATAGTTTCATAAAGTTACTATATAAACTTCGAGAAATTCCGTTCCACATCCTCTTGTGAAAGACGATGTGGTGTATTTAGGACCCGTAGATCAATTTGTTAGATCATCTGGCTCATAACCAGCAGGTTGTCGGTTCAAGTCCGGCCGGGTCCACAGTTGGATTAATAGAATTTGTCATTAGGTTTAGAGTTTAGATTTATGTAGTGTCCTTGTCCGGGAGGATCAGGACGCTTAAAGGGGAGTTAATTTAACGGATAGAATTTACGATTCCTAATCGTAGCGTGGATAAGGGTTCGATTCCCCCACTCCCCACATGGTGTTTTCTTAAACATATTCCCGCAGGTCGGTAATTAACGATAACCGGTAGACAGCCTACGGGAATTAATAAAATCTTACGTGCTTAAGATCGCTTTCAGTTCTATTTTTCGTGTGTAATCTATAGGAGGGTAGCACGACCCTCCTTTTTATAAATACTATTTGCTATGGACATTAATCAGATAAAAACGTATCTACCATCAGGATGGGATGTGGTTGATCTAATAGATCACGGCATAATCGATCTTGATATCATGAATGAAAAGATGATGGGTGAGTATGTGGCTGTGTTGATGATAAAGTCTTATGATAAGATTACTGAATCGCATAACTTAACCACTTTCTCATTCCATGATAAGGATATAAGCGGATTACGGAGATTGGTATCGAACGCTATAATGGCGGTTGGGTTAAGGAATAATCCTCTGACAGGAGATGGGAACACGGCAATCAAATAAAGGTATTGAATACACTGAAAGAGGGATATTGGATATCCTTAACAGACAGTTCTTGGTATCGCCTAAATGGGTGATAAATAACCTGTATGTATATAACTGGGAGTCCGATTATCTGGCTATAACCAGATCTATGTACGCTTATGAGGTTGAGGTAAAGATCTCGTTGGCTGACTATAACAAGGATTTCGAGAAACAGGAAAAGCACCAAGTAATGCAAGGCTGGTTCGAGGCTCGAAGGCAAGCCCTGTACGATGCCGGAGGCTGGACTAGGTACGGTAGACCCAACTACTTCTACTACTGCGTGCCGGATGGGTTGGTTGATCCTAAGGACATACCTCCGTACGCCGGGCTTGCTTATGTTTGTGGCAGGAATTTGAGAAAGGTCAAGGACGCCCCTATCCTGCACCGTGATAAATTTGATCCGGAAGCCTATAAGATGGCTGACAAATTCTACTATAATTGGTGGAATGAGAGACGTAAGGCTAGACAGATAGAGGGGAAGGATATGAAAGACGAGTTCAGGAAAAGCATGAAAAAGGTGAGGGAGAAGATAACCGTCGATGCCAAGATAAAGGCGATGGAGGCGTTCTGGAGCGTCTGCGATTATGCCTACTGGCCGTACGGGGGAAGAGGGGTGTCCGGAATGAGACCCAACTGTTCCGCTTGTGGTGAGGAATGTAAATTACAATGCCCGAAGGGGAAAGAGTTTAAAAACAAGATAAAATGAGTAAGATTAAAGATTTATTGGCAAGAGCCATTTCATTGGCATCAGAGCAACCTATGAGCTACAAAGAGGTAATTGAGTTACTTGATGGTATAGATACGTGTAAGGTCAAGATATGGCTGGAAGAAGGGGCTAAGCTGCCTGAATATGCTCATAAAGAGGATGCTTGCATGGATTTATTTGTTAAGGATATAGAACTTGACGGTGGTAGGATTATATATCATACCGGTGTACATGTAGCATTGCCGAAGGATTATGAGATGGAAATCCGTCCACGTAGTGGTTTTACTAATAGCGAGCTAATTATGCAAAACGCCCCTGCTACTATTGATGAAGGATATAGTGGTGAGATTATGATAGTTCACAGAAAAATGGATAGGCATAGTCCTTATTATTATAATGTCGGTGGTAAGGTAGCTCAACTTCTTATTCGTAGACGGGAACGTATCGTATGGGAAGAGGTAGAGTCATTAGAGGATCTTGGAAAATCTGATAGAGGTGACAATGGATTTGGTAGTACAGATAAGATAAATAACGAATGATATGGGAAATAAAAATACATCATCCACTACTAATGAAGGCTTGAAAGAAATTGACAAACAAACAAATCCTGTTATGTATGGATGGAGATGCCCTGTATGCGGGAGGGTGTATTCAACTTTTACATCTATGTGCGTTTATTGCGGAAAAAATAATAACGTTAATCGTATTATATGTAAATCGATATGAGCGGGAGAATTAAGATAAAGCCTAAGAATAAGGATAAGAAACCTAAGATCGATGTATTTAAGGTGATAGAAGACAGGTTTAAGAACATGAACGAGCTTCGGGATATGATCGACATGGATCCAAAGAAAGGGCTGGTCAGGATCAGGGACGGGGCCGGCTTTAGGGAGGTGGAGCGGGGCGGATGCCTGCATCGGAACTACCTTAACCTATTGGAGGAGGAGCTGGGAGCTAAACTATCAATAGATCTTATAGAAAGGTATATCAAAAGATAATAATATATTAAATCGTAAAATTATGAATAGATATGTAAAGAAACCAATTGCGATAGAAGCCGTAAAATGGAAAGGCTTTAATAATGATGAGATCAAGGATTTCGCTGGTGATAGTGTTAAAATAGAAGTTATTAGGGAAGGTGACGCTGATAATGGGATACCTCCTTCTGTTGATTGTAGTATAGAAACCCTTGAAGGTGTTATGAAAGCCAATGTAGGTGATTACATCATCAAGGGAGTAAACGGGGAGTTTTATCCTTGCAAGCAGGACATTTTTGAGAAAACATACGATAAAGCCGATGATTCATCCGTAATGTGCTTCGGTGATGCTATCGAAGTGTTAAAACAAGGTGGGACTGTTCGTAGAAGTGGTTGGAACGGTAAAGGTTTGATGGTATTCAAACAAGTGCCAGCTCATATCGATAGCGACATCATCCCTAAGATGCAATCTCTTCCTCAATCGGCAAAAGACCTTATTCTGAAAAGCAAAGGATTCATTGACTATACCAGTCAATGCCTTATCTACAACGAGAATACCGGACGTGCCGATTCATGGGTTCCATCCATCAGTGATGTATTTGCCGAAGACTGGGAGATAGTTCGATGATAATTATACCAAACCTGCCCTAGGAATTACTTAGGGCAGGTTCGTTTTATATACCGAAGTATCTACCACGATCTGGCTATCCATATCACCAATCAACTCAATGATCTCATCCCTTATATCGTAAGAAAGCAAGATCGGGATTATGGGTAACATAAAAGATAGTAGTATCCCGAATCCTATTATGACAAGGATATCATTATACCCTATATATAATATCGGCATGACAAACATCAACCCTGACGTGAATATCATTACAAACAACGTGGATATCTCATTTATCATATCCCTCTCCATTACGTCTTTAATCATATCTCCTCGACTTTAGTATGGTTTATTATCCTGCTGATATGACGGATACTTAATCCCGTCCTGTCCTTTATCCTACCATATACGTAGTTTCTAGACACGACAGTGGCCAAATCACCTAGCTCATTAAGTATCTCATCATACATCTTATGTATCTCGTTGTTGCGGATAACCGTACTATCCCTTACATATATCTTCTCGATATCGTCATCGCAGAAGAAGATCTTGATTTTATGTAGTGTGTCTCTAAACATGATTGTAGTTTTGTTCCAAAGATATGAATTTTTGATATCCGGTCAAAGACAATACATGGAGAAGCCAAAAAGAACGGGAGGCGGTGGTAGGACGGGGGAGGCCCGGAAGGACGAGGTCTCCCTCCTTCCCTTGGGATTACACTATCCTTACCGTTACTCGATAGTCACCACGAGAACTTTTCCCATAGGCATAAGATTCACATCCCGAACAAAGATCAGTTACTATACAATTATCGTTTAATACATAATCACCATCCCAAGTTACATAACTTTCATCTAAAACCTGAGTCTGTAATTCAGATCTGTAAGTGAAATTAATGATCTTCCCAGGATCTTCTATCACCGTTACAGGAGCAAAATTAGTTATCCTATTCCCGTATATCACCTTATTAGCCAACTCGCAATGCATACCCGAATTATATTGATACGTAAGGGTTCCCTCTATAATACCTCCACTTATGCCCAAAATAATATTGTACTCATTTTTCGGATTTAGATATGATATCTGTCCACTTATGCTTATAGTTTTTATTTTCTTATCGCGATATACATCAAGATAAGATCCGTTAAAACCAGATTGATATGGCTCCCCATCAATATATATATCTACAAAGCTAAGACACATATTCTTGTTTATATTAATACGGTAGTGGATCTTACCGGGAGAAGAAGTCCTGCGCCTAAACATACCCCCTCCTTATCTGAGGGTTAAAATACCCCCCCCCCCATGTATTTAACTTCTTTATTCATAATATGCTATATTTTAATTATGTCGCAAATATAATAAAATTTGGGATATGTTGGGATGACGGACATGTAGGGATATGAGGGGATATGCGGGACGGACCACCTACCCGAAATCACCCCGGCCGGGCTGCCGTTTTTGGGACCGCCCCCCCAATCCACGAAGGGCGGTAAATGGGAACGGCAAACGATCAGCAAACCAAAAAAGGAATGCTTATTTTTCATTTAACTTGTTGATTATCAATGATATAAATCAATATTTTAATATACATTTACATTTGATTAGTTTTATTATATATAATCGTTGAATTTTTATTGCATAATATTTGTTGGATAATAAAACATGTATTATATTTGCAATGTGAGATAACAATATTAACAAACAAGGCGTGCCAGATGCCTATACAAGTCCCTAGGGCAAGGGCAAATCTAATGACAAGTAAAGATCTTAACAAAGTACAAAATGAGGTAAAAAAAGCAAGTGAAAAAACGTTAACCGGTGCGGTTAAAGCGTGGTGTCAACTATTTAAATCTGGAAAAGAAGTTAACGAAATATTAAAGGACAACGACATTAAAGTAGATAAGGCAATTGTACCCGCTTTAGTTGCTTTGGCAAGGGAAAAAGAAATGGTGATACAATTGTGTAAGGAAATATTACCACGTGTAAATAATACCTTTTGCGCCTATAAGGAGGTGGAAAGGGAATATTTTGATAAATTAGACCAAGATAAGAATATCAAAATGACAGTTGATAAAATAGAAAGTATTGCGATATTAGGGACCAATCATAAAAGATTTGGATATAATGATCCTACGGAATATGATGGAGGGGTATATTATGATGTATTTAACGGATCAGATAAACGTATTGTAAAGTGCGCCGTACCTATCAAACGATATACATTTAATCTTATAGCCAAATGTATCACTTACTACCTAACACACCCTAAAAATGATAGATAATTAGGCGGGCTATAATAGCCCGTAATGGTTGTATGCTATTGCGTCCCCGTCGCACAACTGGACTCAGACTAAAATAGCGAGTTATTTAACATATTGATATAAGCATACACAAGCGGGTAGGGGTGTAGCCGTTGGCGTTCGATAACTTGTGTAAATAGGCCGCCGCTTAACAATGTGGTTTAGGTTCGTTTTCAGTCGCAAGATGAGCCGTTATTCTTTGGGCTTGTATCAAGACGGGTCAATACGTCCGGTTTCCGGATAGGCCGTGTAAAACACGGGGTATATTGGTGTATATACGCATGTATATGGCGTATGGTGGTATGTTGCGAGAGTAGCGCATATCAAGTGTATTACGGGGGTGTTTCCGTGCCAATATATCAAATCAATGATATTATAGGTGGCTTAATTACTATAGTGTCGTATGTTATTATAAAACAACGACCCTTACAAGGGTATTCTGTTCGGTTAAATTGACGTACTTAATACGCCTTGTCGGTACGTATCACGGGTGACGTATGTACGTATTTGGCTTCGTTCGTTCGGGGCAAAGGGACAAAACCAAAGGGAATCGGGCGGGTGTGGTGCGTTCGGCTAGCTGCATTGATAACGGCGGCCTTGTGCCTTGTTAGCCGCCCGTTTCTTATTGGCTTCATTAAATGCGATTGATTATGTACAAGAATAAATTTAGTAACTTGAATAGGAAACTATCTATTCAAAAAGAAAAGGCTTTAGAAGCTATAAGAAAGTCTCAAATGGAATTTTATATTGAACTTACCAAAGAACTATACAAGTCTAATAAATTAGATTGCAGTAGGGAATCTGATAAATGTAGGCGGAAACGTGTTAGTTACATGGCGAACAAATTGCGACAATAGATCGTTTGTTTTTATTTGATTTTAAAGTTTGTGCCCTTTCGTACTATAGTGATATAGGACGGAAGGGCTTTTTTGTGCCTAATTTTACAAAATGATAGCATAACCATATGTTTTGCTTGCACATAAAAGTGTTAAGTCGGTAAATTTTAAGCCTTAATTATAAATGTGTAAGTAAAATACTTTATTATGTATCATTTTGTATATGTCTATATCCATACGGGCGGGTGAATTGTACCCTTATGCATGGATTTGCGCTTGAATCGATCCTAAAAGGTATATAATAGGCGGTACTTATTGTATATTTTTTATCTATATCTAGGCTTATCTTTCCTTAGAGGTAGCTCTAGGGATTGATATATATTATATTATTGATACCCAATTAATTATGTTATTTGTGTTCAATTTTAAAGTCACGGTTACTTATTGTATATTTTTATGGGAATATTGATATATTTTGTGCTTACCTTGTTTTGTTGGTATATGGCGTTTGAGTTGGGGCTGTATGTTATAGCTACGGGCGACGCTCTGCCTTTAATCATAGTTATTTTATTGGCTTTATTATCAATACATTGTATTAGGCAAGTATGTAAGGCAATCAAGAACAAAGACCTCGATATCCTAGACTGAATCAGCGTTCCACGTGGAACAAAGTAGCGGAAGGTCTAGGCTTTCGTGGGAATTTCGAGGGAGGTTTGGTATTTGCGTGGTGGGACACCTCCAAACAAGGAAAACCCTTTCCAAACAAGGAAAACCCTTTCCAAACAAGGAAAA